GTGTGCTCTTCCGATCTGCTTGTAAATTGTAATATAATTGGCTCATGGATGAGCCTTTGGAGCTATTATGACAATCCAAGATTTAATTGATTTTTCTCATAATTTTAAAATTACTGATGAAAATAAAGAACGAATTATATCAGAGCTTAAGAAGTTAGACGAAGAATTTTGTCGGCAACAAGCAGCTATGAGACCTACACCAGAATTAATGAACAGGATGTATACCCTATGAGTACAGTTTTTAATAAAGAGCAAGTTGATATCATGAATGAACCTATGTTCTTCGGTTCAGGTCTTGGTATTGCTCGTTATGATATTCAACGCCATAAACAATTCGAAGAGCTCACCGAAAAGCAGCTTTCATTTTTCTGGCGGCCTGAAGAAGTTAACCTGATGACTGACAAAGCTCAGTTTGATAAGCTTGCAGACCATCAGCAAGACATCTTCATTTCTAACCTGAAGTATCAATCATTGCTTGATTCTATTCAAGGCAGGGCCCCTGCAGCGGTCCTAGCGGCATTAGTATCTGACCCGTCATTAGATACATGGATTCAGACTTGGACGTTTTCTGAGACCATCCATAGTCGTTCTTATACGCATATCATGCGTAACCTGTTCGCGGACCCTGCTAAAATCTTCGATGAGATTATTCTTGATGAAGCTATTATGGCTCGTGCAGAATCTATCGGTCGTTTATATGATGATGTTCTGGAAAAAACTCGTCATTGGCAGAATGCTAAAGCAGATGTTGATTTTTATGAAGTGTCTGAACATTCTGATGAGCTGTTTTTAGATGCTGTTGAACATGAAGCCGGGTGTAAACACGACCTCATGAAGGCTCTTTATCTGTGTCTGCATTCTATTAACGCCCTGGAAGCAATTCGTTTCTACGTTTCATTCGCTTGCACCTTCAACTTCCATAAGAACATGGAAATCATGGAAGGTAACAGCAAGATTATGAAGTTCATTGCACGCGATGAACAGCTTCATCTTAAATCTACTCAATATATCATCCGTCAACTCCAGATGGGTACTGATGGCGATGAGTGGGTTCAAATTGCTAAAGAATGTGAACGTGAAGCAGTAGAAATCTTCATGGAAGTAAACCGTCAAGAAAAAGAATGGGCTATTCACCTGTTCCGTAATGGTGGTCTTCCGGGTCTGAATGTTGAAATTCTTCACCAGTTCATCGACTATCTGACTGTAAGCAGAATGAAAGCTGCTGGTCTTCCTTGTGATATTGTACTTGAGTCAACACGTCATCCTATTCCTTGGATTCGTGAATATCTGAACTCAGACCTTGTACAAGCTGCGCCTCAAGAAGTAGAAATCTCTTCTTATCTTGTTGCACAAATTGATAACGATGTCGATGCGGGCGTACTTAACGGCTTCCGTGTTTATCTTTAAGGATAGGGCTTCGGCCCTACTTTAGTATGAAATTAGCAAATGAATACAGCTTCATAAAGTATGTTACATTAGAGCTCAACGACGATTGCACTATCAAGACTCTTACGGTACCGAATAAGCAAAACGTCATATATGCTATTTCAGTCGATGATGAACTGATGTACATAGGCAAGACTAAGAACTTGCGCAAACGTATAAATTATTATAGAACCAGTATTAATCGCACAAATCAAAACAGTGATTCAGTTAAATCTGCTGCTATATACGACGCGTTAATATCTGGTAAGAAGGTAGAGTTCTATGCACGTCAGTGCTTTAACCTATCAATGACAAACGAGCTTGGCACGATGTCCGTCTCCACTACAGATTTAGAGGAGCCAATGTTCATCAAGCTCTTCAATCCTCCATGGAACACCCAACATAAGGCTAAATGATGAAAGAATTATTCGACAACTTAATGGAATTGTGCCAGACTTGTGATAAAATGAAGTTCTTCTATAAGGACTTCACTTCTCCTTTCGGTACCCAATTTAGAATTTTTAGTTACAACTTTGCTTCTTACACCGATTGGTGCCTTGATGATGCATTAGAATGCCGTGGCATTATGTTTGAAATCGATGAGAACGGCCCAGTCCGTATTGCTTCTCGTCCTATGGAAAAGTTCTTTAACCTGAACGAAACTCCATTCACGATGAATCTGGACTTCAGTAAGGTTTCTTTAGTGATGGCTAAAGAAGATGGTTCTCTGATTTCTACATTTGTTGATGCGGGTCGTCTTCGTGTTAAATCTAAAGGCTCTATTTACTCTGATCAATCTGATGCTGCTCTGCAGTGGATTTATCGTTCTGAGAATGATTCTTTCCGTGAACGCCTCTTAGAACTGGCTAAAGATGGCTATACTGCTAACTTAGAGTATGTTGCACCAGATAACCGTATTGTTCTTGACTATCAAGAAAAGGCCCTTATTCTTCTGAACGTTCGTCATAACGATACTGGTGAATACGTGCCATATAAAGAACTGTTCAAAGACGGCATTCTTCGTCAATACTTGGTTCGTGGCTTTGATATCGATACCAGCAATCCTGATTTCATAAATGAAATTCGTAAGATGGAAGGCATCGAAGGCTTCATCTTTGAAATGGAAGATGGACTGAAGTTTAAGCTTAAAACCGAATGGTATTGTGCACTTCACCATACTAAAGATTCAATCAACAATAACGAGCGCCTGTTCGGTTCTATCGTAGCTAATGCATCTGATGACCTGAAATCTATGTTCGCTGGCGATACGTATGCATTCAATAAAGTTGAAGCGTTCGAAAAGGTTTATCTGTCTTGGCTGAGCCAGTCTCTTTCTACTCTTGTAGATTTGAACAACCAGTTGGTTGGATTAGACCGTAAAGACTTTGCTATGAAAGCACAAGTTGAGCTTAAAGAACAGCCTGGTCTGTTCAGCATCTTGATGAATGCTTTCCAGAAAGGCCTCGATTTCGATGCTCTCCCTGAACAGCTCGGTAAGGTCTTCATGAAGAACTGCAAGAAACATGTGCCTGCAGAATATAGTAAAGAAGAAATTATTTTCGGCGAGTAGTTTACAACCCCGTTTTGTTGTGTTAAGATGCTCATACACTAACAAAATGGGGATTCACGATGAACTTACAAGCTATTACTAATGAAGCAGTTGTAGAAGAATTCGGCGACCGTCATGACGGGATTTATGTCTATAAAGGCTCTAAGAAAATTGGTTTCTTGACTGATCTTCGCCTGACGCTAGGTCGCAAGCTTTCTCAGAAAGTTAAACAGAAGGCTTATAGTACTAAGCAAACTGAAGAGCGTCGTGAAGCAATGCCACAGGCAGTTGATAATATGGTTGAGTTCTTGACCAACAACCTGCCTGATGCTGAAGTTTTTGTTAACATCAGCCAACCAAACGTTCATATCAATGGGCATAAGTTCTATATTATTTGTGACCCACTGACTGACAAATTTAATCGTCTCGGTATCGCTCACAGCACTCTGACTTCTGATGAAGTTGCTGCTCTGATTGATAACAGCCATAAAGTTCAATCTGAAACCGCTAAGCATGTTCTGGTGAATGGCCTGTCACGTGACGATATCGTAGAGGTTATCAAAAAGTTATGCAAGTAAATATCTGGGGAACAATGGTCATTATTGCAGCATTAGCTGGAGCAGGCCTATTTGTTCAGAACTTACGTATTGAGTCTCTTAAAGCAGATCTTGATACGGTAACACAGACAGCTAATACCCAGGCAGAGCAAATTAAAACTCTGCAACAAGACTTTAAAGGTCTTCAGAACATTGATAAGAATCGTAGCGAACGTCGTCAAGACCAGGTTAAATCTGACCAAAAGCTTGATAAAGATTCAAAGCGAGCTGATGTTGTGGCTAAGAAGCCTGGATTAGTTGAAAATCAGATTAACGCAAGCTTCAATAAGTTTGCTCAGAGTCTCCAGGAGGCGACGAAATGAATTTAAAAGTCGCGGCTGTATGTTTATCTCTCCTGGCGGTAGGATGTACCCAGAAGCTCCCTGAGCCCACTAAGGTTGAAAAACTGCATCCATCATGGCCAGACCCTATTAAGGCTTATAACAGCAAATGGGAAGTAAAAGTTATTGACGGTAAGGCCTGGGTTGGCATGCCATTTGAAGAATCACAAAGATACAGGTCTTGGATGGATGACATCAGCCGGTATGTACATGACTCAAATGATATGATATGTTATTATCGAACTGAACTGAAGGAAACAAAATGCGTAAAATGACATTAGGTGCTAAACTGTTCTGTATCGGCCTTTTTGTAGCCGGAGTTGCTTGTGCTGTATCTTTAGGTATTGTTATTACAATGTAATTGAGGGCTTCGGCCCTCCACGGATATCTCAACTGAGGAAAATATTATGACTTTACGTAACAACTGCTTCGTAGCACATGCCGAATTTGTAAATGGCATTAAACACCAAGAATTAAAATCTCTTCTTAAAATCGGTTCATGTATGCGTACGCCTCTTGAAAAGAAGGCTACATTTAGTTTCTCATGGACTCGTATCGATGGACGCGATATGATAACTTCGGTTACATATTATGCTCCAGGTTCTCATATTCCTTCGCGCGTTATTAATCTTAAAGAAAAGAACTATATTACGCTTCAAGACTGGTATCGTATGATGTCATCTGTTCAGAATTATCCTGAATTCATTGATGAATATAATGAAAAAGAACGCATTCGCAGTATTGTAGCTCAATTTGAAGAAGCCGCAAAGCGTCATGGGCAAATGCAATCTGCGGCTGCATTAGGTGATGTAGCAGAATCGGCTGCGTATGAAACTGGTCGTGCTCTGCGTGAACTGCGCAAAGAATTATACGAGGAACTTGGTGTATGAATCCTGTGAAAATTGAAGCATTAATCCAGCAATTAGTTGCCGACATCAATACTCGGGCTCTTCGTAAGTCCCAAAATGGCGAAGCCTGGACAATGGAAGATTGTAAACGTGGGGCCGACTTAGGTCGTGCTGCAGTGAAAATCCTTATCGAGGATAAAGAATGAAACAGATTATTGTAACCGTAGGCTGTCCAGGCAGTGGTAAAAGTACTTGGGCTAAAGAATATTGCAAGACACGCCCAGGTTGGTATGTTGTCAACCGAGATAACATTCGTGTAGGTCTGATGGGTATCACGGCACGTAATGAATACAAATATTCTAAGGCCCGTGAAAAGCTTGTGACCGAAATTATGATAGACCAAATTCTGGCTATTATGAATAAAGAAGCTACTAAAGGCGTAATTGTCGCTGATACAAACCTTAATGAAAATCGTCGTGATGATTTCAAAGTTTATGCAGAAACTCATGGGTGGTCTTATCATGAAGAAGTGTTTGATGTGTCATGGAACGAACTGCTGAAACGTAACCTGCATCGTGGTGAAGGCGCTGTTCCGATTGATGTTCTGCGTCAAATGTTCTGGAAGTTCTGTGAATATCAAGGCAAGCCAGTTTACAACGGTACTCTAGGTAAACCTAAAGCTGTTATCTTTGATGTTGATGGCACACTAGCTAAAATGGTAGGTCGTTCTCCTTATGATCTAGAGAAATGTGATACCGATATCATCAATCCGATGGTCGTCGATTTAGCACGTTCTTATTTCCGTGATGGATATGCTATCATTGTTGTAAGCGGTCGTGAATCCGGTACGTCAGAAGACGAAATCAAATACAAAATGATGACGCGTAAATGGCTCACTGATAAATTCATTCCATTTACTGAACATTTCCAGCGTGAACAAGGCGATTCACGTGGTGATATGATTGTGAAGGAAGAAATCTTCTGGCGTGATATTGCTCCTTATTATGATGTTAAACTTGCAGTTGATGACCGTGCACAAGTCGTAGAGATGTGGCGTCGTATCGGTGTTGAATGTTGGCAAGTTGACCACGGTGATTTCTAACTGTTTACAAAGCCGGAAGTTTGTGATATGATTTACTTCCGGTCACATGAGGAAAATGATATGTATGATAAACATTATGAAGTCGAACAAGAAGCCTATAAAATTCTTCGTAAGCTTCAAGGTATGCCATTTAATCCAGAATTGATTACTGCTATTGCAGAGATCAGAAACGATCTGAACAAACGTTATCAGGGCGAGTATTACGTTGAATTCCCACCCATCAACGACCCTATAGTAGCATTTGTTATTCGCGTAGTTGTACACACAGTCCATTGAGGAAAGCAAAATGTTCCCTAAAACTCAAGAAGTTGTTGATGTTGTATTTCGTCAAGTATTAAGCAGCCATATTCGCCAAAAATTAGATTCTTCTGTTGAAGCAAAAATTCATGCTGAAGTAACGGGTGTTCTTAATATTTTGTATGGTGATTTTGTTGAGCGTGTTGAAATTAAACACACTTCATTCACTTCTTATATTGAAGTACATTTGAATGCTGAAGACCCTTATATTGTCTGGGTTGAATTTGACCTGACTACTGACACATCTTCTAAAGGGTTCATCTAATGATTTCAGATAAGCAGTTTTCTATTGAAGAATTTGCTAATGCTATTCCTCAATTCGCACAGCAGCTGATTAATAAAATCTCTGTGCGCCGCGAAGATGTAAAGGTCCGTGTTCAGCAAGAAGGGCCTTTTTCTTATCTGATTACTATCGAAAAAGGACAGAAAGATTCGCTGTCATACTCTGAAGAGTATTATAGTATTGTTCGTCATATGGACGGGCGTGTTGAATCAACTTCAGTGTATATGAGGTAATAATGAAAGCGGCTACATATCTTCAGATTGCATATCTGATTTCTCAAGAGTCAAAATGTTGTTCATGGAAAGTCGGTGCAGTTATTGAAAAAGATGGCCGCATCATTTCTACTGGGTATAATGGTTCTCCTGCAGGCGGCGTAAACTGTTGTGACCATGCCGAAGAACAGGGCTGGACCAAGTACGTGGAAAATCATGGTTGGGCTCCAGGTGGTAAAGTTGTTCTTGCTAAAGAGCATCGTCCCGCTCATAGTGAATGGTCTGCTAAAAATGAAATTCATGCAGAACTGAATGCTATTCTGTTTGCTGCACGTAAAGGGTCAAGTATTGAAGGTGCTACATTGTATTGCACAGCTTCTCCTTGCCCAGATTGCACTAAAGCTATTTCTCAGTCAGGTATTAAGAAAGTCGTTTATGCCGAACGCTACGACCGTTCTCCTGACAACTGGGCTGATATTCTGCTTGAAGCAGGTATTGAAGTGGTTGAGTATCAGCGTAATAATCTCCGTTCATTGAACTGGGAAAACATTCGTAATTTTTGTGGTGAATAATGAAACTTACTGTTGAACAAAAAATCGCTCTGCGTGAAGTATTGAAAACCAAATTGGCTATGGGTACTTCTGATATTGTCTTTGAAAAGGCTGATGGTACTATTCGTACTATGAAAGCTTCTCGTGACAAACAAGTTATTTCTGATCTGGTAGGTGAAGAGATTTATGAATCATATGTAAATCCTAGTAAGCCTCGTAAAGAAGCTACCGATATGGTTCCTGCCTTTGATACTGATATTAAACAGTGGCGTGGCTTTTCTATCGATAAACTGATCTCAGTTAATGGTATGAAAGTTGAGCACCTGCTGCAGTTTGTAGGTAAGTAATTTGCTTTAAAGTGGGTGTGATAATATTATTACATCCACTACAACAAAATGGTAATAAAATGGAACTTCCAATTCGTGCCGTTGGCGAATATGTTATCTTGGTTTCTGAACCAAAACAAGCTGGTGATGAAGAAATCACTGAATCTGGTTTGATTATTGGTAAACGGACTCAAGGTGAAATCCCTGAACTGTGCACCGTTTATTCTGTTGGTCCTGACGTTCCAGCAGGTTTTTGTGAAGTAGGTGATTTAACTCCACTTCCTGTAGGTAAAATTGCTAATGTACCACATCCTCTTGTTGCTCTTGGTCTCAAACAGGCTAAAGAAATTAAACAGAAGTTTGTAACATGTCACTACAAAGCAATTCCTTGCCTGTATAAATAAAATTATGAAGAGTGAATCATCTAAGTATGCCTCTTCTATACGGTGAACGCGCAGCCTAAACACTGGTACCGTTCACCAATCTTTAACCTCATTTTGAGGAAATAAAATGTCTATCATTCAAACCGCTCTGGAACTTCAGCGCAAAGCATATAACGCAGGTCATGACAACTCTGGTGCTTCAATCGATGTAAGCGCAGAAATCCTTTCAGTTCTGTCTGGTTTCAAACATCTGAATCCAGTACAAGCAAATCTGCGTGATACTCTTGCAGCTCAAGACGTACTGAAATATGCATATCCACTGTGCAGTGCGGCTCGTAAAGCAGTTCGTCATTACGTAGTTACTCTGAAATAATATTTCATAAAGCGGCAAGTGCATGCTACCCCGAGGTGATGGCTAATCGGGAGTACGCCTCAAGGCCTATACATCCATCAGTGTATATCTTATCCTCGAGAAATCGGACCCGGACCCTTTAAGCTAACGGTGTGCAACAGATAAGAGCTTATGATGACGTGGTTAGTAGTTATCCGGTCGTTAAATATACAAAACTACTAAGTACCCTTTGAGGGCTTGCGGGAACTGACAACATGTACGTGTAGGATGTTCCCATGTATTTCTCCAAAATGGAAGACTTAATAATGGCTAAACAAGCAAAAGCAAAGAAAGCAGTAGAAAAAGTTGTTGGTGATTCTAAACGCGCTGGTTACAAGCGTGGGTCGAACTCTCGTATCAATCAGACGGTTGAGAAGATTATGCGACGTGCACGTGCTGTTCTTCGCGATGATGCTTCTCGTTTTGGTAAGCCGAAAGCAGTGTAAATTTTTATGGGAACCCTAGTGGTTCCCATTTTTGTTTTCACGGCGGTGTTTACTTCTCCTAGGATTGTGATATGATGTACACTCAATCAACAACAAAGCTTCAAATGGAGAATAAAATGACAATCATCAATCTGAACGCTACTGTGAAATGCAAAGACCACGACGGTTATAAAGCACAAACTGTAAATGAGTTACAGTGGCTGGTAAGCAAACATCAAGGTGATGTTGTTCACTGTATGACTCCTGATGGTCCTTCTGATGATTTCTGCTGGCATATCACTATTGAAAACTTCTTCACTGGCGAAATCTATGCACTGAACACTATCGTGTACGGTCACATTCGTTCTGAGACTTATGAAGACGAAGAAACTGGTTACAGTGAAGATGTTGTATGGTATGAAAATGGTCGCACTCGTGCTAATATCTTAATTGAAAAGATTAAAGCTAAAGGTGTTATTGACCTGGAAAACTGGACTAAAACTAACACTTTTGCCTAACTAAATAGGCCTTCGGGCCCTAACTTGAGGAATATAGTATGGAATTCGAAATGCAACTGAACAAATGGTATCGCTTTAAAGATGATAAAGCTCGTCTGGGTTTTGAGAACTGTGCTCGTCAAAATGCCAGATTTTCAAAGTTCATGAAAGATGGCTTCGTTGTTACCGATAAAACATCCACCGGTTCTATCAGTGAAATTGCAGTTAAAAATGGCTCCTCGCTTGACGTTATGCGCCCTGATACAATGGGTTATACCGGCGGTGGGCCAATCATCTCTTTCGGTGATGAAGAATTCAAGTTCTTTGAAGAAATCCCAGAAGAGATCGAAGAGTCTGAAGTAGACCGAGATTATGCTTGTCTGGTGCTCTCTGTAGGCGCTGGCGGTTATCTTATTCGTCAACATCATTGTACTAAAGAAGAAGCCGAAGGATTTGCATCTCGTTGGCTACATGATAATCCTGAAGATGAAGTGGTCATCATTCGTGCTCTGACTCGCATGACCCTGAAAACTATCCCATCTATTGTAACCAACCCATTCTGAGGAAATTATGGAACTGAATAAATGGTACCAACTCGAAGAAAAGAATGTTCAAGACTTTATCGAGCAAGCACCGACTGTAAACCGCGAAATTGTTGCCTACTTACGTGGGCGTAAGTTTGAAGTGATTTCATTTGAAGATGGTGACCCTGACGGTGTCTATGCGATCCGTTTTAAAGACGAAGATGCAATCTCTCGTCTAGAGGCCCTGCCTCAATTCAAAGAGAACGATTGGTCTGCCTCATGGTTCTATAAAGACGAATGGGACATGTTCACAGAAGTGGACCCTGACATCGAGGAATACATTGTCCATGTATCTGGCATAGAACCTACTGAATACGGCGGCTCTACTGGGTACTTTGTTGGGACTAATTCAAATCCTCATCGTTTCACATTACAAGCTGCAAAAGAACATGCAAAATTTGTTCTTGCCGAAGAAAGCCCAAAGGCTATTGTAAGTATTTTCCGTTTAGAAACAACGGCTAAGGTTGTAACTCAAGTTTCTTTCGAATAACAGTTTACAACGCTGATTGGGTGTGGTATTATGTACACTCAATCAGCAAACTGGGATAACAAAATGAACTTTCACAACTTTGAACGTAAATATGTAAATGATGCAGGTCAAGCTCCAATTCTGCTGTGGAAACACAACAACGGAACTGTGGCTCAAATCGATATGTATTGGGAAGACAATTATGTGTTCTTCGCTTTCGAAAATGGCCCTTGCTTAGATGTTTCAATCAAAGGTTCTGTGATTAAAGTTGGTTTCCATGACCAAGTTCGTACTCGTGATTTTGTTACCCACCCGTCATGGCATGGTGACAATCGCCAACTTCTGGTTAAACTTTATCTTCGCCATGTTCTTGGTCAGAAAACAACTGAAGAACAGCGTGAAGCCATCTGGGACGTAGTATCAACTGAGTTTACTATCTAATGGCAAAATATCTACTTAAATTTGAGGTGGTGTCACGCCACCCTCGTTCAGACGGTCATATCGAAGATGAATTTGAAACAACTATCAATGTATGGCCGTGGGAAGATATCAATCGTGAGATTGAAAAGAAAATTGAAAATCTCCATCCGGTAGGTTACTGGTCTGATTTAGACCTTATTTCATGCACTAAACTCTGAGGAAATTATTATGGAAAAAGGTAAATTCTATAAGTTGACCAATGAAGCAATGGCCAAAATGTTAGAGCGTGGTTCTGATTTTGCTATCGAATTCTGCCGTTTGAACCCAAACAACGAACCGTTCGAAGTAACCTCTGTAGATAAGGATGGAAACGTTCTTTCTGTTCTTTTTGGTAAGTTTAATAAAACCAAATCTCTTCATGCTGATATTGGTTTCTTGTCTGATTACTGGTGTTTGTGGCTGGCTCACGATAAATCTCTTGTTCCGGTTCCTTCTGACGAAGCAATCGAAAAGATCGATGCACCGGACTGGTTTGTTATGACCTCTAACCCAGCAGGAACAACGAATACCTCTGGTCCTATGACAGAAGAAAAGGCTCGTGAATTTGCAGTATCCCAATGCAAAAACGCATCTGAAGGTGTTCGTGTACGCATCCTGAAAGTTATGGGTGAAGCTTTCCTCAAAGTCGAAATTAAGTGAGAAAAATATGTTTATTTCCGTTCCTAAAAGTCAAGCATCAAAACTGGCTCGTTGTCTGCAAAATAATGAAATGATCGAAGTTTTGGCATGCCGTGTAGGCATTACAAAAGTCTTTTATGATGTCGATGCTCCTGATTTCTTCGTTTTCCCTGATTGGGTCGAGGTTGAAGCATGATTGTGATTGACGAAGGTCCTAAATTCATGCCTGGTGATTCTGTATCTAAAGCAGGTGCAGGAACAATCCCAGGTTGGGTTATTATGGTTCTACCCCCGAACAAATATGTTGAAGGTTTTTGGTACGCTGTTCGTTGGGCGGATGGTAATGAAGATGTTTATCGTGAGGCAGATTTATGGTTGGCAGTTTAATGAATCCATCGGTTGTAGATTATTTTATTGGCCTTCCGCCATGTACGACTCGGGATGACCAGGCCAGTGCCATAATGATGCATATCATCAAAGAACGTTTACGGCAAGGGCAATCTGTAGCTTTTGTCTCTTATGAATCTGAAATTGATTGGACCAAATATGACCACATCTTTGACCCAAAATGAAAGACCTGTAATTGCAACCGATGTTGATGGCGTTCTGCTGTCATGGCAGTCCGGCTTGCCTTATTTCGCACAGAAATATAATCTGCCATTAGAGCACATCCTAGAAATGATTCAGGACGATAAGTTCATTAAACCAGGCACGTTGTTTGGCTGTGATGAACATCTCGGCGAGCAACTGATTAACAAATATAACAGCTCTGATTTTATTCGCTATCTGGCTCCTTATATGGATGCCCTGCGTAATATCAACAAGCTCAAGAAAGCCTATGATTTTGTAGCTGTAACGGCGCTTGGCGACTCTATTGATGCTCGGCTGAATAGACAATTCAATTTGAACGCATTGTTCCCTGGCGCGTTCCAGGACATCCAGATGTGTGGCCATAATGAAAGTAAAGAAATTATTCTTACGAAGGTCCGTCTGAAATACGGTAGCCGTGTAAAATTCTACGTTGATGACCTTCCGCACCATTGCCAGGCAGCGAAACGTATTCTTGACGTTCCTGTGTATTGGATGGTTCGTGGCGAGCGTGAAGGATTTGCTGATGACTGTACCAAAGTAACCGATTGGGACGATATTGTAGCTATTGAAACTAGACGCCAAAACCTTTCAAAAAATCTGGCTACTATTAAAGAAGAAATCGGCCGTCGAATCGAGCCTCCATATCCGTATACTTGGCCGTTTAATCCTGGCGCAAAACCACCAGAAAGCTATCGTAATATCAAGCCAAACGACCTTCGTGCTTATTATGGGGAAGTTAAGTAATGTTCGTGATGCATTTAATGCGTGATGGTGAACCAGTACGCACACGTGACTTCGGTCACGTGAATCAATTCTTTCGTAATTACCCTATTTTCCGTGATGCCAAAGGTGAAGAAGTCTTTGAAGAATGTGTTGCTCAAGGATTCATTTATGTTCATATTCATGAGCCTTATTACACATACCAGAAGAATTTAGATTTGCTCTTGACTGAAGTAGCGTATAATAGAAGTACACATGGCTATTAAGGAATAACATGATTATTGATATCCTGAATGAATTGGCTGCGACTGATTCTATTAATGAAAAGAAAGCTATTATGGAACGTGAGAAGGATAATGCCCTTCTGAAACGTGTATTCATTATGGCTTATTCTAAGCGCTTCAACTATGGCATTAAGAAATGGCCAGAAGTAATTGAGTCTCGTGGATCGCGTACACTTGATGAAGGACTTGATTTCTTTGAACAGAAATTAGCAACTCGTGTTTATACCGGCAATGAAGCTATTCGCCAAGTAGGTATGCTTATTCACGATGTGATGTTCTCACAGAAAGGCGAAGAAGAAGTATTACGTCGTGTAATGATGCGTGACCTTGAATGTGGCACTGGCCCGACGATTGCGAATAAAATCTGGAAGAACTGTATTCCAGAACAGCCTCAGATGTTGGCTTCGAGCTATGATGAAAAGCTGATTCAGAAACACATCAAATGGCCTGCATATGCTCAGTTAAAGGCTGATGGTGCTCGTTGTTTTGCTGAAGTAACCGATGACGGTGTTAAGTTCTTCTCTCGTGCAGGTAACGAATATCAAGGCCTTCATAAGCTTGCTAAAGAGCTGATGATTATTACCGAAGATGCCCGTAAGCGCCATCCTTCCGGTGTAATGATTGATGGTGAACTCGTTTATCACGCCCCTAAGGTTGAACCTAAAGCGGATAATGACTTGTTTGGCATGTTCGAAGAAGAAATGCCTGAATTGAGTAAAGCAAAAGAATTCCAAGATGTGGTAGACCGTTCTACTTCAAATGGGCTGGCCAACAAATCTCTGAAAGGTACAATCTCTCAGGTCGAAGCGGCAGGAATGAAATTACAGGCGTGGGACTATGTTCCTCTGGATGTTGTTTATTCTGAAGGCGAAAAACCTGGCTTCGCATATGATGTTCGCTTCCGTGCTCTTGAAGCTATGATTGCCGAAGGTGTTGCTCTTCATGGGTTTGATTCAGTTATTCTGATTGAAAACCAATGGGTTTATAACCTTAAAGAAGCACGTGAAGTCTATAAGAAATATGTAGACCAGGGCTTAGAAGGTATTATTCTGAAGAACATGGGTTCCTTCTGGGAAAACAAACGTTCTAAGAACCTTATTAAGTTCAAAGAAGTTATCGATATCGCAATGGAAATCGTCGGCTTCTATCCACACTCTAAAGACCCAAATAAACTTGGCGGTGTTCAACTTAAATCACTGTGTGGTAAAATTACTTCAGATTGTGGTTCTGGTTTCAAAGACACAACTCGTGTGAAGGTCAAAGGTAAGTGGGTTGATATTCCAATCGATGAACGTGATGAAATGGACCGTGAACGACTGATGGTTGAAGCACTGTCTGGTAATCTGGTCGGGCGTATTGCGGATTGTGAATGTAATGGTTGGGTGCACTCTAAGGGTCGTAAAGATGGTACGGTCGGTATCTTCCTTCCGATTATTAAAGGCTTCCGTTTTGATAAAACAAGTGCAGATACATTTGAAGATGTATTTGGTTCATGGGACCAGACAGGACTATGAAAGCATATCTTGAAACAGTTGTAATTGCACGTAAAGAAGGTAGAGATATCTCTACCTCTTGTTCCCAGATTATTCTTGAGTTTGATAATCCAACCCAATGGGAAAATTTTAATTCTACGTTTGATGCATATGAAAAGGCTCCAAGCTTTGAAGTGTATCGTACATTATTACCACTTTGGTAAGGAGCCTTCGGGCTCCTTTTGGGCATAAATACAGACAACTAATAAGAGGAATAATTATGTCTGAACAACTCAATGAGGTGTTCGAGTCAGAAGGCACAATGCCTGTTGTAAACTTGAACCCGAAACTTAAAGTACCACAGATTTGGAAAATTGGTGATGTAGATTCACAATTAGTAGCTCGTATGGTTTCTTATGTTTCCGAAGGCGATGCTATTAAACAAGTCAAGCTTGGCGATAAATATGCCCATGTTATCTTGATGAGCTTATCTGCTAAAGGAACTCCGGCTGAACTTAAAGGTGGTCTTGGTTCTGAACCTATTAACGCTGTTAATACCATCTTTGATACCGTATATGCTCAAGTCAAAAAGCTTCGTATGGATGCGATTATGTTCCGCTTCCCTACCAAGAAAATGAAAGGTCAAGGTCCTATTGTTCAACGAGTCCTTTCTCGTCTTGTTATGCAGAAGACCGGTGGACGTTTTAAAGTAGTTCCAAGTATGTTCCAATTTACTGGCAAACATACATATGTCCTAGTAGTTCGTAAGAACGCTCGTATCGATGATATCGCTGGTATGCCTGGTATTAATCCAGACCTTTATACTCGTGTTGAGTCTGAAGTTGGTGAAGTATACGTAAGCAAGAAAGAAGGCGTACAGGTAACTAAAGAAACCGCTATTGCAGGCTCTATTGCTGCTGTAGAAGAAAAACGTAATGACCGTGCAGTCGTAACTCGTACTAAGATTTCTCGTCGTCAGGTTGCAGCAAGTCAATCATTGACCTCTGAAATTATTCATGACCCAGAGAAATTTGAAGAATATGAAGCAAGCGCGGCTGAATTCAGTAAACCAGCTACGGCTAATGAAGTACCAGAAGCTCAACAGTTAAAAGATGCTGTTAGTTCTAAAGCTGCTCGTATGCAATCTATTAACTTAGCGGCAAGCGGAGCTTCATTCCATCTTCGTTCTTTAGCTAAAACAAAATTAAGTCAGATTGATAAATTTGAAAGTAAATTCGCAGCAGAATTAACCAAACGTTTAGGCGATGCGCCATTAACTTCTGTTCAGAGTATGCAGGCTTATGTCCAGACTCTTCTTGATACACTTGAAGAACGTAAACATGAAGCAATGGAACATATTATGACACGAGTTCCGCAATATCTTGAACAGAAAGATAAAGAAGAAATGGCATATAATCTTTGGAACATCGAACGTACTAAAATGATTAAGGCTGCTCTTCAGGGTTATGCAAAGAATGTTTCATCTTCTATTGAAATGATTACGATGACTCGTACTCCTCTTCAATACACTAATGCCGAAAAACGCGGTATTAAAGAATATGTTGGTTCAGGTTATTCCGATATCAACAATATGCTTTTAGGCCGTTATGACGCATCTAATTATGATACATTAACAGAAAAAGAAGTTACTACGGCTATTAAAAATCTTGATGACGCTTTTAAGAAAGGTGATCGTTTACCTGAAGGCCTGACATTATGGCGTTCACAAACTGTTCGTAAGCCTATTTTTGAAGCTCTCGTTAAGAACCGTGTATTCTATTTCCGTAACTTTGTTTCTACTTCATTGTCTCCAATTATCTTTGGTGGATGGAAAGGTAATCAAGGCGTAGCAATGGCTTCCGACAACACTCGTGCTGTTTTAACGGTTGATAAATCAGATGAAACTGCTATTGTTCCAGACCAAGAAATTAGAATGGTCCAAGAATATGGTGAAGAACGTATTCGTGTTTCGTTAGGATGGGCAATTGAAGGTGCACATAAGATTAACGTTGTTTATCCTGGTGACCTGAGTAATATGTCAGGTGAAATGGAAGTTATTCTTCCACGTGGTACTATGCTCCAGATTAATAAAATCACAGATGCTTCTTATAATGACGGCATGGTCTACAACAATCAGAAATTTGTCCAGGCGGAAGTTATGACGGCCGATGCTCTGAACGAATCTATGGTTGTCTACGATGGTGATGCTTTAGTAGAATCCGGCGAACTGGTTGCTATGGACATGGACGAAGTTGAGCCAGTTGCAGTAGACTTCAGTAAGTTTGTTAAATCTACCGCTGTAGATCTTGGATTGCTTGCTTCTTTCATCGACATTGAAGACACCCCACCTAAATTTGTAGAGTAGTTTACAAGCCCGAATGAACGTGTTATGATGTAATCTCAATCACAAGTGAGGATATCAAAATGCGTTCATTCATTCGAGTAAATGGTAAAGAAGCTTATGTTGAAGATGTACGTCCAGTAGACGTGGCTTTCAATGAAAAGGTTGTATCAGAACTTCGTAGTGTATTCGGCGAAAAAGCTCAGTTCAACATCCGCCCAGCGGCAAACTTCGTAAATGAAGACCATACGGATAATATCTTTACTGGTATTATTACTGGCCAATTTGAAAGTGAAGCACCGGTTACAATTGATGTCTTTATGGATATCGAACCAATGGTCACCTTCAATTCTGCAGATGAACTTCCTGAGCCAGACATTACTATTCCTGCATTTTTAGGCTTCCGTAAATAAACCCCTAAGGGAGAGCTTTTGCTCTCCCTTTTTTCATTAAAATAACCTACTAGTTCCAGTCCCAACTATCCTTCCTAACCCAGCATTCAGCCCACCGTCGCCAAATCCATTAAGTAAGTTAGTCATTCCTGACTGAGCACCTGATAATCTACTCAATCCTGCTAATTGAGAACTCAACGAACGTTCACCATTAATTTTGGTAATAGCATTAATAGTTTTATCTTCGAGCCATTCAATTGCTGCTTGTTTTCCTACGGCGCCGGTAGACATCACTCTGTACGCGAAGGTGACATCAAAAGTAGTAATAGTATTATCACCTTCGTATGTTAATTCAGGGGCGCTGACGCCCACAGGGACACATCCTTGCAACATTATGACAGTATGCGGAAGCCCATTGCGAGCATGCAAGTTAACTTGGATATCAGCTTCAACATCTTCAGGTAATGCACGCAATCCGCTCACCGGATCTTGAACACTGTTAACCCAATCATTAAATGCCCTATAGTTGGCGGCTTCAGAGTCCATACGGAAACTTAAAACAAACGGCGAATATTCTCTGCCAGTTATTTTAATGTTAGGCGCATTATGGTTTAAATCCATTTCATGATTCAACTGGTTGTCCGGAACTTTTACAGTGTGAACCATTAAACCTGCGGTAGGATACGCCATATTGAAGAAGTCCAACAAATAAGTTCCTACTTCAAACTCACCTAATAAACTCTGTATAACCCTATTGGTCATCGCTCCTATAAGGTATTTGCTTACACCAGATTTTCTAATTAATTGTTGCGTACCGGCAGTAACTAATGTAGTTATTCCTTGAGTAATTTCACCCTGTTTTATTCCAAACCAATCTGTATCTAATGGAAGGTTATTAAAAATTGCCCCTCCAAACTGGTCAAGTAAAGATTGTGATTTAGAAGAAGGTGTGGTCGCGAAGACCACACTAAAAAGGTTATTACGTTGGAAATCTATATTAGCTGCCTGGTTTTGGAATTCTTGTAATGTAAACATTATTGAATACCACCCATATATAAATTACCACGGTTAAGAGTAAGGATTTCACGGAAAGTAATTTCCAGAACAAACGTGTTAGGTAAGTTAGGAGCTACTGCCAATCCATTGAAATTACCATCAGGAGTTTTATCGAATCTTATACTTTGGATTTGACACGGCCCAAATATATCAGCGCGCCCATCGAATGAACTCGTAGTACCAAAGTTTCGAATAAACCATACTGTAGGGTTACTTACAACAATAACCTTAGAAAGGAATGAAGTAATTTGTTCGCCTACCAACTGCCCGTCAAATGATTCGATAGCTTCCTTTTTAAAGAAGGTCGATTTATACCAAGAATCTATTTTTTCTTTAAGGTCTTCAGCGAATGCAGAGTTACCAGTTTCACCATAAGAGAAGTAATTAAAGACTTCATAGATTTTGATAATTTGAATAAGGTCCTGTACATTACGTGGAGTTAATTCCCAGGTAAATACCTTAGTACGGTTATCCGGACCTGCGTACATACTACGAGCCGTAGTATAAATCTGTTCGCCGTTATCAGCCATTACACCTTGAGTAAGGCTTTCTAATGCACCGAATACCGATGTTGAAGCAACGTTGCTTAAAATACCTGTGGCAGAATTACCGCCTTTAGTAATAAGTGATTCCCCAACATCATTAAAGCGGTGGCTAACAGAATCGGTATCCGATTTAGAACGTGGCAATAATAAATTTGCGACCGGAGTACTATTAAACTTGTCTGTGGTATACGAACCACTAATAAAGCTGCTCAATGGGTTAAAATTACCATTACCTAATCCTCTTTGGAACTGTTCTCTTAATGATCTCATATCTGGAGTTGTTCGGGCCGAATAATCATAGGCTGTAAATAACAGCCCATTTTTATAAAGATCGGAAACTCTAAAATCACCAGTAGAATCATTACCGGAAGAACGTTCTGCAGGATATTGGGCACTTATAGTCTTTTTGACCGGTGCCACTTTAGACTGCCCGGCCGATATTTTTTCACCGGTATTCCAACCGCTCTCTGCGTCTGTTAATTCTTTTACCTGCATATTAATTCCTTAGTTCACATTTACAGAACGATGCATACCAGGGTCTGCTATAGAAGTTTGAGCAGGCATATTATACATCGTCTTATTATTTTTCTGAACGTTAACTTGTTGGATAAGATTTCCAAGCTTACCATCACCACTGGCATTTTTCTGAGCTTCTTTAGCCTTTTGAGCTTCCATAACCCGTTTAACTTGGATTGTTTCTTCTTTTTGTTCAGGTGGTTGTGCCTGGACAGGAACCTTATCAAATTTCTTAGCGCTCAAATCTATTTTCTTGGCTAATGCCTGAAGAGCCGAATCTTGCTTAACAGCAGGGTCTTTAAGAAGTGTATCAATACGTTCTTTTTCTTTCTTAAAGTTCTCTTTATCTTTTTCGTCAGGTGACATAATTTCTTCAGCTCTATTAACTAAACGACGGGCGGCGGCCTCAGTTTCGTTACGCTTTTTAATTATTTCAAGACGTTGAGATTCAGGTAAATCACGGAAAGAAGAATCGACTTTACCTGCTCTAATTTCTTGAGCAGTTTCTTTTGATACAGTTCCATATTTCTCAGCTTCAGTTAACCCTTTATCACGGTTCTTGAACCTATTAAATTGTTCAACCTTGGCTTCGTATTTTTCAGCATCTTTTCTATCTTGATATTTAGCAAGAGTAGTTTGGTCTTCTTCACTTAATGCAGCACCAGAATTCTGCTGGTATGTCATTAATGCGCCACCTTCGATGTTATCAGCAGTCTCACTGAAACCAAGAGAACGTAATAATGATGCAGTTAATTTACCAATACCAAGCATTAAAATATCAGCCATATTCAAGGTAAGTTTAACCATACCTTTAACAATAGCTTCAGCTAATTTAAACCAATTGCCTTCATCAAACATTTTAGACACGTTTTTGGTCATCACTAAAAGGTCTGATATCAATGGCCCCCACTCTTCAAACTTCTTATCAAATTCTTCCCAGGACTTATTAAACTCTTTCATGAAATACTGGAAATAAACTTGAATCATATCAATACCGACAACTAAGGCCAACAACATTCCGGCGAATTTAGCAGCCTGTGCTACAGCCGTAATAGTGTATTTGAAAAGCATTCCGGCAATTCGGTCTGTAACACTTACAATAGCACCGAATCCTTTTTTAGTTGTTTTCAAAAGGTCATCTAATTTACCACCATCAGGAGGTTGTTTAGATGGCTTGTCCTGCTTCTGTTCTTCTTGTGGTGGTTGGTTTACAGGAGGAAGGAATGGAGCATCTTCAGCCGGAGCATCTCCCGGGATTAATTTCTCTAACAATTCTCTAAGCTTTGGTTCTTCAACCGGCATAGGCATATTAGATTCTACTGCAGCCACTGCGGTTTCAGTTGCCTGTGGAACACGACTAGGGTCTGCACTAAATTTAGCAGAAAGCATTTCAGAAAGCTTTGCCAACTTATTTGAAATGGCTTTTGCCGCAGCAGAGGTTTCATTAGCCGCTGCTGCGGTTGATTCAGATGATTCCGCTACAAGTTCTACACCGGCCTCAACATCATCGACCTTTTTACCAATTTTGTCTAATGATGTTTGTATTACTCCAGTTTGTTGTTCAATGCCTTCAGCGACCATCTCAGTGGTCGCCTGGACGTCTTGTAGATGAGAACCGATATTACTTAATTCATCGTTTTGAGTGGAAGCCAGGGCCTCAGCACGACGCTGAGGAGCTGACTCTTCAATAATCTTTCTACGACGAAAGCTCTGTTGTTCAGATTTATTCGACATTTAAAAGGTCCATTATTTCAAGCATTCCTTTAATAGGGCCATTAGGACCAGGAATAGCTACAGTGCTTGTGATATCATCTGCCCATTTAGCTACGAAAGCAGGCATATCCAGAAAATCTGGTACATCATCGCCGAGATAAAGAGTTTGTAAAACAGCATCTACAGGTCCAAACGTTTCAAATGGTTTATGTGACCTGAATTTGAAAGTATTTCCTTGATATTGGAATTCAAGTCTTTGGCAAATATAAACATCAGCCAAACGATAAGTAAAGCCATCTTTAACAACTTCACTCTTTAATTTACCATTGAATTCTAAAAGGTGTAAAGATACAAAATCAGTTTCAGCTGCATCTAAATCAGGATGAATAGTTCGCATAATCATGCGAAGAGCTTTTACCGGGTCTTTTTCATCTTTAACCATATTATGATGTTTTAAGCCTAGTTTTGGAATACTGATTTCCTTCTGATTCATCAGTATTTTCTTCATCGGCAGAATAAGTTTTAAGTTCATTTTTAACCTTAGGCACTTCTTCAACTTTAATTGGAGTACCATTCGTAAACATGTAGATGTTAGTGATAGATGTGTTATTACTTATTTCATGAATAACTTCGTCTACGTAAAAATCAAATTGGAATTGATTCTTAGGGTCGTAGAAATTAATCTTATCACCCGGAGTTACTTCAAAATTACCAAATACTTTACACTTAGCATAACCGTCATATTGAGACATTGTAATGATGCGGTTAGCTTCTTCATAACCGTTTCGATACGTTGCTTCGGCATATGCGCCAGAACGTGAAACAAATATACTGTTCTGGCCTTCACCGAATGTTACACGCGTCGCGTTTTTGTCTAAAAATGAATGAGCATATAAAGTAGCGTTTTGATACGGCTTTTTAGTATGTTGGTTTGCTTTAGTCATCCATTCAAAATCAAATGCAATAGGCATTTCAAGGTCTTGAACATATTGCCCGATAAGCCTTGGTTCGCCCACTGCAAATTTCAATGGCTCTTGTTCAATCATGTATTGATAATCCATGATTTCTATACCATCAATATCTTCCCAACAAAATACAAATTGGTCACTTTCAACAGCAAGTCCCATTTCACGGACGAAGGCCATATAACGGTTTATATTGTCGCACCAAGGGACATTAGGCACATACACGTTAATTCCGTTCACTGGAGGAGTAAGTAATGTGCGATCTTGGTAAATAACACCAAGCATTTCAATAAGTGTTTCTTGGACCGAAGGGAAGAACATTCGGCTGAATTTAAGGTTCTCTAAAGAATGAATGGTTGCTAATTGGATTGTAATAATGTTATCGCCTTTAGAGTCGACCCCAACAGCAAAATGTTTACAGCCATAAATTCTTGTTTGTGTTCTTTGAGAGTTGGCATTACCAACAGATATTTGGATTATCTGTTCGCCATCCATTTTAGTATGGAGGTTTTTGGCATCATAAAACTGAAGTAATCCTTCATTAACACCATTAAGTCCGTCTCTCATTGTTAATGTAGTAAAGGTTGCAGCTAACTCTACAAAACGGTTAGTTTGCCATGCATCATAATCCTGATAAAGCTTTATGCTTATATTAGGATAACCTTCACGTTGTATAGATTTGTTAGTCATTTAAGATCCTTTTCTACTAGGGATAACGCAATATTTCTTTCAATAGGAAGCATAGACATTATGCTATCTAATGTGTAGTGGCTTTTTACTAGTAAATGGTTTACCTGATAGAAACTAAACACTTCACTAGGGTTTAAAAGTATTTTGAAAATATCTACCATTTTATCATAATAAGCAACGTGCTGAGTACAACAACCGTATTTGAACTTAATATGGAACGGTTTCATTTCAGTTATGAGCTTCTCTAAAGATTCTAAATCTATAGCGTCAATAACCTGGATTTGTGTTTCTTCCGGTATATCTTCCCACTTATATTCACCGTCTGAATCTTCGACCGACTTTATATTTTCTAAAATCATTTGGGTCTTGTCTTCATATTCTTTATCAGGGAATTTAAATTTTATCTTAACACCAGCCGTTTCCAACTCGGGTTCTTTTAGTGCTGGAAGTGCTAAGTTAAAAAGTCGTTGCTTAGAAGCACCACATTCGTTACATTCAAATGCAACCGGAATTTTAGTCTTACCGATAGAAGCCGTAAATACTTGGATAAAAAGATATGGACGCCAGCTTTCAGGATAATCTCCGAAATAATCTGCTAACAATTCATCCATCAATTTTTGTTGTTCATCTTCCGGATAGTTATCCATATCATTTCGGACCAATAAGAAATCTCTGTAGTCGGAGACTGTAAACGGTTTGAAACGATGGACACCATCAGGCATATTACATCTGATTATATTTGCCATAGTATCTCCTTTCGTGTATTTATAAATACGCTTATTAAGGAGCCAACTATGAACTATAATTTTGTGACGAAGATTGGTGACAAAAGCATCAATTGTCGTGCATTCACTTTACGTGAATATAAAGACCTTTTAAAGGCAAAACTCGAAGGGCGACTTGAAGAAGAAATTTTAGAACTGTTTAAGAAATGTACAGACGCCCCTGAACTCCCTCGCCATGAAGGAGAATTACTGTTAGTCAAGTTATGGGCACAATCATTAGGTGAAGTTAACGTAGAACGTCCGTGGCATTGCGCCTGTGGGCGAGAACAAATGGTTCCAATGAATCTTATTCAGTCGAGTACTACGCCAGCCAGGGAAGTTGTCTGGGCCTTTGCTAACTTCAAAATTAGATTCAGATGGCCTAATATCTTCCAAGACAAATATAAAGCCCAAACCGTAGCAGAATGTATTCATTCTATTGTTACTCCGGATGATGTTGAAATCTTCCCTGATGATTTATCAGATGAAGAAGTAAATGATCTTTATTCTGCTATCACGGTAGAAGATATTGAAAAGATTTTCGCTCATTTGACTGAACCACAGGTCCAATTAGCAGTGCCTATCTCTTGCGAGTGTGGCCATAACGAAATTCATGTTGTCAAGGGGCTTAAAGAGTTCTTTAAGTTGATATAATGAACATCAATAAAATGTACTCCGACCTGTCGCCTAATATGCAACAAGACTATCGTTATGATGTTGCTAAAGTAGTAGGCGCACGTGCAGTTAAAAACAGTATTCTCGGTATCGTTACTACAAGAAAAGGCTCACGCCCTTTCCAACCTGAATTTGGTTGTGATATAACAGACCAGCTTTTTGAAAATATGACGCCTCTGGTGGCTGATACTATCCAACGCAATATTGTTTCATCTATTAAAAACTTCGAGCCACGGGTATCTCAATTGAGTGTCCAAGTGACGCCGATTTATGACGACAACTCAATAATTGTAACGGTTCGCTTTTCAATAGTAGATGACCCAGATACTTTAGAGCAAATTAGAATCCAGCTCAGAAGTAGTGGTTAATTGCTGTCCATAGGCCTTGTGTTATAATGGGTCTATGGGTTAAACAACAGGAAACATTATGGCACTAGAATTTAAATTAGAGGCGTTCCAAGAAGAGTTGGATAAAGATTTAGTTATCGATGGGACGAAATTACAATACGAAGTACAGCATAACGTGCTGTTGCACAGTAAGTGGTTACGTCTGTATAGCAATTGTAAGAAAGAAATTATGCGTATCGAGATTCAGAAAAAATCTGCATCTAAAAAGCGTATGGATTTCTATTCCGGAAGAAGTGAGCCTGGCGAAGAAGTCTGTATGGACCAATATACGCCGACTGAAATGAAGACTGTGATGGCTGCAGATTCAAGCATCCTAAAACTTGATACTCAAATGCAGTATTGGGGATTGTTGCAAGATTTTTGTAGTTCAGCACTTGATGCAATCAAGGCTCGTGGCTTCTCATTGAAAACGATGTTAGACATCCGTAAATTCGAAGCAGGTGAAAAATAATGCCATGTCGTAAAGTAGGCTTAATTAATAAGCGCCCTAAACAATCTGAAGAACGTATGCGTAAATTCCAAGAATTTATTAATGCGGCTTTAAAACGTAATAAATAATCATATACAAACAACTAAGGAGACAATCATGTCGCAGATTTGTGTTGTCTGTAAAACGCCAATCGACGATGCATTGGTTGTTGAAACAGACCGAGGCCCATGCCATCCTGGCCAATGTTATAATTATGCTGAAAGTTTGCCGGTAACGGAATCTGCCGAAGAGCAGTTAAACGAGACTCAGCTTTTAATCTAGTGAGATAACCAACTTGTTGGTTTTGCCCCTTCCTTTTGGTTGGGGCTTTTTTGTATTAAAATTCCTCTTCTTCCTCATCATCGATAGAAGTAAGTTCTACTTTCTTACCTTCTAAAGCATCTCTGATGCTGATATCGTCAGAATCCTTCAAATCAGTTTCTTTAACACGAGTTTTGTAATATTTTTCAAGCTCCTTCAGACCATCTAGGGTCTGACAAGAGCCAATCTTAGACATAAAGCTGTCAATACTAGCTTCATAGATAATATCGGCAAATGATTTCATTAGATTTCTACCTGTTTCATTACATAGTTGAATTGTTCGTCAGCATAACGCTGAATACGTTCAAGAGCATGTTTTAATGCATAATTTAAGTGAACATATTTTTTCTTGGCCGTGACTGATTTAGGTTTGACACCCATATCATCAATAATGTCCCAGACCTGAGCAACTTTCTTGCTAGTATGTTTACGAAGAACACGGCCAATAGTCTGGAGAACAATAATTTTAGATTTAACCGGATGTGCAAAAATTACATGGTGTAAGTTTTTAACGCTGATACCTGTCGAGAACACGCCATACGACGCAACCACAACAATACCTTTTCCGTTTTCGGCCATTTCTTTTAAAGCGTTACGAACTTCAGTAGTGACTTCACCTGAAACGTAATAGACTTTTTCTGCACCAGCCTCTTTAACCAACTCTACCAATTTTTTACCATGTTCGATATTCTTAAACATCAAGAACACGTTTTCATCTTTCTTTGCCAATTTAGCAGCGAGATTAGCAACCCATTTATTTCTACGGTCTGCTTTGGTGATAACTTTGATTTCGGTTTGGTAATCCTTACCTTTCATTTTAACGCAGAACTCATCCGGATAGCGAAGGAATATCGAGTTAATTTTCAGGTCAGTAACAGCACCTTCGTCCATTAATTGAGACGTTGATACCGGACGGAAAATATCACCGAACAAACCCATATATTGCATAAGGTTGGCTTTGCCATCTTTCAGTGAACCTGAAAGACCGAACTTAAACATACAGTTCGTTAACCCTTCAATAATGGTTGAAATACTTTTACCGGTAGCCAAGTGACATTCGTCATTCATGAATAAACCAAACTGAGCAAACCATTCTTTAGGTTGCTTAATAGCTGTTTGGTAAGTACTCACATAAATCATTGCATCCGAATCACGTTTCGTGCCGGCTCTAATACCAAGCATATGTTGCTTACCAAATAAACGATAATCAGCAAAGTCATTTATCATCTGGTCAACGAGAGCAGTAGTAGGAACTAAGATAAGAATTTTACCTTCATAGTTCTCTACGTAATAACGACTCAGGAGTGCCTGGATTAACGATTTACCTGCGGATGTAGGTAAATTAAGGATATTACGTCTGTTGGTCAAGCCGGTGAACACAGCGTCTTTCTGATACCAATGCGGCTCAATCTTAGTTGAACCTGAATAAATTTCTAGTTCAGATAACCACGAATCAAACCCTTCACGAGTGATTTCTTCTTTCTCGGTGATTTTAGGGTCAACCCACAATTCGTATTCAAATTGGTCTGCGAATTTACGCATCTGTGGGACTAGACCATATGGTAACATACGGTTATAATCCAGAAGACGAATTCTCCCGTCCCACTGACCATATTTGAACTTAGGGTTAAACTTATAGCCATCCGCTTCGAATGAGAAATAGTCTCTTAGTTCGTAGAAAGTGGACTCGTCACACTCAATACGTACATGACTAAAATTTTCAAAATGAACTTTAATTTGCATGAGGGTATTCTCTAGTTATAAATACATACATATTTATACACTAGAAAAGAGAATGATTATGGACCACCAGTATATTGAAGAACTCCGTCAATTAGACGATAAAAAAGAAGCTAAGGCTAAACTTATTGAATATGCAGAACAGTTTGGCCTTCAACTCAAAAAATCTAAAGGTTTTGATAATCTAGTAATTGACATCGAAGCCGGCCTTAAAGAACTTGCTGCCGAACCAGTTGATGAAGTGGAAGGTGGGTTGAGTATCAGTGATTTGATTGACGCTGATGACGAAATCAGTGGCGCTAAAGCTCATATTGAAGGTGAAACCGAAGCTAAAGAAGAAGCGGTTCTGTTGTTTGATGCCCCATTTGAAACACCATCAGTAATTGAAGCCCCGGTTCAAATCCCAGAAAAAGAACTCCGTGTTGAAGCTCCTATTGGTGAAGTGCTTGAACCACAGCCAGTTTTAAGTGAAAATACAATTGAAGAAGCTGTAGCTCAAATTGTTGAATCAGAAAAACCTGAGCCGTTTAAATTACCAGCTGACTTTAGCCCTCATCTTATTCTGATGGGCAAAAATCCAGGCTATGTAACTCTACCTTGGTGGATTTACCAATGGATTAAAGAGACTCCAGATTGGAAATCTCGACCTACCAGCTTCCCTCATCCTAGCGCACACCAAACGCTATTCAGCTTACTCTACTACATTTATAGAGATGGTTCTATTCTTGTTAGAGAAACACGCAACTCATCTTTCATAACACTCAAATAATTTTATAGCGGGCTTCGGCCCGCTATGTCCCACAGTCTCATCCTTCCTACCACTAAGAAATTTCTTGCTTTAAAAAAACATGATTTAATAGCTCTACATTCACAAGTGAGATATGAAATGAAAGCAATTAAGATTCATATGATGCATGAGAACGGTGTCACGTTCATTGATATTGCTAAGCAGTTTGGCATCAGTGCTAAGGAAGCTATGCAGGAATGGATGAAAGTTGAAAAAGCAAAAGAACGTGCAAAGACTCGTGAGCGTGTTGTTTATCGTAAACGTCTTATCACAGACCACACAAAATTAGTTGAAAAGATGAGAGGTTATAATGTGTGATCCAATGTTCCCTTCTTTAGAATTTCCTAATAATATTAAATCCCGACGTATCCAAGGTTGGGATGAGGCAGGCCATCCTATTGGCGGTCTGAAGCCGTCTACTAAAGAGACACGTATTACATCATTGGCGGCTCATTACGGTGCCCTGGCGGACTCTGTCGCTTCAGATGAGCTCAAACAGGCGCAAGATGAGGTTGAACAAGAATTCCTGGCTCAGGCTAAGAAAGGTAAACGTCAATTTAACTGGTACCCATCAACCTTGGCAAAGAAATATAAAGACCAGTTAACCAAATGGATGCAGGATGACGGTGTAATGGTGAATTGGAAACACGACCAACGCGACGGCGATTGGGTCGAAATTGTTTTCTAATATGCTTTAAAAATTTTTGTGATATATTAGGTATAATGGTTTACAAGTTGAGAGTGATTGGTGGTAAGAAGATTAGTTACTCTCTTTCTAATTTATAATGATATTTATAAGGTAATATATGTTTGAGAAATATTCCAGTCTTGAGAACCACTACAATGGTAAGTTCATTGAGAAGATTCGTAATGCAGGTTTTGATGTAACTGAATTATGGGTAGCACGTGAGAAGATTCATGGTACAAACTTCTCCATCATAATTGAACGTGACGAAGTCACATGCGCGAAGCGCACTGGTCCTATCCTGCCTGCAGAAGATTTCTTTGGTTATTCTGTTATCTTGAAGAAGTATAATGACAGTATCAAAGCTGTTCAGCACAATATTAAAGATGGCGCTAGCATGCAGATTTTCGGTGAGTTTGCAGGTGGTGGAATCCAAAAAGGTGTTGATTATGGCGAGAAAGATTTCTACGTATTCGATATCCTGGTCAAGACTAAAGAAGGTACTAATCAGTTTGTAGACGATTATATGATGGAAACCATCTGTAATACTTTCGGTTTCAAATTAGCCCCACTGCTTGGCCGCGGTAAATTTGATGACCTGATTCAGCTGCCTAATATGCTCGATGTTGTAGTTAATGATTACAATAAACTGGCAGAAGAAGACCTTTTACAGGCTAATAGAAAAGTATGGAAAGCTATTGTAGCCGAAGATAATATTGCAGAAGGTTATGTTCTGAAGCCTTGTTATCCTAAGTTCTTCCCTAATGGCTCTCGTGTGGCTATTAAATGTAAGAACTCTAAATTCAGTGAAAAGGCTAAATCGGACAAGCCAATTAAGGCTAAAGCTGTTCTGACTGATGTAGATAAGGTAACATTGTCTACTCTAGCTGCTTATGCAACCCTGAACCGTGTTAATAACGTTATCAGTAAAATTGGCCAGGTTAGCCCGAAAGATTTCGGTAAAGTGCTGGGTCTGACCATTCAAGATATTCTTGAAGAAGCTGGTCGTGAAGAAATCTTTATTATTGATGCGGACCAGCCTGATGTAGTTAAGAAAGAACTTGTGACTTATGTCCAAGGCGTAATTCGTCCGGCATGGATTGAATTAGTAAGTAATTAATACGAATAAGGGAGCCAATGGCTCCCTTATTCTTTTTCTAAAGGTGGAAGTTTAACACCAAGATAAGAACTCAATTGGCTTTGACCTGCCATCTTGTCCATATCCCCGCCATCAATGATACGAGCTTCTTTTTCATCTTTAGCCACTGTATAAGGGTTTGCAGACAATGCATAACGGCTTAACAGAGAAACTACAGGTTGTAAAGAATCCGGGTCCACGACAACTTTGTGAGAACCGACCGGAGTATCACTTTCTTCTTGAATATCATCGGCACCTTCAATATACGGTGCATAATACAATGAAGCTACCGTCTGCCCTTCACCTAAATCAGCATTAACGCCAACAATAACATAATCACAAGGACTATTCACGTCCGCATATAATGGAAGACCGTTTTTAAGAACGCCATATGCCAGAGGGTCTGTATCGTCTTTCTTTTCTACCCAACCGGATGCAGCTAAAATAGCAGCACAACGCGAACTAGCAACGGCATAAGTCCCGGCAAATGAAGTATTACGTTGCACGGCCGAGTTCATTTCACACATATAGTAATAAAGTGCACGAGCTCTATCCTGGGCATTATCATAAAGAGAATCAGTTAAATCTAACACGCCTTTAGAAGACACGCCATGGACTTTAAATCGACTAGAAACAGTAATCAGGGACTGAAGAACATCTTTGTTAATTTCTTCGGCCATTTGGATTGCTAAAATATTGTCGATGAAATCAGGAGCGTCAAAACCATTAGCCTCTAAATCCTGTGCGAGTTCTACAGTCAGAGAAGTTTTAAGCTTACGTGAACGTACATTAGTCTGCCATTTATCAATCCTGAAGCCTGCTTCAGAAATTTCAGGGGCATTACTTTCAAACTTAGAAGTAACCGCTGCATCAGACATCATACGAATATGCCCGGCCGCAACAGCTTCAGACACACCTTCGCCTAAATCAGTTTCGGTGGTCCCGGCAAATGGGTCATCTTCAAGACATTTGAAAATAACAGATTCGAACTTGAAAAAATCACCTTTAGAATAACCTGTTAAGGCGGTTAATTCAGGAACAGCAGCACGTTCCGCCATTCCAAATTGACCTGCAAAAGTAGCACCACCAAGATAAGTCATTTCATCTTCAGGGTTCAGAACTCTGATACCGTAAAGGGCCGCTACAGGCTGAGACGTAGGCTGTTCTGCCACAAGGGCTTTAAAAATTCTTTTGTTTGTAGCTTTAGTATAAGACAGCAAGCTAGGACGACCCAAGCTGTTCGCCTGGGTCAAAGTTGATTCGTAAATTAAATCATTAATCTTGGCCATATTATGCCTCGTAGATAATAGGTGGAAGTTTAACACCAAGCAGATATGACATGTTAGACTGGCCCGCCATCTTGTCCATATCGGTAGCATCAATAATACGAGCTTCTTTTTCGTCTTTGGCTACAGTATATGGGTTAGCAGATAATGCATAACGCACCATCAGTGCAATAGACGGTTGTAAAGAATCTGGGTCCACAATAACTTTAAATGCACCAACATGTTCTTTAGAGTCTAAATCAAGACCTTCAGTGTACGGAGCATAGAAAATAGAACCTACGATTTCATTACCGCCATAACTTTCTTTAACACCAACCGTAACATAATCTAATGGGCTGTTAACATCACAGAAAACAGGCAATCCATTAATTAGATAACCGTATGCAGTAGATGGGAGCCATTCGTCATCTTCAGGGCGATGTTTTAACCAACCGGAACCTGCAAGTAATGCGGCCACACGAGAACTGGCAACAACAAATGTCCCAGAATATGAAGTAGTTCTCTGAATTTCAGAGTTCATTTCACAAACAACTTCATATAATTTTCTTGATGCTTCTGGTGAGTTATCATAAGACAGGTCAATAATACCATTCTCACAAAGTCCTTGGACTTTATAACGCTTAGAAACAGTAATCAGTGACTGAAGAACATCTTTGTTAATTTCATCGGCCATGACAGTAGCAAGTAAATCTTCTAAGAATGCTGGAGCGTCAAAACCATTAGCCTCTAAATCCTGTGCGAGTTCTACAGTCAGAGAAGTTTTAAGCTTACGTGATTTAACAGGAGCATTCCATTTATTAACTTCAAATACAGCATTGCTGATTTCTACATCTTTATCTTCGAATTTAGCAGTACTAGCAGCATCCGGAACTAAACGGCATTTTAAAAGGATTAAAGCTTCTTTAAGAGCATCGGCTAGCTCTGTTGCGCTAGTCGTCGCCAGGGGGTCCGCTTCGAGTGCCTTATAAACAATGTTCTCGTATACGAAATAATCGCCCTGTGCAATGCTCTGGGTTTTAGACGTCAGCTTAGGAATAGATTCTCTATCTTTAGAACCTACTTGACCACCATAAGTAGCACCGGTCGCGAAGCTGAATTCATTATCTGGGGTAAGATATTTGACACCGTACAATGCCGCAACTGGCTGTGTAGTACGTTGTTCCGCGATGATATCGCTGTAAATTAATTTGGTTGTAGCGCGTGTCAAAGCAACGAGATTCGGACGACCATATTGGATGCTGCTCGTTGTAGTTGATTCGCGCAGAAGTTCGTTGATTTTAGCCATTGCGCTTTTCCTTAGTGGATAATAATATTATTTATACAGTTTACATGCTCTCAAAGACGTGATATTATGCTTCTAAAGGAGATAATATGAACTACTTGATCTACAAAATCACCAATAAAAAGAATGGTAAAATCTATGTAGGAGCTCATGCTACTAACAACATCAATGACTCATATATGGGTTCAGGAGTAAATATTGTTAAAGCCATAAAGAAACATGGTTTAGAAAGTTTTAATAAAGAAATTATTCATATATTTATGACTTCTGAAGAAATGTATCAGAAAGAGGCTGAAATCGTAGACGAAGCTTTTGTTATGAGAACTGATACTTACAACGCCGCTTTAGGTGGACGTGGTAATCCAGTAATTGTTGCTTTACAAGAACCGGGTTATAGAGAAATGTTATCTGAAAAGACTAAAGCCGGGATGACTGAAGAAGTGCGATCTCATATTTCTAAAATTAAAACAGGCATAAAACAGTCAAATGAGCTTGTAGAAAGAAAACGCTTAGCTAATCTTAAATTTTATAAAAAACACGGTTCATGTCTTAAAGGAAGAAAAATTTCAGAAGAACATCGAGCTAAAATAAAGGCAAATTCTAATAAAGGCAAAAAATTTGTTTTTGTTGATATTATGATTAAAGGTATAAAATTCACACATTATGATGATGCGGCAACTCATTTTAATGTGAGTAGTAAAACAATTCGAAATTGGATTAAAGATACCAAATATAAAGATTGCTATAAACTCTAAAAACAAGAATGGGAGACCGAAGTCTCCCATAATTTATTATGCTAGTAAAAGGTTATATAAAGCTGTTGGTTTGCTTTATTAAATTCCCTTCACAAACACACGTCTAAAGTAACCGTTTTTACCGAGGCTGTTGGTGATATCAGGCATACCGTTAACGATACGACCTTTAGGCTGCTGAGCACCAGAATCAGCGAACGGGTTAATACCAATACCGTAACGAGTTTTGAAGCCCATTACTGGCTGGAAGTTCTTCGGATCGGAACCACGCAGTGGGGTCAGAGCAACGTATGGCGCGTAGTAAATACCGGCATCCATTTCGTTAGCACCTTTATAACCAATGGTGAAATAGTCCTGTGGAGCGTACTGGTCGATATACACACGGTATTTACCACCCAGAACACCTGCGAACACAGCTTTGGTAGTGTCAACGTTGAAACCTTGACCCAGACCTTGTGCAGCGTAGGAAATACCGGTATCAACTGCAGCCAGTACGTTAACTACGTTACGAGAAGCGATGATGAAGTTACCTGCACCACGACCGGTCTGACGAGCGATTTCAGCTGCTTCTTTGTCAATCTGGAACAGCAGAGCTTTAAAGCTTTCACCAGCCCAACGAGCACCACGGATGTCGATAGGGTCCTGGAAGTCGAACACACCAGCTTTAGAACCAACGGTGTTAGTAAAGCCAGACTTACCAACCTGTGCGGAATAGTTAATCCAGTCGATTACTTCACGGTTAATTTCCAGCATGATTTCAGTAGCCAGAATACCACTCAGTTCGGCATCAGCATCCATACCGTGAACAGCGCGCAGGTCCTGTGCCAGTTCGATAGAGTAGCTTGCTTTCAGCTGACGGGACTTAGCTTCGATAACTTGTTTATCGATACGGAAGCCCATTTCGTTCCATGGGTTATCGCTAGAACCGTTGAAGCCTTCCTGCAGTTCGGCGATAGAAGTAGCCATTGCTTCTGCGATTTCAGCGAACACACCAGCTTCAACTTGTTTCAGAACTTCTGCATCAAGTTTAGCGGCATCGGTAGCAGCTGCATCAACAGTAACAACTTCGGTAGCCTGGAAGTAAGCAGTACCGGTTTGTGCGAAGTCATGACGATAAACTTTACCAACTTCGGTCACAGTACCTGCAGCCAGAGCTGGGAAGTTAGCACCTGCTGCACCCTGACCAGAGAACATTGCGTCTGGAGCGTACATTGGGTGGAATGCTTCTTTAGCACCTGGAGCAACTGGGTCTTTACCATAAACGGCACGCAGGGCGAATACCTGGCCAGTTGGGTTATTCAGAGGCTGAACACCACAGATGTCGAAAGCGATCAGATGAGGAATAGCACGACGAACCATACCCATTACTGCTGGACCGATCTGGGTTACTGCACCAGAGGTCTGGCCAGAAGCGATGTTAGTAGCGTCATAACCGTGGTCACCACCGATTTCAGCTTCAGTCAGGAAGGAACCAAATGCTTCAGCGATTTTCTCATCACGATATTCCGGAGAATTCATGATGTCCATTTCCTGGTTTTCGAAGATTTTAGCAATAATAGCTTGCTTAGAAGCGCCTACGATTTCCGGCAGTGCTTCGTTTTCCAACAGATTCTGCCATTTCTGGACGAGTTCATTCTTTTTCATGTGATAATAACCTTGTTAAATTAAGAAATACGTGATGCTGCAATTGCAGCCATGTCAGCTAAAGACATTGCAGGCTTTTGAGCCTGTTCGACGACCGGTTCTGAAACAAAGTTCAGAGCTGCAGCATCATCTTCAGGTGTATTTATAGCACCTTCGGTAATCGGTTTTTCATTAGAACCAGATTCGGTAATAGAACCTTTTACCATATTTACAATAGCGTCCAGCTTAGCAGGGAATGAATCTGAGTATTCCATACCTTCGACCAGAGAACTAACTTTTTCTTTTTGAGATTCGGTCAACTCACGAGTTGCTTCACCCAGAACGGTTTCGCGCTGTACATAATTGATATATGCATCACGCTTAGTTACTTCTTCGAACAGACGAGCAGTTTCTTGTTTCTGTTCGGCCAGTTCTTCTTCCATTTCAGCCACAACATCAACAGCTTCTTCTGGAATTACAACGTTGTGTTCTACGAACAATTCTTTCATGCCACCCATTACGGATTCAAACAGATCGGCTTTAATACCACGGTCGACAGCCAGTTTGTTTTCAGCCAGCCATTCTTTACCCAGGTGGTCTAAGAAGCGAGCAACAGATTCTTGAATATCTTTCTCTGCTTTCTCTTCAGCTTCTTCTTTAGCCTTAGCAACTTTTTCTTCCGCTTTTTCAGCGATGGTTTCAATGTGGGATTCGGCCAGTTTAATAGCCTGCTGCTTGACGGTTGCTTCGAATACAGTGCCAAAAGTCTCACGAGCTTCTGGAGAAATATTAACTGATTCGAAAATACTGTCAAGAGCAACGGAAACGTCAATATTCTGCGCTTCGGTCATCAGTTGTTCTTTAAGCATTTTGTAGTCCTGTTGTTTAGATAATAATATTTATAACGCTTTCATGGCCTCTGCGAGAGCCAGGTAGGCGTCATCGGCACTAGTATCGGAAGAGTTTTCCGCACTTTCATTAATTTGTTTTGGTTTGACATATGCATCTGGAGCGCTAGGACCCCATACAGCGTCTACGCCAACCGTCAGGCGATATCCTTCATTAACCAGCTTATAACCTTTATTGGTTTCTGTTAAAGAACCCAGGCCTCTACTAGACACTCCAGGAATCCATCCAGCTCTGATATTTGCCGCTAGTTTATCACCAGGACCGTGGTCACCTTCAATAATTCTTGCACGACCGTATACGTCGTTTCCTTTCCACCACATATCTTCGATAATTATGGCTGCTTGCATAGGGTCAACGTTCGCACGAGGTGGATGGTTTAATTCGCCGAGAGCTTGTTTAGTAACAACCTGCTCTGCCATATAGTTGGCTACAGCCTTTTCCAAAATTTTCTTTGGATAAAGACGTTTATTTCGGTTTACTTTCTCCGCCTGCATGAAAATACCTTCGATGTATAGACCAGGAGCTAAGCCTGTATCTTTTCCATCGTAGGATTCCAACATAGGAACCCCATCGATAATTTCACCTGGTTGACCCCAATGTTCGATTAAGAGTTGGGGTTCATTCATTAGCTTAATCCAAATGCTTTACGTTTCGCACGAGCTTTTTTACGCTTACGCTCAGCACGAACTTGAGTTGATGGGTTAGAGCGCTTGGTCTTAGTAGCTTTACGAGCAATTTGACGACGCTTAGCTTTAGAAAGACCTGTAGTTTGGTATGCATTACGCTGACGAGTTTTAATGTCTTTAGTACGCGTAATATCGCCACGAGAAGAAACATGCTTAACGATAAATTCGTTTAAAGCCATTTCTTCGTTAATAGAACCGAGAGCGATGGCTAAATCAACATCACCATCCTCAAACATGTTCTCTACAAGTTTATTTATATCAGCTTTATCAAGTGCTTTAGAAAGACTATCAAAACGACCCTGCGCTTCTGGAATTAAGTTTTCAACATTTTCCGTTACTAATTCATAGCTTTCAGGGAGAAGATACATTTAGTCGTCCTCGTCTTCGTCGTCATCACCTTCATCAGCATCACCGCTGGAATCAGCGCCTTTGCCATCAGACTCTTCTTTATTTTTCTTTTTCTTTTCGTCTTTATCATCGCCATCGTCTTCATCTTTAGGCTCTTCGCCTTCAATCATGATAGAACGTGCGATTTTGATTTTTTCAGCTTCAATCAAACTGGAAACAACAGGTGCCATATGCGCTTCGAATACTTTGCGAACGGCGACGAGGTCGTTTGATTTAATAGCTTGAATTAAATCGTCCATTAGAATTCCTCTTCTTCTTCATCTGGGTTTTGGAAACGAGCCTCAGTAGACTCCAATTCAATTTGCTTAGCTTCTTGATTAATTTGCTCATCAGACATCTGAAGGAAATCTTTCATAGCTGTTTGGTGAGAAATATATTTCCCAACGAACGGCTCAGCCATAGTTAGCATATTGATTCTGCGTTCCATGATTTCTGCATCTTTCATTTCAGTGAAATAGCTATCACGGTTAAACACAACTTTAACATTATTTATCTCTTTGTCCCACTCATCTTCTGTAATAACTTTCTTCAGAATAAGGTTGGTTTTAAGAGGGTCGAGGAAGATTTCCTCAAATTTATTTTGGAGCTGACGAATCCATTTAGCAAATGCTAACTCATCACGTGATATAGTTGCACCGGCATCAAACATCACACCACTATTTTGGTCTGAAGGGATACGAGACTCAGGAATACGTAATGCACGGTATAAGCACTGACGGAAATAACGAACGTCATCCATATCAGACATACCGGTTGCACCGGGCATTGTGTCAACTTCTGTTACCGCTTTACCATCACGACGCTGCAGCCAATAGTCTTCGGTCATAGACATATTGTGTTGTTGGTTTTTAATTTTACCGGTCGTTGCATCATATACGACACGGTTTTTCATCGTGTTCATGATATGTTGCATGTGTGCTGCAGCCTTACGTGAAGGCATGTTACCTGTATCAATGTAGAATACACGACGGTCTGGAGCACGGGTAATACGATAAATTACTAAAGCATCTTCCATTAACTTTAATTGGTTTGCAGGCTTAATAGCTCGATGCAGGTAACCAATTATGTTTTTTCCACAGCATGACAATAAACCAGAATGGGCATAAACGATGGCCGATCTTGGAATTTTAATTTTAGTTCCGGCTTCGTAAATTCTGCCATCACAGGCATAGCTTTCATGACCAGTGTCATAAATGAAATATTCTTTATAACCCTTAACAATTTTAACACCAGCTTCGTCTTTAGTGATAACTTCACGGACGAACTGCATTTGGCGAGGGTCTAAACGACGAAGTTCTTGAATACCCGCTTTGAGGTTTTTAGGGTCGACAATCTTATGGAAGAAAATACGAGAGTCGACATACCAACGTTGGAAATGGTCGGTACCTTTACGTTGGAAGTGAAGGCAATTTAGTACTTCACTAAACTCATCAAGAATTCGATCCTTTATATTCTGACTAAAATCGGTACCGTCTAAATTAAGAGCCACTACATCATGGTCATCTTCATAAACGATAGCGTCTGAAACAATATTAGCCACAGCATTATCGACTTCGTAGTTATTCATCAAATTGCGATATGTGTCGATAAGTTCACGCGTATTTTTAAGAGTCGGTTCGTTATTACCGAACATCTGTTGCATAAGCGCGTTATATGGAACTTCTCGTTCATTCGTTTCGATTTCACGAGCTCCATCATCAAATTTAGGTGATGTAATTGATTCTAAATCATTATTAACTTGTTCTTTATATTCGACCTCGTCAGCTTTTGCCCATGGGGCGAAAATGCTCAAAAAGCCATTATTGATACCTGCCATATGGGCCTCCGATAATGTATAAGATTATTTATACTTCCAAAAATATCCATATGCTGCGCATGATTTATTACACGCTCGCGATATATTTCCGGAATTAGAAAGACCCAAAGCTTTTGAAGCTTCTAATTTGCTTTCAAACTCTTTAATTTCACCAGTTGTTTTGCAAATTCTGACGATAGGTCTACAATCAAATTTATTGTGATTTTTGCCTGAAGTTTTAGCCGACATTAGCATCTTTGTTTCTTCAGTGTGGGATTTGCCCGAGAATGGGGCTTCCACTTTAAATCTTTCAGACAATTTAGGATTCTTAACACCGGTTTTGGCTTTGGATAAATTTGCACATGCTTCTGGAGACATTTTAGTTCCTAACATAGGTTTTCCAAAAAACCCATTAGGTCTGGCTAGTGACATATTTATATAATTTTTAGATTTAACCACATCATATTTGATTTGCAATTCTAATTCAGCCTTTAAAGCTTCTTCTCTGGAATTGTAATAACAAAGAACTCTTGTTTTAAATAAGTGGGGATTTTTTGATAATTCATCTTTCCACAAATTCTTGTATAGCCTAGAGCCTACAGAGCCATGATACCCTTCATTTATTCTTTTACGAGATGTGGAACCTATATACCTTTTAGGCATAAGGGTCCCGAAATATATTGTTAGATAGGTGCAATATTCCACAGAATTTCTCCACTTCTATATTACACCTATTTATTACCTTATTCCCACCAGTCGATTGCGAAAGTCGCCTCGAAGGTTTCAACTTCATTGTTCGAATCCCAGTCCATCTGGACTTCGCCAATATTAGTAGGCCATAAACCGGTGATAGTAATTTCTTTGGTTACACGCTTACCGTCACGATGGAATTGACGAACAATAGCCGTCTTTTTATAATCGGCAGGTGCTGCACCAGAAATTTCATTAGTCATACCATGGCAAAGGTTTTGCCAATCAACAATAGCCTGACGAGTGTCATGGGCATCATCGTTGTAAATGGTAATAGTCCAATCATCAAATGTACGGTCACCAGCGACGTTAATCTTACGGTTCATATAACCGACTGGAACCTTTTCTACAATACCAGCAGGCATTGGAGCAGCTTTACATTTGAAGCTGAAGTTTTTACCAAGGAAAGGAATTTCGACTTCGAACAAGTTAGGGCGAGCAAAGTCACCTGACTCGAACGCGCGAGTGATATCTGTTAATTCCATTGTAGTCTCTCTTTGTATATTTATACGTTGCCAGGCGGCGCCTGATTGATTTAAATTCAACAGCCAATAGATTTATCAGGGCCCTAATTAAAGAGCCCTGGCGTTTATCAGGCTGGACCAATCAGTTCATCGAAGTTAGCACCGGTAGATGTAGCTACGAAGTTCAGAGTGATATAGTTGATACTGCGCGCTGGCTTAACATAAATGCTAGCCACGAACTCGTTACGGTCAATAACGGACGGAGTGTTGTTCGTGGTGTCACAAACTACACGGCCTTCGTAAATACCGCCAAGAGCACGAATACCTTCTAAGTACTGTGAAGTTTCCATACGGAAGCTAGAGCGAGTGAAGTTGTCGTTCAGCTCGAACAGTTTGTATTTAGAGGCATCGCCGATATTTTTCTTCAGCATATTCATCAGACGACGTACGTTGATGTGGTCCATTGGGCTTGGGACTTTGGTTGCAGTCTTATCACCAAACAGAACAAAGCCATCGCCACCAGCAAAACCAACAACCGGGTTAATAGCATCCTGGTACATACGGTCACGCTGAGTTTGACGTGGTTCAATAGCCAATTTAATGACGTTCAGAATCTGACCACGGTTATAACCAGCTGGAGACATCCAAGGCTGAGAAACATCATCGGTACGAGCACACAAGCCTGCCATATCAGCAGCTAATGGAACCCAACGGTTGACATCGTTATATTTGTCGTACTGGTATTTATAGTTTCCATCAATAGCAGCATAAGTAGAGCTGATATTCATGTTATCGGTGTCAAACGCGCCAGTACCACCACGCCAATCGATTAAATTATCTACCGCACGAGCCAGTGGAACATTAACCAACAGACCTTTAGGTGGAGAAATAAATGCCAAGCAATCTTGACGTTCGTCAGCAATACTTACAACGTGTTTCTGTACAGTAGAAGCAACTGCATCACCTTCACCGGCACAAGCACCAGCAATCAGAAGGTTAATATGAAGAGCTTCACGATCAGCGAACAGGTCCCAACCTTGCATCAGGTCACCGGCGGTAACTTGATCGTTTGCAGAAATACCACCCTGCATCTGAATAACACCGCTGAAACCTTTCGGCCAGTTCAGAGAAGTTGCAAAGATATAGTTTGAAGTACCCTTAGCGAAATAATCATCCATAAAGATGTTATTGCCATAAACGTCTTTTTCACCACGCTTAGTGGACAGAATAACGTTTTCTACTACTGCTCCTTCACGGCGAACAATAATAGCATACTGGTCTTCGGTCTGTGGGCCGTAGTTGAAAATAGCCTTAGCTATAGAAGAACGAGTACCACCAGTAGGGTAAATAGGCAATTGCAGGGCATTACCTTTTTGGAAATCGGCATAAGAAACTATTTCAACTTCGATAGTAGAACCAATTTCGCCTGGATAAAGAGCTACAACGCCTGGCATTGCATATTTAGCCAGAGATTCCTGGAAGTCTAAAGAAGTAATTTCTGATTCGGCGGATTCTGCTTCGGTTAACAGAATACCAGAATCGGTTACGATTTTACCAATAGAAATAGTACCAGAAACACCAGAACTTGAAGAAGTAATTTCAGCAGTCCATGCAGAACCTAATGCAGGATATTGGCCAACAGATTTCGCATGAGCGATAATTTTACCGGATGGAATGAATACAGCCTGAATTTTACCATCGGTATCTACTTTTGTTACTTTACCGGCATCTTCGATAACGGTCTGGAGATATTTGACGCGAATGGTGTCGCCAACTTTATAGTTACTACCAGCAGTAAGAATAGTTGTTTCAATATTCCCTGCTACCGGCGATGCGTTTTTAGCGACATCACGGTTAACAACACGAACAGTACGAAGGTCATTACCATACTGAAGGAAGTTCATACCAGACATGAAATAATCGGCAACTTCATTAGTAGGGCCGCCAAACATATCAACAAGTTCTACTTCGTTAGTAACTTGTACAACTTGGAATGCAGGACCCCACTGGAATTTACCAACCAGAGCAGCACGACCCGTAGCATTACGAACCACAGTGCTCTGTACACTGGTTTCTTTGAGCTCTACGCCCGGAGATAATAAAGCCATTTTAATTCCTCAAATAGTTTGCTTTATCTTATTTATACAAACGACAAGCCATGTTCTCTTGGAGCATATTCGGCTGAAGCGTCCCCAGAATCAACAAAAACAACTGGAGCATATTCATCGTTCATATCTTCCAACTCACGACTAAAGACTTCTGACGCAAGGCGCATTTCATCTTTATCTGCGTAGTCGGCAAATTTCTGCTGGGTCGTTAGCCACGCAAAAATTACTAAACCCATCACTAAGTCATCATGGAAACCTTCTTCTGCAGCCCATGAAAGTTTTTTCTGGCTGAAGGTACGGAATTCAAAAATAGTAGGCTTGTGATGAAGTATTAATTTATCTTTCTCGATAAGGTCTTTTAGTGTAGAGCAACCAACCGCTTTGGTTTTAGTTGTCTGTTTCATACCTAAATCAACCATTGAATCACAAATAACGTTTTCGTACTCAAGGTCCATATAAAGTGATTTAGCTACAGAAACACCAGTCGAGTTCAGCTCAATATAAACAGGAGCTTCGTTATATTCCATTAGATATTTATGCACTATATCCGGGAGGATTAAGTGAGAAATTTCATTAGAATGGAGCACTGCAACTTGTTCCCATTGAGAGTCAGTCACATCAATAATATGCATTGCATGGTAATCCTGTCCACGACCTTCAGAACAGTCTAATGCAGCGATATATTTACGCCCTTCTTCAGGTTTCTTATAACGATAGAAATAACCATTTTCGGGAGTTGTCTCAATAAAGGACAAGTTGGCTAATTTCATACCATTAATCAGCGTACCAGAAGTACCTTGGAATTCAGCCATATGTTCCTGACGGAATTGTTCAAGGCTTGAAGCACTGATAGTTTGTGCAGACCATTGCCACCCATCATCAAAGCAATCATTATCGTCGTATAAACGCTCTTTAACAGAGTTCCAAATCGCGGTATAAGGAGCAAAGCCTGATTTACCTTCAATAGCTGCTGTCCAGATATCATAGAAGTGGTTTAATCCGTTAGGAGTAGTTGTAATAATAATTTTAGAACGACGACCAGAAGAAATAACTGGTTGTATAGCAAGCCATGCATCAATGAAGTTCGGGATAAACGCACATTCGTCAATGTAAATCATAGCGAAGGAGTTACCACGGACGGCGTCAGGGGAACTTGCATAAGCGCCAATGGAACTACCATTGTCAAGTTCAATTGAGCCCTTGTTCCATTCTACGATGCCTGGTTGTAAGAAATCAGGTAACAGTTCGATCGCTTGTTTAGTACGGTCTAAAACTTCTGCTGACATTGACCCTTTGTGAGCCAGAATACCAACAGCTTTATCTTTGTTAAAGCATACGAAGTGAGCAAGGAAAATTGCTACTACGGTTGTTTTACCTAACTGACGAGACAGGTTACAAACAGTCATACGCTTTGAGTGCATGATTTTAAGCATATCACGCTGGTAATCACGAAGTTGGACCTTAATGGTCCCGTAGTCGATGTGTGTAATCGCACAATATTTCTCAGCGAAATATACGATATCGTCTCGACACTTTTTCCATTCTTGGACCATTTCTCTGGACCAAGCCGTTTTAATGTTTGCTCGTTTTAAGTTAGGTAAACCCATATAACGAGAACGTTTATTATTTTTATCTTTAAACGTCTGGAACAAATTAGGGTCTTCACCCTGCAAACGAATTTTTACAATACCGTTTATTCTAAGATAATCATCAAATTTCGTGGGGTACCATTTCCCATCCCATTGCGATTTCATCCATGTCATCCCGTCTTCAACTTTTGTTTCTAGCTGAGAAGGAGGGCGAATAACAATATTATCGCCCGTGTTCAATGGATGGTCATCACTCAGTACATTGACTGGTAATTCCATTAATTAACCTGCTTTTCTAATCTTTCCTGAGCTTCGTAAGAATCACCGATTTCATCCATAAGGTCTGTAGGACTACCCATGAAAATAGTCGCATTTTCGATATTAGTAGTCTGTTGACCACCTTGTCCTTTAGTATCGACTTTCTCATCAGTAATTTCTTTCATTTCTTTATGAAGCTTGAGAATTTCTTTGTTTGTGGTAGTCATCTGGCCCATAAGAGTAGCAAATACTTCCATATGGCGAGGAGAATCAGCATTCTTTGCCGTTTCAAGGAATATTTTGCCAGCATCCATCAACATCTGCTGTTGAAAGTGGAGATTCTTACGAACCACTGAATAGTCATCTTCGAGGTCTGGTTTACGGTCGTTAGGGTTGGATTTTACCTCGACCAGTTCTAATGGAGCATAGACCTCGATTTCTTCGCCTTCAATTCCAGGCAATTCACTGATGTCCATTAGACTTGCAATATTAAGTTCGCTCATTATGTACCTCGTGGTCCTGGTGGCTCAGGGGCGACCGGAATAGGTTTACCTGATGAATCATATGTCTGTATTAATTCGCCGTCCCACTCGCTTTGTTCTACGTCACGAGGGACAATTTCAGAGTCCACTGATTCAAAATTACCTTCTGGTTTTAATTCTCTGCTATTAGCAAAGAAGTCCAGATAAACTGTTTTAATCTCACCTTCTAAATTAGAAACAGGAGGATAAAGCCAGCCATTTACTTCAAACATGATAGACCATTCAAGACGACGCTTAGATGCGGCATCACCTTCAATTACTTCGTCCATCGCTAACGATTGGAATACAATTCTGATGTCACGTTCAAATTTGATTTCGTTAGTATAAAGTTCAGTTATTGTCGTATTAAAATGCGGCTGGAAATACGGCATAATCTGTTCGATGATTTGAAACATATCATCTTGGTTTCTAGTATAAAGGCCTAATTCAAAAATCATTTTCATAGGAACAGGACTGAATTGGCTTATTGCTTTTCTAGGGTCATTATCCCTATATTGGGCCATCGACCTGTTTTGAAGGGCTGTTTTATACTGTGCGTTGTACATCATATCAACCAAATGAAGGTTCATACGAGGTAGAATAGTTTCAATCTTCGCAATCTGAGCAGCTCTTTCTTCAGGAGACATATCAGGCGAAGGAATATTTTGAATGGCGTTTATTTTGCCAAGCTGCATCATAAAGTGTTCTTTAGATGCGTATGTAATAGGGACCTTAATATATTTCATCCCAGTATCTTCGCGCATACGTTGTATTTGAACGTGGGAAAAAAGGTCACCCATTAGAACAATGTAACGACGAAGAGATGAATTGTACCAGTGGCCAAACAAATTTCACCTCCAGTGAAGTTATTCCCGGCCGAGACCGGGGTATTATATGCTTTATTTATGACATAAAATCATCGTCAAAAGGCGAGCTCTTAGGAGGAGCCATATCACCTTTACCGTTAATAACTACATACGGTTCGACGAATTCAGCCGCTTCTTCATTAAACGCAGTGGATTCCGCATATTGGTCAATATTAGTATCAGCCAAACCATCTAAATTAGAAACAGGCATTAAATCAAGTTCACTGAACTCAGGAATATTAATTCCTTCATTTCTTTGGAGTGACGGTTTAATTTCTTCGCCAGAATAAACGAACTTAGTAGCTGTAAGTTTACGCATTGCGTTCTGGCCAACCTGATAGAATGGGTCATAAGGTTGTACCCAATTTATTTCAAATAGACTGTTGTCCATAGGGAAATAAATCAAATCACCTGCCTGTGGTTCTTTATTGTTCACTTGATGTTTAAAGAGATTAGGGTTAATAGTGATTTCAACTTCATCATTAACCATCATGCCGAACTTACTGTAATAAGTATTGTCACCGCTGTAACCGTCAAAGCTGTTTAGATATCCTGCGAATTTCCAGGCCTTATCAAACTTAGACTGTGGGTCTTCGCCAAAAATAATATCCGGTTTGACATATTGTCGTGGTATGTAATAAAGTTCAATACCACGCATCTGAACGGATTCAGCCACAATAGAATCTGCTAATGTTTGGACATTAGAATAATGATTCCAGTTTACATATGGGTTTAATATTTCAGTTTCGTTCGTATTATTATAGCCCGTGTTATTCTCGAGCTTTGCAAATAAACTTGAATCGAAAGTTGCCATATTATCCTACCAAAATACCGAAAGGTGGATCGAGTAAATCGAGTTCTTCACGGAGACGTTCTTTTTCAATCCTGGCTTCTTCAATTAAACGCATTCCGTCTACAGTTACACCACCTGGCATCTGCATTCCTTGGTGTTTGGCTAATACATTACCCCAGACTTCTTTTGTTAAAGCCGTAGCATAATCTTTAACCCAACGGTTATTATATGCTCCTTGTCTAGGAGCGGTTGATTCTCCAGCACGGGCAGGACCGGTTGCTTTCCAAGGGGCTTCATATTTGTCTTGTAAAGACCAAGGGTCAGTAGAACAAGATTGAGCATATCCAACACCGGCTTGGCCTACGGCCATTCCATCTACGCCAATAAAACTTTGAGTATAGACTTCGACAATTAACAGGTCGCCTTTACGAAGGTTGCCCATTACTTTAAGCATTTCAGTGTCATCGTTATACCAATAGTCAGGAAGCGGAACCATGATATCTTGCATCATAGAACGATATTGCATAAGCTGGGTAAAATAAGAAAGGTCTGCGCCAAAAGCATTAGGACCGAATGTATTACAGCTTGAACCCATACCGCCATTAATACCTGCCAAACCAAGAACAAAGTCAGTGAACCATGGATAAGTGGCTTGTCCGTCCATTGAGGTTAAAGAACCAACGTTAGTTCGAACAATCTGGGTCACTGCAAATACACCACGTCCTGAAAGGTCAAATACTAAATCACGTGCAAGCTGTTCTTCACCGATATGGAAGGCAAAATAGTTTTTGTTAAACCCGTCATAATGATATTCGCCATAAAGCTCCAGGGCGCGCTGGATTGAATCGTACACTTGGTCAGTAGTAACTTCAATATTAATAATTGGTGCGCCTAAACGACGAAGGATTGAATCCTTGAGCTGTTTAGGGTTATAAGATTCTGTAGCCATAAGTTGTCCTCATATTAGATACAAGTATTTATGCCAAAAAAGGGCCGAAGCCCTTTATTATGATAAGAACGTTGAAAGAAGAACCCAAGCACCGTCTACACGAACATAAGCCTGGCCATCTCTAGGAGCGTCAGGAATCTTATTAGTTTCTAGTTGTTTAACTGTATTAACAACACCGCGTTCTTCAACAGTAGAACCGTTAGGGTTTGTACCGTTCATTTGACGAGTTAAAGTAAGAACAGAACCTTTTAAACCGGTTTGGTTTGTACCAATTTCAACTTGGAGGTCTTGAATATCAGAGGCTGAAATAGTGGCCATATTGGTTACTGAAGTTAATCGCCCTTGAATACTTGTAGGGGATGGATTAACAGAAGAACCAATGGTTTCAGTCATCCATGCAACTTGACCACGAAGACCAGAGCTTGAATCATTACCAACAATAGTGGCTAAAGCATTATGGTCTTCTCGTAATCTATACAATCTACCATTTATAGTGGCTGATTCGGATGAAGTGCCAATAGCCTGTTCAATACTAGTAACTTTAGGGTTTAATCCTGTAATAGGCGTATTTAAGTTAACATCAATAGCAGACAATCTAGATTCGGCAGAGTTCATTCTAGTGTTAATAGAAGCCCCAGTTCCTAAACCTATAGCCTCTTTAATTTCTTCTAAAGTATCATCAGAAACCTCTGATTTGCTTTCAAGGTCTTTAAGTCTAATATAAACCGATTTATTAGAATTTGCTTCAGTTTTAGGGCCAAGCTCTTCGCGAATTTCATTAATTTTAATTCCTAACGAGCCTACATCAGAATCTGAATAATTGTCTTCTAAGATTTTAATTCTTTCGGCCTGAGAAACAATAGCCGAACTGTTGTTAATAATTCGACGTTTCATACCAGTGGCTTCTGCACCTGGCTTATAATGACCGTTGATATCTTGATCAGCGTATTGTCCAATTTCCTTTTTCAAGAAAACAATATCATCACGAACTGGGCGATAAAAATCGTCAGCTTCAGGGTCATACACTCCTAAGTTCTCTTTCAAAAATTCGGCATCAGTGTATAACTCACCAATATTATCTTCAGCGAATTGCATATGTACTTGGAGGATTTCTACGTTCTCTTTGTTCTTAGCAATCTGTTGGATAATACTAACATCAGACCCTGCTTCTAAAGCTTCATTGATATTATTAACATTATCAATAATAGTATTAACAGTTTCTTTAGTTGCTTCACTGTTCTCTACTAAACGTTCTACGTTCTTTTGAATACCTAATGGAGCACCGTTCAGAGTACCGTCATTTCCATATTTTGTTGTAGCACCATCTAAACATTCACCATTGCGCACCCATGGGATGCGCTTCTGGTCAGCTTCTGGATAGCCGTCAACAAATGGAAGATTTTTTAATTCCAAATGTTTAATCATTATTGTTCCTTATTGAACTTTGATTATATAATAAACTGCGATGTTCCAAGGACGGTTCTCGTCTTGCATAAGACCATCAGTATTCATGGTACCAAACCCATCACGAATAGACCAATCTTCAATTTCAGAACCATCGTTAGTAAAGTACAGATAGTTATCACTATCACGTTTATTATTACCAAGGAAACCATTTCTAACGGAGCATCCGAAATAAGCATCGCCTCGGTTGTGATGTTCGCCCCAACCACTATTGTGTTTGTGTTTCTTAACGGCTTGAGCCTGAATCGAACCCACAGGACCTGCACCACAACCTGCACCAAGCCCAGGTTTTCCTTTAGCATCAGGACCTGAATGATTTAAAATGTCTTGGCCTATGCCAGCACCACGAACAAATAGACCGCGCATATCAGGAACTCGTCCTGTAGGCAATGCATTCCAAAGAGCAGGGTTAGTCCATTGGTTATAAGTGAAACCACCGTCACAAATACGCCATTTTTCAGGAACTCTACTTGCGTCGCCAATCCACATTACAATAACGCCGGCAGGCACATCATCACCAAGCATATCAACAGTAACAACAGGGCTACCATTACGAGTCATTGAACCAGAAACGTTAAAGTTTCCGTTAATTTGTCCACCACCGGTAGTCAAAACGCCATTGATGACCTGATTACCTTGAGTAGAAATTACGTTAGCATTATAAGCCAATGCAGTGTTTGCATCACCAGCACCAACTGTTCTAGTTGTTTTTAAAAGACCAATACGGGATTCGTTACCAGTTCTAGCTAATAATGTTCTTGGTGTAATAGCTTTAACAGAATCATTACCAATAGCGACATCAGTATCAGTAGCTAATGAAATAAGACCTGCTCTATCAATTGTAGAGGTTAACGTTCTTAAAGTTGCTGGGTTAATTGCAACAGCCCCGCCAACTAAAGTAGCTTGAACTTCACCTGCAGTAGCCATACGAACTAAACCATCTACACTTTCAGTTGCTTTGGTATACGTAGGTAAAGCGGCTGTCGCTTTAGCAATAGCTAATGCAACTTTTTTAGGGGTCATTATTGTAAGGTCATCAGCACCTGCTAAAGCGGCCGCTTGAGTAGAGATTTTAGCAACACCAAAATCTAATTCAGTTGCTTGACGAGACAAAATATAATTTTCTGAAGCTACAATAGCAGCTTTTAAACCACTAGGAACAACAGCCGCATTGTCTATAGTAAGAGCTTTAGTTTCTTCTTGTGTTGCATATCTGGTAAGACCAGCAACTGTAAACGTAGCAGGTGGGCGCGTGATGGCGGATTTTAATGTGGCTGGTGAAATACTCACGTTAGCCAAAATACCTTCATCTACCTCTGCCTGAGTTGCAAATCTACTAATACCTACAACATTCTCGGTCGCACCTGGTATACCCTGAACTGCTATAGGGTTCAAGGCAGCTAATGCTGCCTGAACGTTTACAATATTAGATGGAAATGAAGTTCCTGTAGGGTCAAAAATTTTATATACTGATTCATCACTGACGTGACGTATTGTATTAGTAGTCATTAGGATTCTCTTCTAAAATAATACAAAGTAATAGAGCCATCGACTTCACCACCTACTAAAGGCTGGTCTACAATACCCATTCTAGCCCAATTACCATAACCGGATTTACCTTCAACAACAATTGTTTGGGTGATGCTAATACCATATTGTGGCTCTGGCGTGTAAATATGGTTTTGGTAATCATTGTATGTAATATTTAATACCGTGGCATCGGCACTATCAATTTCAACACTAGAAATAGCAATTGTGTTAACAAGAGCATCGGCTAAAACTGCATACGCTTTAGAAGCCACCGCTATATCTGTATCACCAACCTCGACCGTAACCGGGAAACCTAAAACATAAATCATCTTAGATTCGCCTGGATTACCAATAACTTGACCTGCAAATTTAAGCTGGTCCGATTGGTTATTAAAGCCAGGAGGTAAACCGTCAGTATTAATAACCACACTATTTACCGGAAGGTCATTACGGCCAGCCAAATCATCTATAGCGCCTTGAATAGTAGGATAAAAAATGCCCTTCATAGTTTGCGATGCAGAAACACCACCTAAAGGTCTTTGGTTTGCTACAAAAGTAGGTTTTGATTTATTTACTCTGAATTGTAAATAATCGGCAAGGCGAGATATTACTCCCGCCTTAGAACGTGATAAACTAAACATTAAGAAACCCTCATCCAACGATACACTGTGATATATGGGTTCATAATATCAACAGATGCTGCATCAATAATATTTTCTTTGTTAATAGTGGCTTGTTCTTCACGATATTTCGTATAAGCAGGACCTTGTGAATCCGGGTCAAACTGACACCCACCAATAACAATAGGACCATTATCATCAGCAACCAAAACCTTATCATCAGTGCGAAGCATAGGGATTTGGCCAGCTTTAAGAATAATGTTTGCATTTCCACCAGTACCACCGGCAGTAGACTGCATTTGTCCTGTAGGGTCTAAATGGTTATTATTAAGATTAAATCTTGAACCTGGGTCAGAAGACCAACCAACCAACACAGTAGATTCTAATCGTTTCCATTGACCAAAGCCCATATAAGTCGCAGGGTTATTAGGGTTAACCGTGTTTTCGTAAATAGTTCCTACCGGATGGATCAAATCAAAAATAGCTGCAATAGTATTAGGCTGGTATTCTGTAGGAGCAGTAGCTTCTACGTTAGGCCAGAATGGTTCATTATAATCTGTAATACGAACACCACCTGTGATATTTACATAGTTCGTACTAGAAATATATCTAGAATCCGTTTCTAATAAAATATCATCAAGACTTAAAGTCGTACCAATATTATTGTTATACCATATTAAAGTAATGATATCGCCGTGTTCTAAAGGTTTATCAAATCTGACAGCTTCTACCCTAGTATCGTCGTCATTTAATTCAAATAAAAAGTCTGTCGCAGATTCAACCCAGTTGCCATTAGCATTGAAACAGTCATTTGAGTTATCAGCTTCAGCACCTTCACAACGGAAAGTAGGAAGACCCGCAGTTCCGGCCTGATATTGAAGAACCGAGTTGATTGACAGTTCAACTGTATTAGGGTTCACAGGTTGATCAGGCGTGACACCTAGTTCTAACATACTGTACATATTTTTATTTTCAAGATCGGCAACGACAATACTTCCATTGATAGTAGTTTTATCAGTATATTTTTGATCTAATACTCTAACCTGTCTACGGTTATAAGAAGAACGCCATTGGCCCAAACCATCCATATAAGAAACTACGATAACAGTATCACCTTCATTACAGGCATTCTTAAGGCGAATATTTTTGCCGTCGTATTCTTGAATTGCCTCTGGGTCACCGGCTACAGGAGAACCTACTTCAGCATTATTAGGGTCAAACACATTGTTAGCACCATAGAACAGAAGGTTGCCACGATGATAAACTTTTAAGTTAACGGGATTATAATCATGAGTCTCAAAAACATTCATGAAATCGCGTTGGCCTTGAGAAGCAATATATTCTTGTGTGACCACCGTAGCGATATCATTATTATCTATACGGTCGATAGATTTATTTTGAATATATTCCCAACGACCTGGAGCACAATATACGAGCTCTAAATCGGCAAAGTTTCTGTTAATTTCTACGGCATTAGGAGAACCTTTAATTGTATCGCCAGAAGCGGGTACAATTCTAACAGGATTTCGTTGCCAAGTGCCGAATACATCACGAAGACGAATCACATAGTTATAGTTAGCTACGGCTCCTTTAGGGAGGTTAACGGTAATTCGCCCGTCTTCAGTATTAAGAGTGTATGATTTGCCAAAGTCTGCTTCTAAAATAGCGCCTTCAGAAGTAGAATAAGTTTTCCACGCACCAGCAGCGTGCGGGTACATGCCATCGCCTAACTGATAATATAACTCATCAAAGTTATTATTTAATTTTAAGCCACCTGCTCTGAGGTAATCACCGGTGCCGTCATCAACAACACTACCCACATTAAGTTTTTGTTTCATTAGTTAATAACCCCAAACGATTGTGTATCGATTACTTTAAGAGCCAAACGCATAGTTGGAATAGAACTATCAGCTGTAGCAATAACGTAATCACCTGTCGGCATACTAAATGTCAAATTATATATTTCATCTTCATCATTTACTTGACCACCACGCATAACCGCATATTCAGTAGAAAATACCTTATTAGATTGATAATCAATCAAAAGAAGTATTTCAGAAGTTTTATATTTAGTCCCATCAGTTGTCATTGCAGTGGCAAGCAATTTAACTGTTTGGTATTGGCCTTTAGGGAAAAGCTGGATATCACGTTTAGTGCTTGACAGTTGGAATGTTTTATTTAATGGGATAGTTTTATCACCAAACATTGATTCGATAGAGTAATCCCATTTTGCTACACCGCCTTCAACACTCACACACCAAACCGTTATACGAGTAAATGGAGTAGTGATTCTAAGGTTCCCAGAAGGAATAGAAACAAAGCTATCAACAACTTGGATTTCGAAGAAGTTTTCAGTACTAAATGAACCCGTACTATTGATGAAAATTACGCCTTCTCCAACTTTACCATTTCGGACCGCACAAAGAACATTACCAGCCGAAGTATCAACATCAGCCATTACGCCCGGGTTAACTCCTGGTCCAAAATCAGAAGATCTAAAAACTTTCTGATAATATCCGGTTGCATGCAATTTTTGCATATCATATACATCAGTGAGTCGCTGGTCACCAAATGTATTGTAGATATTGTTTAAGTCGGTATTAAGTTTAACACCGCCGTCATAGAGAATATCGCCGGTAGAGGCGTTACCAATCTCTCCAACGTCGATTAAAAGTTTGCCATTTGCTTGTGGAATCATAATTAAGCCTCTTTATTGTATATCATTATTTATAGACCCTAAAGGGCCCGAAGGCCCATAATTAGAATTCGAAGATGATGTTAATTTCTTCAGTCTGGTCCATAGCCCTAACTACCGGAGGTCTATTTTCCATGTATATCATTTCACCGGAATGACGGTCTAAATCAATAGCGTCATAATATTCTTTAATAGCTTTAACATTAGGGTCGCTTGGAATAACACGTTTTTCTAATGGATTGCTTATAATAGAAATCTGTCGGAAACCATTATTACCCGGTAAGCTGAATTTAGGGAAATATACTGAATCTAAGAAAGCTTTGAATCGTATAGTGTTTGCTTTAACTCTATACACAACGCCATAATCTTCGGTTTGCCATGATAAGTTATTTTGATAACCCCAACGTTCCGGGTCTTCTCTAACCTCATCAGGCCATGGAACAACAATGTATTCATTAGTACAGCGGTTAATAGAAACGTCAGGTGGGATTTCGTAAAGATATTCCCAAAGATATCCGTCGCCTAAGTTAATTAATTCGCCACCTTCAGTGTCTCTGGTTCCGGAAGGAGGGGCCATTGAGTTTACACTAGTGGTCCATTTACCGCCTAATTTTATACATTCTTCTTTATTGTCAAGTTCATAAATTGAACAAGACCCTGCATCAGGAATATCCACACAACGATAAACCATCCATCCAGCGCCTGCATCTGTTCGGTTATAAGGAGCGCTATTTGATACGACTATATCGCCTATTTGGAAATTACGTGGGTTAGGATATCTAATATCACCCCAATCTCGACGAGGGGTTATAGCGTCAAGCATTGATTTGTGAACTTTAACTGAACCCATCATGTGGGTCCACATGTCTTCAATTCCTTCGACATCATCTACCGGATATGGTGGGGCAAAACCAGGGTCGTTTTCGTTTGCCGCCCAAGGTTCTGAGCGGCCGAATGCGACATACATAGTATTTTGGTTAGGACCATCACCGATAGTTTGATAGAAGTTCAACATCTTTTCAGTTCGAAATTTTGAAGTAATAATCGAACGATAGACTACAGAACTATTATTCATCTACATTTACCTGTGTTGGGTTTCTAGGGTCACGAGGATTACCTACATCGTCTTTTAAACGAAGCTCTATTAAGTCTCGCCATTGGCAATATGTAATACCGCTCTGGTCTAATAAGGCACTTAACTTTTTACGTCTTTCATCAGGCGTCTGGCCTTGGAAAATAGAGTTATCGTTTTCTGCATTATAATCAGAAGGCAACGGGAACGGAAGGCCTGCATTAGGAGAAGGTAAATAAATTACTTCACCTGTAACAGGGTCTCTATTAACTTCACCGGCACTGTTTAATGATGCAATACGGTCGTACCATTCTGATGGTAAACCATCAGACCAACGATAATTCTTAAGCTTATTTAAAATAGTCTCGACATGCTTTAAAGTAAGCCCAGTATTGACAAACATCGTTAAAAGGGTAATACCAACAAACCCGAATCCTATTGGATGTACAAATCTAAGGACATCATTACGATATCTTGACGTAGGCAGATTAGATTTAATTGTCATAACATAATAACTTCTATTACGATCAATATAATCTATGCTGTTGGTCATTAAGTCTTTACCACGAACGCCTTGGATAATCATTCCTTTAAATCCAGTAATTTCAGATTTAATTTCTTGACCAACCAAATAACGACCTAAAAGGTTGTGAATAGTGATTCGCCATCTAAGCTTACCATCTTTATATTCACGCTCAATATAAGTCACATTACTACGACCTGTAGGAGTGTAAATGCTAGTACCAACGATATCTTCGTTGATATTATCAGATTCAACTATGATGTCATATTCAGTAGTGTTTTTAGACTCAATATCGATTTCAACATCTTCATTATACAACAGTTTGAATAGAAACTTATACGATGCTTCTGTACCTTTAGTCATCCATAAATCAGATTGTCTTGCTTCAAAGAAACGAACGACTTCATCACGTTTATCTTTTGACAGGTAAATATTTCGTTTGTAAATCTCAGACCACAGGTATTCCCAAGCATCTTCTTCTCTTGGATATTTGTTACGAATAAGATTCAACAAGTTGTTATATTGAGTACCTGAGCCATCAGATATGAACTGCAAATAGTATTCACAGAACTTTTCAAAATTGGTATCTTGAAGCAAATAGCTGTCAGGAACCATTTTAGTCAACAGTGGACGAAGGTCTGGGTCTCTTTCAGAATCAGTTACTTCAGGTGTCCAGGCGACATCACGCTCTTGATTTTGCAATTCGGCGGTAAACATTATTTTTTCTGGTTTCCAGAAAATAATAGCTTCATCTCTGACACGATAGTCAAATTCAAAGTAGCCAATAATTTCACCAGTGTTTTTATGCAATAGAATGCCAGAAGCGTATTTTTTGAATCCTTTGAATTCAATATTAGGAGAAGTAACCGTCACATGTCCTTTTTCCCAATACTCATGGAGAATTCGATCTGGTGAACCGGAACCATGTTCATCTACAACTTTTTGATATAACTGGTCCGAATAAACAACCATTGCCCTGTTATCATTTGTAATCCACGAACGAACTTCATCTCTTCTACACCAGCCAAAGAATGGTTCGGCGTAATAATTCATTCGACCTGGCTTAAATTCTTTAAAGTCTGATTCAGCGGATGTTCTAAAACTCATCATCAAATAATGTTTATCATGAATTTTTTCATCGGCTGGAACAAATTTGACACCTTTGTTAACAAGGTTTGGATATTTTTTAACTACTTCAGGGTCATTTTCTACTTCAAACTTAAAGTTGCTACTGGAGAAGAATATCTCAGTACCATCAGTACCAAGAGAACACCATCCATGCTCGATACGTCTACGTTCTTCTTCGGTATTACCAAATACACGAGTCCAGGTATCAGTTTCAACATCCAGCCAATAAACACCTTTAGATTCTGAATCAATTACGTTATCAGGATTAGTAGGGTCCATTCCTACGTTATAAACTTCACCTGTAATTAAAGCTAATACACGTCCATCAACAGAATCCATTTTAAAACAGACTGCTTTTGGGTTTCCGGTGATATTAGAAAAACCGGGTTCAAAAACCTTTTCACCAAACGTAGGCGATCCTGGGTCTGTATCAACAGGAGCGTTTGTAGTTTTAACCTTAAAGACTTTATCACGTCCAGACACATAAACATATTCATCGGTTACAACAATTGCCTCTGCGATTGTAGAGATGGCAGGAGGAAGTCTTGCGTAGTCGCCAAAGATTTCAACATCAAAGCCTAATTTAAGCCGGTCGCCAATTTTAGCAAATGTTACATCCTGTGAGCTGAATTTAACAATATCAGAAGACCATCTGATGTCGTTAGATTGGCGCCCATAAAATACTCGGTCATAACCTAAAACATAAGTAGTGGTATTAGACTGATAATAAGGAATACGAGAAACCGGGTTGCCTACTCGATCTGTAAACAGTTTTACGTATTTCCAATTCTGACCCTTATCATTAGACACTTTTACTAAAGGCTGGAAACGTTCAAATAGATAAAGAACTCCACCAATTTCGGCAAGCATAGTACGTTCGGTATTAATACAAACAGGTTCAATATGACCCTGAATTTCGTGATATTGGTCTGAATTTAAAATAAAGTTTTTGACCGAGCTGACATCATTAAACGCAGGTGAAAACTGGAAGTTTTCTGCCATTAATGATGCAACAATACTATCACGGTTAAAATCAATATAAGAGCGATTATAAACGAATTTCTCATTTATGAATTTAGTGCTTAAAGTGAATTCACGCATCATCTGGAAAGTGTATGCGTTGGTAGCGAATGTTTGGAATTCTTCAGTCTCAACCCAATTAGACTGTTCAAAACCTTTAGCAGCTACGGCCACCCTCATTTTATAATATTGATTCGGGCGTACGAATGTGTCTTCGAACCATTCATTATCAGCTGTATATCCAAGGTTGCGCCATTGGTATCTTGAGGGGTCCCTTTGGACCCCATTATCACGAGTTTGGCATGCTTCTACAAAATAATAGAAGTTTGCACCGACGCTGTCCCAACGAATGCTGACCTGATTGGCGGAAAGTTTATTAATTCGTAAACTAGTTACGTCAGGTGCTTTTACTGTCATTGTGCAATTGGCTCCATTGTTATGGTAGTGTATTGAGGACGTAAATCATTCTCAAACACAATTAATGAACCGTCTTTAGTGAAGATGTTGTCTTGTGATGGCCCAGCGTATAATTCAATAGATTGAACTTCGAATTTATCTGAAGTTAACCCTATAGCAGCAATATCCCAATAAATGAAATCGCTGTAATAGTTTATATCACCGACAACATAATAATTTGTTTGGTCGCTAGACGCTGACAATTTATTAAAATCACCTTCTGTATAAAGAGTTCCTACAGGAACATCACCTGGGCGGAAAGGCCCAATAACCATTTTACCTTCACCGGTGGTAAGATTTTTATCTGTTGCCACAATTCGAACGTTGTATGGTTCGCCTGATGTAGGGGTGAATTTAAACAAAGATGATTCTACAGAACGGTCTGTATATTGATTGTAGTATTTAATACCGGCAGCTGGTGTCTTAAAGAAGTTTAAGATTTCACGTACCATACTAATCGAAGCAGAAGAACCTAAAATACTATGGTCCGCATTATCTACATAAGTAAGCATTTTAGATTTTGCAAATCCATGATTAAAGATTTCAACTTCGTCTATGTAATATCTATCAATCTGGTCAATGACTTGTGCCTTCAACCATTGTTCGGATTCTTGGAGTTTATTAAGAGCATAAGTTACACGAATATTATGCCTTAAGAACATATAGTTAGGACTAATTACACTTGGAGTGATAGTCGAAACGTTAAATCCGTTCAAGTAATCTTGCATGTCTTCACGCTGAACTGCAGTCAGATATAATCCTGATTTAGGTTTAACCGCAATAAACGCATAACCTGGTTTACCTGGATCGGTAAATGTCTGAACGGCTTGGACAATAGAACCAAATCGTTCTGAAATAAACGTATCATAGTCAGTGCCGGTTACACAGCGCATCTGTGCTTCGCGTTTAACAACAGCAAGTTCACGGATACGTTCAATATCTTCTGGGTCACCACCGCCGTCCGCGCCAACATAGTCGGGGCTATTATCATAGTTTTCGGTAATAGCAACAATAGTCAGATTAGTTAATGTATCTGCATAGCTGAAATCTGTTGCACCATTGGCTGCTTCACCGTCTGTACGAAGATATTCGATAACGATTGAAGATTCTTTAGTTGGTTTTAAACCACCAATATAGTTGGCTTCCATTACACCGCCTGCAACGGATGGCGAACTTTCACCTTCACCAAAGAAGAATTCAGTAAAGCCATCTACGGTTTCACGCATATAGAAAATTGTAGAAGTAGAACCGGCATGAACCATAGATTTATTAGTCCAATCAGTCCATTCAATTCCGTTTACTTTCAATTTAACTTCTTTACGGTCTATATCAGGGTCTTGAATAATAATAGGCTGATTTGGGTCAAATAAAAGCTCAGTACGGATAATTCGGCCTTGAGCCAAATTAATAATAGGTCGATATTGGCCTACATTATCTCTTATTGCAATAACATCTTCAGTTACAACAAATGGATATGGGTCAACTCGTGATTCACGTGCATAAGCAAGGAATTTAGTTCCACGAGGTATTTTAATGCTATAATCAGGACGCGCATTCTCTACGGTTAAAAGAACACTTGTTTTTGCTGCTGATTTAGAAGAAGGAAGATATCCTTTATCCTGTGCGGCCTGAACAACAGAAGAACGTTGGTTTGCAGTTCCAATGAATGACTCATAAATTGCAGTATTAGAGAACTGCTGCATATAAAGAGTATTATACGCGAGCATATCAATAAGGACGTTCATTCTGGAGCCGGCGAAATCATAATCTTTAAATTCATCTTGACCCGACAGCCAATCAATTATGTTCTTTTTAATTTCTTCAAATGTTGCTCCCACAAATACTTTTGGGATTGCGTTAACTTGTCTAGTTAACTGAAAATTAGTAGGTTGGTCTGCCATTATATTTTCCTAGTGAATGAATACTTTTGGTGAACCCTGTGCGATGGTATCACCACAAGAAATAGGGTCTGCCATTGCGGCTGCTTTCTTACCGGTAACAAAGACTTTACTTGTCCTTGGTTCAACAGAACCATCGTGTGTCTCATAAGGCTTTTTAATTTCAGTATGAGGTACTATTTTATCTCCGGCTATAACAACCGCTATACCACCAGTAAATACCTTGCCTTGAGATGCTAAAACCTCTGTAGGTGGCCACGCTTGGTGGCCTGTCGTCATACAATTATTAAAACTCAGTGCCGGCATTTTATGGCCTCGCATAAACATACGAACGTAATTGATTTGCCCACCTAGACCAATTACCTACGATAGTTTTGAAATAAGTTTTTCTGATAGTTCTTTTCTCTGCTGGAGGAGTAACGACAGGGTCGTCAGGGGCGCTCCCTCCTGTACTCGGTGCTTGGTACCAATAGATTAACTCTACAACATAATTAAATGTCTTAGTGAGCGCCTTAGGGGCTTTAAAGTAATAAAGCTGAGCATCTAGTGAACCAGGAAGTGAATCCCAAGAATCAGCAGAAAGAAGTTGACCTTGAATTGTTCTATATTTTAAAGCGTCATTGCCAAGTGCAAAAACATCTTGATAGGTACCAAATAATCGGTTGCCTACAACATTAATGCCTGGTGTGGCTTCATAATCTATTATATTTATTGACTCTAACGTCTCGCCTTCTTGGAATTGAGCAGTGAACGTGACGTCGATAGAAGACCCTTCCATATCTTCGGAAAGGTCTGTGCTCATAGGAAGTATTTCAGCCATTAGCCAATATCAATCCTGCTACCGTCAATAGTGTACTGACCTGATGCGACAGAGTTCATAGAAGCAAATTTCTCAGTCCAAGAACCACCGACATCAATATCTACAGTTCCAGCAATTTTCCAAGTTAGGTTACCGTCAACGGTGTACTCATGGTTTCCAACAACATGGGATTTAGCATTACCTTGAACTTCGATATCCGCATCGCCTTCAACAATAATTTTAATATTGCCTTTAACATGAAGAGTCCCATCGCCTTCAACCGTTTTGGTTTCATTGCCTCGAATGAAAATAGTTTCATTGCCATCAGTCTGTCGACGAACATCAGCCATATTGTACTTTACTTCATTCCCACCAACGTTTACTTTATTATCACCGCCAATCATTGTAGAACAATCAGCTTGGGTCATATAATAAGCATCGGCTACAGATTTAATAGTACGACGACCATCAGGAGCGGTTTCGTCATAGCTTCCAGTAGGATGAATTAAACGATATCGCTCTTGTCCAGGAGTATTATCAAACTCTTGAATATGACCACCTTCAGTAGCCATAGTTTGAACATAAGGATATTGCCCTTTATAACTAGAAGGGGGTTCTTTAAACAATATTCTGGTGTCTTCTGGGACCCATGGGTCTGCCGGGTCATTTGATGGTTCTGCCGTGGTGGCTGCTGCAAACATTGCAAAGCGAGCCATCCTTCCATTTGGGTTCTGATTAGGATTAACAGGAATACCATATGATTCCATATTACCTGTAAGAATAATCATAGACACACGAGAAGCTCGCCCTTTAGTCTGACTAAACCAACGAGAGTTTCTAGCTTCTTTATATGCTGTAACCCAATCACCAATAAACATGGCGGCTAGCATATTAGTGAATTTCGCCAATCCACCGACACCCATTTGGAATGCCATATTTTCAAGAGCCATCTGACGAGATCGGTTCATCCTTGCATAAACAGGACCAATAGTTCCATTTGTTTTGATATCACGTTGCATATCAGCAAGGTCTTTTTGGAACAATTCGGCAGCTTCATCCATTGAAATTGAACCCGGGTTCCCGGTTACAGTTCGTCCTACTTGGTTACTTAATATTTTATTGATTTGAGCCATATCTCGTATTGGCTGAAATACAATAAGGTGGCCAATACCGATAGTAGGATATCCTTCAGTGTCCCAATATACTTTAAGGCGAAGGCCTTCATCACGCTGAAGCATTGCCTGGATAGTATAATTCGGGTTGTTATCTTCTGGTATTTCAGATAACGGCTTTCCATCAGGGTTAATACCAACATCAAGGTTAGCATCCTGAATAACGTTCGCTGTAGAATCATCGCCAGGAATACCACCCCTGTTTAATGGGTTAGTGTCATTACCAAGATAAAGCGGATATTGTCCTGTCGGGTCAGCAAAACCTTCATTAGGGTTGGCTTTAACCATTGAGTTAGAAGAATATGTTCCTAATACAAGTCCATTAAGTTTCCATTTGTCTAAGAAATGACCATATACATGAGTGCCAGGAACCATTCCAGTAATAGCTTGCTGAATACCAGAAACAGATGCTGATGACGTTGGTTGGAGTACAGACATCCATGGAAGGTCTTCAGTTTTAATCCCTTTTACAGGGCCTTGGGTTTTCTCATAAGGATGAAGCCCCCACACGCGTACACGTACACGACCTTGTTCTAAAGGGTCCATTCGGTCTTCAACAACACCGACGAACCACGAAACTGAATCACTGATATTAATCATACGGCTTTTTCCATTTCACGGATAAGATTAGAAATAAAAGATTCGATATCATAAGGGTCAATAATCTTTATTTCGCGCTTAGCTTCATTTTTAAGAATAGCATCTTCATAAGTATCTACGGCTGCAAGTGGACCTTGATATTGTGGGTATATTCTATCTTTGTCGCCTTTATCATACCAAGTCTGCGGTGCATCAGGATAACTAACTAAGTTCCAGAACTTCTCACCTTTTTCGTTTACATGGTAAAGGACTTTATTTCCACCTACATCTTTATACCGCTGAATAGATGCTTGATATGCAGCTTCTTGGCCTGTAATCCAACCCCAGAACGGGTCATATGTGGTATTACACATCAAAAGAACCCAGTACAACTGAGAGTTACCATAAATTTGGTACGCTAATTCTTCAGGTCGTGGGGCGCCACTGATATAATAGGTTTTGAGCTTATAATTAGCTGCAACTTTTTTGAAATATGACATATAGTCACGGAAAATGTCTGCCATAGGAATAGCCTGGACATCTAATTTTGTTAATGAGGCCGCATTTTTCTTAATAGTCTTGGCTTCATAATTTATTGGATCGAAAAATGAAAAGAGCATAAAGCCTCCATTTATAAATAAGTATATCAATATTTATATGGAGGTCCCTATGGCCTACTCGGGAAAATTTATTCCAACTAATAAACAGAAATACAAAGGCGATTGGAAGAAAATAACCTATCGGTCGTCATGGGAGCAGTATTTCATGAGATGGCTTGACAACCATCCAAATGTTGTACAATGGAACAGTGAAGAAGTTGTTATCCCTTATTTCAGTAATGCTGATGGCAAGAAGCGTCGCTACTTTATGGATTTCTGGGCTAAGTTTGATGATGGTAAACAGTTCTTCTTTGAAGTAAAACCTTCTAAAGAAACCCAACCACCAAAGCAACCTGCTAATATGACTGCAGCTTCTAAAAAGCGATTCATGAATGAATACTACACATGGTGTGTGAACAAAGATAAATGGACAGCTGCTCAGGCTACAGCAAATAAGATGGGTATCAATTTTAGATTGATTACAGAGAATTCACTCAAGAAATTAGGATGGAAAGGATGAGCATTATTTCTTTCATCAATGAATCAACAGAACGAACAGTTAAACCTACTAAAAATGAACAACAGTGGGTAGCAATCGGTGTTGATTGGTATAACGCAAAGGCTAAAGGACAATCCGGTAAAGCCTTCGCTGACGAACGCGGCCTGAATTATGCTACATTCACTAAAGCAATGTCACGATACGCTTCGCGTATCAAGCTGGCGCATCAAGTCCAAAAGCTTGAAAAGAAACCTGGCAATAAATTGACCAAAGCCGAACGTCAGCTTATAATGATTAATAGCTTTCGTAAAAGCATAAGAGATAAAATTGCTAACGAAGGTGCTGCTGTAAACAATAAATCAGCTCGTTGGTTTACAGAGACATTAAAGAAAGGTATCAGAGGACATCAGGTTTCTAAGCCACAACCTGGCAAGATTTATGCTTACATCTATGATGCTAAACATAAAGACACATTACCATACTGGGACAAATATCCACTTGTGATATACCTTGGGTTAGGTAAGCATAATTTGATGTATGGGTTGAACTTACACTACATTCCACCTAAAGCTAGACAACAGTTTTTAGAAGAATTGCTGAAGCAATATGCGAGCACACCTACTATCACAAATTCTACTAAACTGAAGATTGATTGGACTAAAGTGAAAGGATTTAGAGGCTCCGATCAGATGATTAAAGCTTATATTCCTGGAAATATTAAAGGTCCTTTAGTCGAAATAAAACCAGCCGATTGGGCTAATGTTGTAATGATGCCACTCCAACAATTTATGTCAAAAGGCAAACGTTACTCTGCTCAGAAAGTATGGGCTCAGTCTTAATCTTCTTAATCTTCTTAATCTATTATCCCGGCCAGTTATTGAATGGAACAGACCTAAGACCATTATACACTGTCCGGGAATTAAGCGTATAAGGTGTGAATATGAATGGTCAAAATGGCGGTCTGTTTAACCAGACTAACGTAACTAACTTTATCCTTGAGGTCTCTGATAATGGCCTCACTGAATCATTTAAGTTGAACTGCCAAGCAGCAACTTTGCCTGGGATTCATATCCCAGTAGGCGATTTACCAGGTGGAACACAAGGTATTTCTAGAGCTAAACTTCCAGGAAGCACTATTGAATTCGATCCTCTTATGGTCAACTTCCTGGTGGACAGGGAGCTCTCAGGTTGGCTCGAAATCTATAAATGGATGTTATCATTAAACAACTATATGACACACGAGAGCGAAGCCTGGCACGCTTCTGGGCAGCCTTCTGCGGTGACTGTTCATATCCTTGATAACTCAAAACAGAATATTGTGATGTCTATTCATTATTATGGCGCTTGGCCATCAGACCTTTCTGAAATTGAGTTCAACTATCGTGAAGATTCCGACCCTGCTGTGCCCTGTATGGCAACATTTAACTTCAAGAGTTTTGCAGTAGAAATAGATGGTAATATAGTACTAGGTCGTCCACAAATTGATGATGCCGGTCAAGGCAGACTCGAAGGACGTAAAATGGCTATGCATCCTTCTATGAGGTGAAAATGAAATTAATTGCTATTGTCGGCAAAAAGCGGTCTGGTAAAGATACGCTGGCTGAATATGTAGTAAATGAATGTAATGGGTTCAAATATCAACTTGCTGAGCCTATTAAAGAGACTTTGTCTCAGGCTTGGAAACGTCGATTCAATCATGAAAGTGCTCACCCAAAACTTCAATGGGAAGACTGGGAAGGTATTGGTGAATGGGACCGCGAACGTCCATTTGTAATGAACAATTACGAAGCTAAAGACCTTTTCCAAGAATCTCTTGATTGGCTTTCAAGACGTCATCGTCTGGATTATTTTAAATTCGATGGTGGTAATTCGATTGGCGATCTAATTGAAAAACTTACAATAAATAACAATGTACCATGGACTATTCGACGTTTCATGCAGACCCTTGGAACTGACATTGTCGTAGATGGTATTGACCGCATGTTCTGGATGAAATTATTTGCTGAAAAGTACTATGATAAATTTTATTCAGATTTCGATTATTTCGTTGTTCCGGATGTAAGACAAACACACGAAATCGAAGCTCTCCGGGCGATGGGTGCCACAATCATTCATGTGGTTCGTCCTGATACAGCCGATTCATCCGACCAGCATATAACTGAAGCTGGTCTCCCTATTATTGACCGTGACATTGTTATTGAAAATGATGGCACAACTGATGAACTATTCAAAAAATTTAACGAGGTTTTAAATGTCAGAATTAACTAAAGAACAGAAACTGCAGGACCAGGTAATTGTACTGAAAGCACGTCTGTTTGATTATCAAGACCAAGCTGAAGCAATTCAAGCTCAGTCAAAAGTTTTTGTTGAAGCTTTAGGTCAGATTGCTAAGACTATTGGTCTTGAAGGTGAAGAAATTCAGGTTGCTGATATCGTTAAAGCGGTTGAAGCTCTGGTTCCTGCACAAGGCGAACTGGAAGTAGAAGCCAAGTAATGAACTTCAAGGATTTTAGCACAGGACTTTATGTTGCTGCTAAATTCTCAGAATTAACTTTAGACGCGTTGGAAGAACTCCAACGCTCTTTACGTGTTCCTAATCCGGTTCCTCGTGAAAAACTCCATTCTACTATTTGTTACTCTCGTGTAAATATTCCTTATACCGTTTCAAGTGGAAGTTTTGAAGTTGCTACTTCAGGCCGACTTGAAGTATGGAATCACGGTGAAACTCCGGTTTTAGTACTGGTTCTTGATTCTGAGTACCTACGTTGCAGACACCAGTATGCACGTACATTAGGCGCAACACATGATTTTCCTGACTACACCCCACATATCACGTTAAGTTATAACGTTGGTCCTGTGAGCTATAAGGGTGATGTTCAGATTCCGGTCGTACTAGACCGCGAGTATAAAGAACCATTAAAACTTGATTGGGCTGATGACCTTAAATGAAAACTTATGAAGAATTCATCACAGAGGCAATGGAACATGGAATTTCAGTGAACATTGAAGTAACGTGTACAGCTGAAGAGCTCAAAGCTTCTATTCCTCGTGGTTGGCTCAGTGCAAAGCTTGATGGGGCCACAGCTAAGTTCTTTGGCCCTGAATATGATATAGAACGTTGGCTTTCTAAAAACGCCCATTGGGTTAAATAAGGTGTTTACATCTCCATTTGAACATGGTATAGTACTCCTACACCAACCAAATGGAGATTAAAAATGAAAATCGCAGAAGCAATTCGTAATGTAGCAGCATTAGTAGCATTGATGACTTTCTCTTTCAGCATGTTTGCTGGGTTCATGACTGGTCTGCTGACTACAACTGAGAATATGGTTTCTCTTTCAATCACACTGGTTGTTTCTGGATTAGCATTTTTGATGCATAAAATTGCACAGTGAGGAAAATATGTACGCATTATTCATGTGGTCTCGTTACTACCCAAACGGTGGTTCTCGTGACCTTATCGATACTTTTAGCTCATCCGAGCAGGCTTTAGAATATGCCAGAGAAAATGGTACTTCCGGGTGTTATGACCGTTATGAAGTAATGGATTCGTCTTTCACAACCATTTATAGTGGCGCTTGTGACGATCTGTGAGGAAAATATGGAATACTTTGACTATGTAATTAAGCACAAAGAATTCGGTTCTTTCTGTGCATATAATAGTGATTTTGAATATGGCGGCTGGTATCTAACAAGTCTGACTGAAGCATTAGGTTTCGGTACAGCCGAAGACGCTTTGAAAGAGCTTGACTTCGAAGGGTTAAACCGTGAAGATTATGTTGTCTGCAAACGTGCAATGAAGGTGGTTGAAGATGTATAAAGTATTCGGCGATTATTCAGCAAATCCTTCTAAGGATAAAGATAATCAAATCGGCTTTGCTCATGATACACTTTTGCAAGCTTTAGACGTAGCTCAGAATTGCCCTTATAGCTATGTTGAAATTATGCAACCAAGTGGAACTATAATCACCCTGGAAGAGTTCAAGGCTATCGAGCCAAACTTCCTGCTGTTTGCCGGTAACAACTATTATCCACGCGGTGGTTATGATGACCTTATAGCAAAAGCGGCAACTGAAGATGAACTGCGTGATATTATCGCAGCTAACGAAGACAGGCCTCGTTATGGTAGTGGTCGTTTCCAATGGTGGCAGATTGTTAATGCCAAAACCCATGTGATTGTTGATGAGGGTAACTGTTAATGAAATTATTTGCTCAGATTACTAAGCCTCAGAACGGCTATAAAGCCGACCAAGAAATGTGCGAAGAACACATCGAAATATGGGGACCTGATTTCCTTTATGAAGTGGATTATATCAATATTGGCCGCAGTTCTACTGAGGTTAAACTTATCGACATGCGCTGGACCTTCAATAGTGTAAACCTTTCCTTCTTTGTTTCTGAAGACGGTAAGACTATTAAAGAATACGACATCTTTAAAAACGAACTTAATCTCCCACAGATTCAAAATACTTACGTTAATTTGCTTTTAAAATAAAGTGTTATTATTACTACCTGGAGTTATGACTCCAATTTGGCCTCAAGGATAGTCAAAACTAATCCTATACCCTCTCTAAAAATTTGAGGCCTCTATTCAGAAAGTTCTCTAGACGATTTGGACGGTACTTTGCGCAGGGTTTCTGTTTATTCGTGACAACGTGTTAGACATTAGAATATACCTAACGGCTTCTAATGCATCAAGAGAGCTTTCGAAATAGAAGTGAGGTAGTCTAATAGGCAGAGGTCGCTACTCGTATGTAGGTTAAAATCCTACCCTCACTACCACTTTATGTACTTTACGCACTGATGGTGGAATTGGTATACACTGGAGACTTAAAATCTCCCGCCTTATGGATTGTGGGTTCAAGTCCCACTCGGTGCACCAAATTTATTCAGGCCCTATAGCTCAATTGGTTAGAGCGCCCGGCTCATAACTGGTAGGTTTCCGGTTCAAGTCCGGATGGGGCCACCAATTCGTCTTCTTAGCTCAGCCGGATAGAGCAACAGCCTTCTAAGCTGTGGGTCGATGGTTCGAATCCATCAGGGGACACCAGACACGGCGATAGGTATTGTAGATGCGGTTCGATTCCGTCCGGGGTAAGTGCCCTAGCATGCTTGGAGTATGAGTGACTTAATATTGGTGGTTCGAGTCCACCCCGCTGTGACTTATTTTAACTGAGGAAAATATAATGAAACAGAAATACCCATTAGGATTTGCCTTAATTCAATGGAAAGGTGGAAGTCATTCCGAAGCTGTTATTTTCCAAGATTCCGTAGGTAATCAGTGCATCCAATGTGCTAACTGGATTTCTACTCCTAATGTTGTTCCATATCTGTCTAATTTTATCGATGAAATTGAAAACATCGTGACTGATATTGACGACATCGCTATGATTATGCAATGGGGTGATTAATGGATATCGGTTCAGGCTCAGGTTATCCTTCATCAGCATTAAGTAACTTTGCACCTCATGCTTTCACATTAGATGGTGTAGAATGTGCTTCGATGGAAGGATTTTTGCAATCACTGAAATTTAGTTCAGTCGAGATGCAAGAACACGTTTGTACTCTAGTTGGCAAAGCAGCCAAGTTTAAAGGTAAAAAGAAGAAGTGGTGGCGCACCCAAACATTATATTGGAAAGGTGTGCCTATGCAACGTCAGAGTGATGCCTATACGCTTTTAATTGAACGTGCATATAATCAATTAGGACGTAATGAAGGGTTCAAGAGAGCACTCCTGGCTACACAGAACGCTACATTAACTCACTCAATGGGTAAGTCTAAAAAGAATGAAACCGTTCTGACTGAACAAGAATTCTGTTCAAACCTTTATCGAGTTCGTGAAAACTTAAAACGTAATGCTAATATGCTTTAAGGTGAATATGATAGAATTAATTAAAGATCGGAAACAAACTCCGGTATTCGAAAATGATTTTGTTCTATACGGTGTTCGTTGTAATTCAATGGGCGACCCTGGTGAAATGCGAGTTGGTCGAGTCCTTGGTAAGAACGGTTACGGTGTAGAAGTTGAAGGTAGCTCTAAACGATTTAAGGCAGGACACTTCTTGACTAAGGTTGATGAAGATTTTGCTTTACAGTTTAAGAGATATACTGAATAAATAAAAGTATCATGGGGACATTCCAGAGTGGCAAATGGAGCAGACTGTAAATCTGTTGCTCTGACGAGCTTCGGTGGTTCGAGTCCATCTGTCCCCACCAAGGGTTTGTAGCTTAGTTGGTAGAGCACCGCACTTTTAATGCGGGTGTCGATGGTTCGAGTCCATCCAGACCCACCAAATTCACGGTTAGTTGGCTGAGAGGGTAAGCGACGGACTGTTAATCCGTGTCAGAAATGACGAGGCAGGTTCGATACCTGCACTAACCGCCAGATTGAGGATAATATGAAGGCCCAATACGAAAACCAAAGACGTAAAGCTAAAGCCAGAAATATAGATTGGCTTTTCACATATGAGACTTGGCTTGATTGGTGGAAATCCACTGGTAAATTAGCCGAACGAGGAAGAAAATCTTCCGAGTATTGTATGTGTCGAATTGGTGATGAAGGCCCATATTCTCCTGAAAACGTATATTGTGCAACCAATGGACAAAATGCTAAAGATTCTTATGAAAATAATAAGAATCAATCCTTTGATAAAAGAACCTTTGAGCAAATGAGTATTGCCGGTTCTAAAGGTGGTAAAATAGCCGCAGGTATCGCAAAAGTACGTGGTAAAGAATTAAGTGAAGAACATCTACACCTTATAAAAGATGTTGATAAAACTAAATATGGTTGGGTTGCAAAGGCATCTAGAATATTAGGTGTTTCGCATACACAAGTTAAAAGACTTGTTGATAAATATTATGTCGGCGAGATTTATCGCCGATAAAGAAAACAAGAGGGACCAAGCCGGTACTGAGTGCGTAAGCATACTCGAAGCCCAGATGGATGCGCACCCTTAAGTCGTCGTCTCATGAATCCCTGGAGTACCCAGCCGAAAGGTATGGCCTAATTATACATTCAGAGCGGCGCAACAAATCTAGTAGACCACGGAAAATCGCCGGCGACCGTGACGTTATATGATGGAGACTCGACCCTTAAATGTAGAGTGGCGTCCATCCTACTTATATACGAGGCAGTTCAGAGAGATGAGTTTGAGGTCTGTAAGAAAATGCCGAGACCTAAGCGGTTTGTTCCCACAATCTAAGCTCTATATTCGAAAGATTATACCTTTAATGTGTTCTACATCAAGCTACTTGTTTGTACTCTCTGGACCCGGATAAATGCGGGTTAACTTCAGTTGGTAGAATGACGGGTTCATATCCCGTTACGCGATGGTTCGAGTCCATCACCCGCCTCCAAACAAACGGTTCGAGGACCCATCTTTGCCGTAAGCCGAGTAGCGTTTTTGACGAAACGTTCGGATATGGTCGAGATGCTCGCCTCTTAAAAATATAGAGTAGCGTCAACTGCTTTATAACCGGGTGCATGCCCCGGCGTTCCGTACAAAATTTGATTTATGATTTGTGTGGTGAAATTTGGTAGACACGACTGGAATAGCTTGTTTGAAACCCTGGTTGGTACCCAGGTGAGTAAGGCGGAAGCCGGTGCGACAGACCTAAGCGTGTAGGTTCGAGCCCTATGACAAATCAACTTAAAAGAATGACGGTGGATATCGCAAGTGAAACCGTAAGGCGAATGGTACCTCTAGGTGCGACTACGTACAGCGCCGTTTCGAAAGGGTTCTCAGAGATGGGAGTCCTTTCGGGGTATCTGAGCAAACCTGATTGTCCTACACTATCTAATCTTAAGCCCTAGAAAATTTTCTAGGGCTTTTTTGCATCTAGGTGTTTACATCCACAAAAGGCCATGTTACTATACTCCTACACAAACAAACTAGAGATACAAAATGCGACGTAATCTGATTTCGATGGAATATCCTGCTGAAATGTTTGAATGCCCATCGTTCAAAATCTTCGATGACAAAACTATGCACTGGCCAGCCTCTTGGATTATGACTCATGCAAATCTGATTGCTCGGCAGGCTGACGGTGATTATGAAGCTGCATGGGCTGCAGCACTTCAAGGTCTTCGTGATGGTGAAGCTGCTCTTGAAGATACACCGGATATGCTTGATGCTGATGATGAACTTGTATTTCTCGACGAATCGATTGAACTGGCTCTGACTGATTATTTCTTCGGCAAAGGACACTAATATGAAACTTTTTAAAGATGTGGCTGTAGGTGAAAGCTTTGTTCTGCATAATGGGCAGCAACTGATTCGCATCAGCCCGCTGACAGCTCAGTCTCATAACTGCCTGGATTACCCGTGGTACCAAAAACGTTTTGCTATCACCGATGACACCGAATGTCTGACAGTAGATGAGCTTATGAAACTTTCTGAACCTTTGACCATGGAAAATAGTGTCGAAGTAGAACCAAAAGATGTTATGGCTATTATGCAAAAACATGTTGCTAAAGAGTTTGAAGACATGGCAATGCATGCTTTTGAGAAATTCGACTTTGCTTCGGTTATAGCTGAAGACAATCGTAAAAAAGAGGAAGCCATTGCTCGTAATGAATGGGTTGTCGAAACCAAGATTGCCGACAAAGGTCATTCTGTTGAAGTGTCTGCTGTAATCAAAGGCTCTCATGGCGAAAAATCATGGGGTTGGCATGATGATGGCAAAACTAAACACGTTGTTCTTCGTGTCGCCGATACATATCAAAACACTCCAGTTCTGCGTAGTATTATTGAACTTGCCGAAGACGAAGCGCGCCGCATCTGCCGCACTAAAAATTAAGTGAGGAAATTATGATTTATTTTGGTGCTGGTTCTTTAATGTTCTTTGCTAAACCTTTTAAAGGTGTTGCTTTTAGCGAAGGCGATTTTCTTATGCGCTCTGTAAGCAGTCAAGCTTTACGTTTTTGTACTTTTTGCTTTTACAAAGACCCTGATACGGGTCTTTTTAAATTTGTTAAGTTTAGGGCCAACAACAAACCATCAGGACGATTCTACCAAACGTTCGACCATGTTCTTGAAGAAATTTCTTCTAACTTTGGTAGCGACATCATGGGCTTACGTCGCATGAAAGAATATCGTTATGATAGAGAAACAGATATTGAAGTCCTTAAAGCTATGAAAGAAGAATGGTACAAATAGAGTGTTTACAACGCCTGTAGGACGTGTTATGATGTTCCTACAGACAAATGAGAGGAAAACAACATGCATTATCCTGATAAAGCTAAAGCTGCCGCACAAGCATATTTCAGTTCTTTTGGACGACTGTTCGGCCAGACACCTAACTTCCCATCTGGCGAAGAACGTCTGTCAGCTTTACGTGCAATGGAAAATATTATTCTGTCCGCTATGCAAACCTATGGCGAAGATGAACACTCTGTGATTGATAATCTGGTACTTGATTTCATGGAAGAAATTATCGAAACTTATAAGTAGTTTACAACGTGTAGGAGTTGTGTTAGTATGCTCCTACACAAACGGGATATAATTTAATTCTTAATCACATGAAAGGAAAATACAATGGCTATTCTGAAAAAACTGGTTGAATTCATCCGTGCTAAACTGGGTTCTTTTGTTGCTCGTAACACTACTGTAGAAGACCAGTATACTGAAGCGGCTAACATTCTGATCGATAAAATCACTATGCTGCGTACCAGCCATGTGAAATCTATCAACGAAGAAAAACGTATTCGTGCTCTGGCTGCAGAAAAAACCACTCTGGCCGAAAGTAAAGAAAAAGAAATCAAGCGACTCCTGGCAAATGGTCAGCCTGTAGGCACCCATGCTAAGCTTGGTCTTCTGTATCGTCGTACTGCTGAAGCTTTGATTAAGAAAGCTGATGAATATGTAGCTATGCGTGTTGAAATCGAACAGAAAGTAGTTGAGCTGGACGATGCTCGTCAGGACCTGGCTGTTAAGCTCGAATTCATCCGTGAAACTCGTAGCGCTGCTGCTCTTGGTGTTGCAACTGCTGAAGATGTAACCGAAATCGCTGCACTGGCTAAAGTTGCCGTCGACGATACTCTGATGAAAGTCGACACCTTCCACACTGCTGAACCTGGCACTGTAACGACTGAAGCTGATGTTGAAGAATATCTGGCAAGTCTGAAATAATATGAAGAGGGCTTCGGCCCTCTTACTGGGATAATTAAGATTAACATCTTGAGGAAAATATTATGAGTTTTTACGAAGGTTGTGGGCCTGATATTTCGCCTAAATCAGGTGCCAATAGCGCTGAATACACGGATGAATTGATTGCTGTAACTCGTCATTTAAAACACAATCAACGAGATATGATTCAGAGTTTTGCTGTTAATACTCGTTTACCAATGGATATTATTAAAATTGCAGCAAAGTACCCTAGTTCAAAAATAACGAATAGCGACTGGGCTCCATCAAGGTCTTCTATCGGTTCTACTGATTTTAAAGCAGGTCTGGCACCAGCATTTGTTCTTGACGATATGAACAATATCATCAAATTCTTTAAAGAAGTAGACGGCCACGGACAACTTAAAATTATTGATATCTACTCTTTAGAATATTCAATCTTTGCTTTTAACAATGATGAAAAGAATTGGCAGTCACTGAAAAAGTCTGTTTCTGCTTTTAATAGTCGTAGTGATAACGCATACTACATTGCTCTTGAATTTAACAAGACCAAGTTCGGTATTATCGTTACTACAGGCGATACAGTTATTGGTAAGCTTTCTTATACACATGATAAGATTAAATCCTTAAAGGAATACTGGTTCCCTAAAATTGATGAATACTTCCATAAGTCTAAAGGTCGTAATCAAGATCGTTCTATAGTTGTTTTGGATTTTGTTGACCAGTGCCGGGCTAATATTAAAGCTCGAAAAGGAGCCTATAATGTATTATAGAATGAAGCCTGTATTCCGTCGTAACTTAGATGTGTTTGGTTCGTTTTTAATTGGGGCTTTAGTATCTACGATAATTATGATTATAACTTGTCTTGCAGATATAATTATGTTTGACAAAGGCACGAAAGACGACATGGCATCATGGGTAGTTGAAACTGCAAAATATTTGATTTGTGGTTTTCCATTAACTTGGTATTGGACTTATCAAAGCGAACGCGTGCTTTATTTCTTTAAAGAATATCTTCCATGGAAGAAACATAACAAAGAATATATGGCAGAAAGAGCTGCTCATGATTTAGTTAATGAGCGTAAATCAACTGAACTTTTTATTAAAAATGTGAGAAGAAAATGAATCCCAAAAACAAAAATGCTGCAATGGAAATTATCGAAACTCGTATCCCTCTGGTAACCGATGTTGCTTCTGCTCGTAAAGCAATTGAAGCTCTTCTGGAACCTGTAGATGAAGCTCGTGCAGAACAACTGATGGACCAATACGGTATTTCTATGAGCCGTGGTGATTATGGCAATGGTGAGACCTATTATCCTAAAGGCACTAATGCCGAAGATAACTATATTGAATATGCTTGTCGTACTATGGACTATGGACTAGACGAAAACGGTAATCTTACAGAAGGTGTCTGGATTTCTTCGAGTGAGATGTGCTAATGTCTAAACATAAACCTGAACTGGCAATGGCTGCTGCAGAGGCAGCCATTTCTGAAGCTATTAATCAAGCAAAGAAAGTCGCTGACAAATATGACCTGAGTTTTGAAATTGCCCCTGCTTATGGTATGGGTGGGACGTATTATTCTCCTGGATTCTTGAAAAAGGAACTTGAGCATTATACTGAACAAGGCAATCCTAATTGGGCCACCGTCAACCAACACTCGTATTATACCAGCCTCGAATCAGGTGGCTGGGTATCATCTTCTATGGAATGCTAAGGAAACATTATGTCTGTATCTGGTAATATTGAACTCGAACAAGCAGCTAAAGAACTGGCTATCCTGTTCAACAAAGTAAGTGAACTCGCCGCAGCCGATTCTTTCGGTTTCGAATTTGATACCTCCGATGGTAGCATGCGTTTTAATGACTGGAACAACTCTTCTTGCTACGGTGAAGAAGTTGGTCGTGAATTTAACGTTGAAGCCGATGGCTCTATCTGGCAACCTTCTTCTTGCTAAGGAAATAAAAATGAAATTTGAATTTGACGTAAACACCGTTGACGATATCGCTAAAGGTATTTCTGCCCTTATTTCTAAAGGCGAAGAAATTGCTGAAGCCACAGGTGAGCACTTCTGGGCCGGCAACGAACAATACATCCCAGCATCTTCTGATGAATGGGAAGACTACAGATGGGTTCGTGAAGACCATTATCTGCCTCATGACCAAGGTTTTTGGTATAGTTCTTCTATGAGCAGGTGCTAAGCAGTTTACAAACGGGTGTCTTAGTGATAAGATACCCGTACTTGTTTTAGGAGGTATTATGGAAATTTACAAACTCAGAATAGCCAATTGTTATCTTGAGATAGACTTTGAAGATGGAAGTTATGTCCATGTATCTCTAGCCTATTTTCCAGGGACAATCTACGCTACGCCTGAATTGACTCGAATAGTGAATGAATATAATGACTTCCGCGAATCACCTTGGGACTTCCCTGATATGGTCTGGGACCCTATGGCAGATACATGGCGTTATGTGAATACCATAACAGACAAAACAATCAAAAACATCGAACTCGATGCTTTTATAAAACAATGTAGAAGGAATCAAAATGTCTCGTGAATTAGATTGTGCAGTACGTACGGCTAAAGCAGCCCTTGAAAACCTTTTCCAAGTTGCCTCTGATGAGCGTGAAATGGTTCATATCTATTTTGACGATCGTAGCGGTCTTGATTTAGGTGAAGCTATTCAAGTCGACGGCAATAGCATGATTATCAACGGTTGGCAGTCTTCATCTTATCAGTGCTGAGGTAATTATGCTTTATCATCCCAATGGCGACGCTGAGAGTTATCCAATCTCTCGTAAAAAGTTCGAACAAATCTTTGGCAAAAAATATAAGAAATCTGATTATGGGGTCCGGTTTGAAGATGCTCACTGTGGGATAGACCCGTATAATGAAGATGTCTGTGGTACTACAGACCCTCTAGTATGCTCTACTCTTGAAGAATACATCGAAACCCACAACACTTATTGTTACGAAATCTAGCAGTTTACAAACATATAGGGTCATGTTATAGTGACCTTACTGGGATAACCTTAAGAGGAAAATATTATGTTATTAGTTATCGGTTCACGTGCTCTTGAACATCATGGTCTTATTGGCTATAACGACATCAAAAATTCCGACTGGGACTTTATTGCCTCAACTAATGCGTGGCAAGATTTCAAATGCCGTATGATGGGCGCTGAAGTAGAAGTTAATACTCCTAACGTTCGTGCTTTTAAATGTCACCACAATGGCCGCGAAACATATTTTGAAGCATATCTTTTCGACTGGGCAGATAAATCCGGCTCTAATATTATGCTAGCTGAATACGCCCAAACATTTTTGAAAAAAGATAATCTTTCAGGCTTCCATTGGGCTACTCCAGAGATGTGCTTGGCTATTAAGCTTTCTCATCGCTATAAGAAGAACAACCCATTCTTCCGTAAGACAATGCAACATATTCGTTTCCTTCGTAATAAAGGCGTTAAATTAACTACTCCGCTCGAGCTGATCGTCAAAGAACGTGAAAAGGAAACTTTGAACTACAATCATCCTAAACTGGATGTAAACAAAAATACTTTCTTTAATGATACGATTTACACTTTGGACCATGATAGCATCCATCGTGCTGTAGCTCTGGCCGACCGTCCTGCTTATACTTTCTATATGAAAGATGGCTCTGAAGTAATGACAAGTCGTGAAAAGTTTGAAGCATTGCCTGAAGCTATTAAACTGGCAGGTGTCTACGAAGAGACTTGTGTGTTAGCCCTGGAACGTTCTCAGGTTCCTAATAACTTCCAGAATGTATCTTCAGAGCATTCGTTCATGATGGCCCTAGAGAAGGTCTGTACGTCAATTACGAGTGGTTGGTTCCGTGAATATGCATGGGAAAACTACCATAAAGTAGTCCATATGTATAAGACACTTGGCGTAAATGATTATATCGAACGCTTCAAGAAAAACCAGCACATGATTCTGCCATTTAAGAAGGACTGAAAATGATTATCAAACAACTGTACTTATGGCGAGAAAACTCTGATTGGACTTGGAAAACGGAAAAGTTCTTTGCTATTATTTTGATTGGTCTCATATGTTCTGGCATCATGGCTACATTTACATATTGGGGACTTTCTATTTTTGGTCCTTGGTTCCAAGGAAGTATGCAAGTCTGGTTCTTTACTTGGATTACAGCTTTTGTTCAGCAAATATATTTTTGGACCCGATATTCACGATATGTTCATCTTGTACGAACAAACCGTATGAACACACGTACCGGTGAAATTGCTACAAATGGTTTTATCAAAAAATGGTGGAACACCCGTAAGTACGCTAAAGAAAATCTGCAGAATGCCAAGAACAGAGAACGTGAAATCGCCCTAGGCTTTGCAGGTGATATCAAAAAAGTAACTGGTGGTAAATTACTTCTATAGTTTGCAATAATGAGGACATGATAAGATGTCCTCCTTTAATGAGGAAAATATTATGAATGGTCCTAAAACTTTTGATTCACAAGCTCGTTTCGTAGGTGGATTTGCTGATCGTATCTCTAATGACCAAATCAAGAACGAAACAATGTTCTTCAACAGCTCTCTGGCTTTTGCCTGGGAACATGGCGGTCCTATTACTCGTAGCTTTATCATGAACTTGCCATATGACTGGAACACTGATGAAGTTGTAATCGATACTCGTATTCATATGTTGATGCCTGGCTGGTACCCTGCTATTCCTGGTTACCATCATGATGATGTTCCACGTCCTGATATTCCAGCAGGTCAACATTTCCTTACAGCAGGACAACCCGACTATGATAACCCTCGTTACCTTTCTGAACATATCATTGGGCTTGTTAACGCTGACGTGTGTCCTACTCATTTTGCTATTGGGGAAGCCACCTTTTCAGAAGTCCCAGAAGGTAAAACCGTCTATAAGCACTGGCATCCTGAAGTTCTTAAGCACATTGAAGACGGTACGTTAGCAGTGTTCGAAGCTCCGGACCGTACACTTGTTCAATTTGACCATGATACCTGGCACACTGGTTCTAAAGCTGTTAAAAATGGGTGGCGCTGGTTCGGTCGAGTCTCCCGTAACACAGACCGAGTCAAAAAGATCACAAACGAAATCCGAGTGAATGCCCAGGTTTATCTTGAATTCCCTATGGAAGGCTGGTAATGGCTACTCATCAAATTTATTGGCGTAATTTGGATGACCCGTTCTATGGCATCCCAGTAGATATGGTGGATTGGACAGGATGTCCAATTGAAGTAAAACTGAATTTAATTGAGGAATATAATATGAGTCGCGGGTATCAACCTAATGTATCTTACCCAAAAGATAAAAATGAAAAAGAATATTGGTATGATAATGTTGATCGTAATGTCGATGTAGGAATGCACTCATTAGGTTGGCTTGGATATCTGCCAATGGTGTATTTCTTCTTGTGGCCAATCCTAATAGCTAAAGGAATTCCTTTAGCTGGCGCCATTTTTATTTGTTTGGTTTGTATTGTTCCTTGGGTTATTTTCTCTGTTTTGATAGGTGGTGCTTTAGCTCTTCTTACTGGTATTATAGCTTACGGGATTCATTATCCGTTCATTAGAAAACGTGAGAAAACAGAAGCTAAACAAAAAGAATTTGATAAATTTATTAAAGGATGCCGCAATGGCCGTAATTAAGAAAGAAGTCTCGGCTGGGATTTTGTTCTTTACCAAAGATAAAGAACTTTTCATGGGACGCGTAACTAATTCAGGGCTTGGTGCAGGAATGCCTTCTCGTTGGGACATCCCTAAAGGACATATTGAAAAGGATGAAACTCCTCTTCGTGCTGCAATTCGTGAATGTTGGGAAGAAACAGGCTTCATTGATTATGATGCATCACTCCTGGTGGACCTAGGGCGTCAGAAGTATGCTAGTAATAAAGATTTGCATGTATTCCTTTACCCACTCCCTGTCAGTCACGAGCAGTTCAAGGATTGCATCTGTACGGCATATCATGAAGACCCTGAAACAGGTGAACGTTTTCCAGAGATTGACCGTTTTGCTCTGATTAAACCTAGCATGTGGAATTATGTAATGGGTCCAAGTCTGTTCAATGTAATGCAACGGTTGTTCCCTAAAGAAAGTAAGTCTGTAGGTTAATAAATACTCCTATCAATTAGATAGGAGGTCCTATGGACATTTTTGGTATGCTTCGTATTGACGAAGGCTGTAAATTAGAATTATACAAAGACACTGAAGGTTTTTGGACTATTGGCATTGGACAATTGATTACTAAAAACCCTTCATACAATGTAGCACGTGATGAGCTTGATCGATTAATGGGTCGGGTTTGTAATGGTCGTATCACACAACAAGAAGCAGAAAATCTTTTCAATTCTTCTGTAGAAAAAGCTCGTAAAGGTATCTTGGCTAATGCTACTCTAAAACCTGTTTATGATGTGCTAGATGAAGTTCGTCGTTGTGCGTTAATTAACATGGTGTTCCAGATGGGTGTTGCCGGTACAGCAGGTTTCCCTAAAGGTATGCGACTGCTTAAAGCAAAACAATGGGACCAGGCCGCAGTTGAGCTTGCTGATTCTCGTTGGTATAAACAAACTCCAAATCGTGCTAAGCGCGTGATTTCGACATTTAAAACTGGTACTTGGAAAGCATATGAAAACTTATAATGAATTTATTGCCGAACAGGCTTTGAACGAAGATGCCGACGATCTGCGTCGGATGGAATTTTTGGCCAAGAAAGGCGGATTCACTTTTACTCCTATTAAAAAAGTAGGCGGCTTCTCTTATAAAGTTGGTGATTATACCTTTGGCAACAAAGGTTCAGGTCAATGGCAGATCGTAGATAAGAAAGGTAATGAAGTCGAATATCTGTTTGGTAAGAAACTTGGTGATATTGCTGCACTAATGGCAGATTATTCTAAGAAGTAGTTTACATCTCCGTTTGACCATGTTATGATACTCTCATACCAAACAAACGGAGATTAAAAATGACACGCATTAACTTAACTTTAGTATCTGAACTAGCTGACCAACACCTGATGGCCGAGTATCGTGAATTGCCTCGTGTATTTGGTGCTGTTCGTAAGCATGTTCAAAATGGTAAAAAACTCAAGGATTTTAAAATCTCTTCAGTTTTCATTTTAGGTACTGGTCATGTAACATTCTTTTATGACAAACTCGAGTTTTTGCGTAAACGTCAAATCGACTTAATTGCGGAATGCTTAAAACGTGGTTTTAAAATCCAGGACACTACTGTTCAGGATATTAGCGACATCCCGGCTGAATTCCGCAATGATTATTTTCCAACTCCAGACGCTCTTAAAATTTCTCAAGCGCGCCTGGATGAAAAAATTGTTCAACGGCCTCAGTGGTATAAACATTATGGTAAGGCTATCTACAACTAATTAAGGATTAAAAATGAAAACTTATCAAGAGTTTCTCACTGAAACAACCCAGGCCCAACGTGTCCAGGGTGGCTATATCTGGATTGAAGAAATTAAACCAGGCGAAGATGAAGGCGTATACAAAGTAACCGTTGACGGTCCTAATGGCAAACGTGTAACTATCAAAGATAATATCGCTGGTTATAAAGCAGCTCGTACTGCAGCTACAAGCCAGATGCGTAAAATTATGGTTGATAACCCAACTAACAAATTTGCTGCTAAAGTCTTCCGTAAAGTTGGAAATAAACTTCACGACCCATTTGCATAAGGATTAAAAATGAAAACTTATCAAGAGTTTATTGCCGAAGCTAAAGCACCTAAGGCATTCCAAATTGGTGTTCAGGGTACTTTAGACCAGCAATATGTTGATGCTATTATAGCAAGCCTCGGTAAACAAGGCGTACAAGTAGATTTGGTTGATTTTACTAAAGGCAATACTTTTAATATTGTTACATCTAAAGGCTCTTTAGCTAAAGTTAAAAAGGCTTTTGGTGTTGCCCAAGCGTATGAAATCGACCATTCTGAATTAGAAAATAAAGGTCGTCAGAATACGATCAAAGGCCGAGGTTCTTTCTAATAAAGGCACGCCGACCCTCTCCTCATGAACATTGTTCCTCTGAGTGATGGACCTTTTCCTACCTGTAACAAGGTCGAGCCCGTGCGCGGTAAGGGGTTTACATGCGGTGACATGGATGAATTATGTGCCAAGGAATGGCCCCACTAACCAGAGAAATAAAATGAAATATTTAACACCCGTTTATCTAACCATGATGTACGCTTTCACAGACCGTGCATTAGAACGTTTAGATGGTCCTGATTGGGATTATATCAGCCCGGTTGGCAAAATGCAAGAGTTTGGAACTCTTCGTATTGATGGTGGTCGCCAAACAGGCAAATCAACAGCGGTAGCTGATTTTGCTTCTCGCTGGCGTGATGCAGGTAATGATGTAATTGTATTGAGCACGAATTCATCTCAAAGCCGCGAACTAGTTGACCTTATCAAACGTAAGTGCACTACCAATCATTGCTTAAACAGAAATCACCAAGGCTTCATTATTGGCGATACAATTAGAAGTTTCTTGTCTGATGACGGTTTCACTAAATATCGTGGTCTATCAATTACACGTCTTTTGATTATAATTGATGAGCCGATGAAAGTTCCTGATATGTCTAAGTTCTACAATGCATATCAAGATTTAGTAAATCGCTATATGTGTCAGGGTAATAAACCGTTGCCTCTTTTCTTCGTGATAGGAATACAATGATGCGTTATATGTTTATGGACGGCCCTTTCAAGAAATCTGTGATCGAAACTGAAGCGACTCTTGAAGAGCTGAATTCAAAACCAGATATCCCAATTATTTTTGTTGCCGGGCCTCTTTATGGCCTGGTATCTCGCAGTCTAATTTGTTATGACCGTAAATTGATTCGTGCCGTTCCTGTATTCAAGGATCCGATCAAATTAGACATCTCCGTTCGTTATGTAAAAGAAGGCGGCTATAATGGCGCAAGTTATAATCAAAGGCTCTAAAAAGGCTATTGAAGAGTTCTGTTCATGGTTCAGCAATAGTGGTGAACAAGGTTTTATGGAAGCCTGGGCTGATTCTGGGTGGAACGCTAAAGAATGTAAATATGATGATGTAACTACTTACATTGGTACTCGTGGCTATGGGCTTAAAGAGCCTATTGAGCTAGTCGAATATGACAAAGAAACCGATAAAGAAGTTTTTGACGGTGAGCAACTTTATGCTATGCAGGCTTTAGTTCCTAATACCGGACAAATCTTTAATTTGAAAGGGGTTGAATCATGATTGAAGATATCAAAGGCTATAAGCCACATACCGAAGATAAAATCGGTAAAGTAAATGCTATCAAAGATGCTGAAGTTCGATTTGGTCTGATTCTTGATGCTCTTATTGAAGAATTCCGTGAAAGCAAGCCTAATCAAACCAATGAAGAGTTTGATGCAGATATGAACTCTATTGGTGCATTGACCATTGCTAAAGAACGCCTGAAAGAAGCAAGTATGTGGGCGTGTCGTGCTGTTTTCCGACCTGAAGAGAAATACTAATGCAAATTGAAAGTTTACGTGATTTCCAGAGCACCATTGCTGATGCTTGCACAGCATATCATCAGTACCTTCTTAAAGACCAAGAAGCTTGTATCGAAGAAGGTCAAATGGCTTATGCTCAGCAGCGTTTAGAACAAGTCAAAGAGTTCTATCCTGCATTGGTTGAAATTTGTTCAATCGCAGGCAAGCTCACTCCATTCCAAGAATAAGCAGTTTACATCTCCTTTTAGTTGTGTTACTATTCTTCATACACACTAAAAGGAGATAAAAATGTCTATTGATTCAAGCGTTTACATTCGCCGCAACAAACTTCGTCGTATCTTCGAAACCGAGTTCGCCGAAATCAACAAATCTATTGCCTCATCCTGTACTGAAGCAGGCGTAAAGCGCTTCTTCGTCAAGTACAGTCCTCACCTCTTGGACCGTGCTATTCAACGTGAAATTGATGAGCAGTACGTCTTCGCTTTATTCAAACGTCTTCATAATCATGTTAAAGAAGTTGTGGAATTTCTTAATATGCCGGCATTACCTGATGTTGAAGAAGACAAAGAACCTGGTATCAATTACCGTCCTCTTCGTCTAGAAATCACTGACCGCAACTTGTGGTTAGGTATGACCGTAGACCGCCCTCAGCCAGGAAAAATGCCTTCTCTGTGCTGTCGTATGGCTTTCATCAACAATCGTCGTCTTGAAGGAAAAACTAGCACAAAAGTTATTGATTTAATCTAAGAGAGAATTCATGAAAAAAGTATTAGCAACTTTACTATTGACAGTTAGTATGTCTGCCCATAGCGTAGAGCCTACTTTCAGTAATGAACAACTTGACAATTTGCAGTACGCTTACGCGTTCGGTGAACAGTTCCAAAAGTCGGGTAAGTTCAAAGAACCATCGAAGCGTTATGATAATAACGGTTTAGGTTATATAATGGCCGGGCTCGCCTGGCAAGAATCTTCAGCTGGGTTAAATACAGGTGAGGAAAAGCATAAACACCATGCTTACGGCATTTTCCAAAATTATTTGCCAACTCTACGTAACAGGATGGCGCAGATGGGTTGGAAAATGTCAGATAAAGAGATAATCAAAATGGTTAAGGAGCGCAAAAATAGTGCGTCCTGGGCTTATATTGAATTATCTTATTGGCTAGAACGGCATAATGGTGATATGAGGAAAGCCATTGCTTCTTACAATGCAGGCAATAATGTAAAAGCTGGAAATACGTATGCATCGCAGGTTCTTGCTAAGGCAAATTACCTCAAATCCAAAAGGATGCTACATCAAACGGTGGATTAAATGTTAAAACAAATAGCTTTGGCAGTATGTTTAACACTAAGTGTGGGAGTATCAGCAAATTCTGAAATCGAAGTATCAAAGTCTAATATGACAGATATATTGGACTATGCAAAGCGTACAGCTAAAGATTATTGTTCACCATCAAACGTGGATTGTATTTTAGAATTCAGTAATCAGGTTATGAGCTCATATAAAGACGGGCAAATGGATGCCCGTTCTCGATACAGAGAGAAATCTTTGTCTGAGAGATATGAAAACCGATTAATGACTACAGAATGCATTCCGTCCGATGCACAATTTAAAGACGTGTGTACGTCTATGGTCGACCGATTGGTCGACGCTTATAACAGAGGTTTAAACGCTAAATGATTACCAAATACATCACTGGCAATATTGTAGAACTGTTCAAGTCTGGCAATAATGTTGCCCATGGTTGTAACTGTTTCCATTCTATGGGTGCTGGAGTAGCAGGACAACTAGCAAAATATTATCCTCCTATTCTGGCCATCGACAAAGCAGATACTTTGCTTGGTGACTCTTATAAGCTTGGTACTTATACCAAGGCGACTAAGATTCATGGGCCAGGTGATAACGAAGTATATTGCTTTAACCTTTATACACAATACGAGCCGGGTCCGAATCTTGATTATGGTGCTTTAGTAAACTGTATGATAGAATTAAATGAGTGGGGTTCTAATAAGATTGTTCCTCCACTCGTTTATATGCCACGTATTGGTTGCGGTATTGCCGGTGGTGATTGGGAAAAAGTGAGTGTCTTAATTGACATGTTTACTCCTAATCTTAATGTAATTATCGTGGATTGGGACGGTAACTAATGCAGACCCATATTAAAGAAAAATCTCGTTGTAAAGATTGTAAATGGCCAATTGTGTTCTCATTGTGCAATGATGGGTTGATGAATACACCACCATACAAAATGTGGGACTGGTGGTTATATTGTTCTAATAAAACTTGTAAGAATCATGACGGCGAAGGATTCTTCCAATTCACTCCAGACTGGGTAGAACCAGGAGAACCAAAATGGCCATATCCAATGAAGAACAGTGCTATATTGTAGAGCAAATTGATAAGCTTATTAACTTAGCTCAAGAAGTGATGTACCAACGCTTAGAAGGTCCTCAGAAACTTTTTGAAGAAGCCGAAGCTGCTCTTGAAAAGCAACGTAAACACATTCTTGCTATGGATGGTATAGAATATGATTACTAAAGAACAGAAAGAACATATCTTCTGGTTAGCCGATGAGATGCGTATTGCTCAGGCCGCAGCAACATGGTCTGAATCCAATTGGACCGCATCTCGTTCAAGTAAAGAAGAAGATGAGCAAGAAGTCGATAATCTTCGTGAACAGCTTGAACAATATTTAGAAAGCATTATGGCTTAAGGATTTATAATGGCTCAACTTTATTTTCATTATGCAAGTATGAATGCTGGTAAATCACTGGCCTTGCTTTCGCATGCTAATAACTATAAAGAACGTGGTATGGGCACTTTAGTAATGAAGCCTTCGATTGATTCAAGGGATTCATCTACTGAAATTGTATCTCGTATTGGCCTTAAACAAGAAGCAAATATTATTACTCCTGGTATGGATTTGCTTGAGTTCTTTAAATGGGCTCATGTCCAACGTGACATTCATTGTGTAATGGTCGATGAGGCCCAGTTCCTTGAATCTGAACAGGTTTTCCAGTTATGCAAAATCGTAGATTTGTATAATTGTCCTGTAATGTGTTATGGACTTCGTACTGATTTCCGTGGTGAGTTATTTGAAGGTTCTAAAGCACTACTTGCGGCAGCCGATAAATTAGTCGAACTCAAAGGCGTATGCCATTGTGGTCGTAAAGCTACAATGGTGGCACGAGTCAGAGAAGACGGATCCGCGATAACAGAAGGTGCTCAGGTTGAATTAGGTGGTGAGGATCGTTATATCTCACTGTGTAGAAAACATTGGTGCGAACTGGTGGGTGTATGAAACAAGTAATTTGCTATGGATGCCTTCATGTTTATGATCATGACACTGCACCAAAGACCAAAACTAAACGGCTTCGTGTTAAAGAAGCTGAATGTCCAAAATGCAAATGTAAGGTGACTTTAGGATGAAATTCTTTAAATCTGGTTTTTACTATCGAATATGCAGTTTAACTACTATTCGAGGTAATTATGTCAAGAACTATCCGTCGTGCGGGCTGGCACGTAACCACTTCAGCTAAATGGCACGCTCAAAAGAACAATCCATTTGCTTATGTAAAGAAACATCAAAGCGATAATAAAGCACGTAACGAAGCTTATATCGAACGTGATATCGCCGAAAACATGGAAAGGCCGTTAGAGCTTGCTTCTATGATGAAAGAACGCCATCGTGATTCATTCTGGAAGACTCTGCGCTGGAAGCGCTATGCATCACCGATTCCTCGTGTATTCCACAAGATGGAAATCAAACACTCGCTGAGAAGCGACACTGATTACAACTGGGACGAAAAGGCCGCTCGTCAGTATGAGAAAGGCCTTTCAACGATGTTGTGGGACTAAAGTAAAAATTTAGGGTACACATGTACCCTAATAAATACATATAACTAACTAAAGAGGTGTATATGCAGTATTTGTCTGAAAAGCAATTACGTAATCTGTCTATTGAATCTTTAGATGAAATCCGTCGTGAATTAGGTACTATGATTGGTGCCTCTAAACAAGATTTCAAAGAAAACGGGTTTAAAGCTGATTACACTCACCAACGTTTACTGGAAAAATACCTCAAACAAGTTAAGGCTGTCCTGAACAGCAAAAAGAATATTTTAAATCGATAGGAGTCCACTTATGGACCACCTTAAAAAGATTTGTTTTCCACTCACGCTAATCGGGGTCTTTATGGCCCCAGTCGCTTCTGCAGCATCAAATGAAGCCGAATATACAAAATTCGTCGAGGGAGCTTTAAGTGTCTATAAGCAATTTAAGGAACCCAGTGTGAAAGAATCTAATAAATTCTTGAGCTTTGTTAATTCCCGATGGAAAGCTAATAATGAAGTTTGTTTATCAGGAGTTTGCGAAATCGACGGACGCTCTGCAGCAAAAGCGTATGCATATACGCATAAGGTTAAACTAGAAAATGAAATTCAATGATTTCGTAAAAGGAAAGGGAACTGAAGTAGACCAATTCATAGGCTGGTTATTGGCTTCTACTGCTTATGTTAAATCGGCACATCTCGAAACAGATAGTTATGCCAGGCATAAAGCTTACGACTTCTATTATGCTGAAATCCAGCCACTAATCGATAAATTCAGCGAACAATATTTAGGTTTCTCCGGCAAGTCATATGTTGCTTCTTTGCCAAGTGCTTCACAAATGCCTAAAGATACTATTAAGTTCATGGATGAAATGATTAAATGCGCAGAGCCTATTTACGATAAAACTCCTAGAGCGCTTCACAGTGTTCTCGACGATATCGTCGGGGTTTGTTACCAAACCAAGTATTTGCTTTCGTTGAAATAAGGGACCTTCGGGTCCCTTTCGGGCATTTAAAGAAGGTGTTTACAAGCCCTTTCGAACGTGTTAAGATGTTCCTACACTAACGAACTGGGGATGCTCTGATGGAAATTATCGAACGTATTGCAGAACACGGTGGAGGTCATATTGGCGTAACTCGTTCTATCGAGTACAACAATGGCCATGACAATACCTTGATTACTATGGACATTTTTAATGGACGTGCTATCGGTGCTTCCTTTAAGTTCAGCGGTATGTCTTCTTTCGGTGGTGGCGAAATGAAACTTGAAGAACTTCGTCGTTTTAAACATCTTCTTAACAGTTTCCCGGAGCTCTGATGGCTGTTGGATTTGCTAAAGATGGCGCTGAACAAGATGAAATCGCTGCAGTCGTACAGGCTGCAGTAGTTCATGCTCGAAGCCAAATTAATGATCATCGTGAAAGTCTGGAGTTCTGTTACGAGTGCGACGAACCTATTCCCGAAGCACGTCGTTTAGCAGTAAAAGGATGTATGTATTGCATCAAATGTCAAGCTATGAATGATAGCATTTTTAAACGAGAGCCACGTAATTGTTGGCATAGGAGCATGCGATGAGTTTGTATGACCCATATGGTAGTTCTGAAGATGGTGTGATTGTTCTGAAGCCAGAAAATCCTATTGCTGGCAACAATTCGCTCGATGTAGAAGTGGATGAATGGAAAACCGTACCCGGTGGTATTATTATGCATCAAGGCGAAGATACTATTGCTTTAGACCCAGAACAGGTCGAAGCTTTGTATGAAATTTTGAAACATAACCGTTAAGTGTTTACAAAGTCTGTAGGACGTGTTATGATGCTCCTACAGACAACATGAGGAAATTAAAATGAGTTTTCCAAAGCTTGAAGTAGGCGACCTGGTTCTGACTCGCACTTATGGTGGTGAACATTCAGTAGAAATTTGCCAATACCGTGGTGCTACAGGTAATCTGATGTATACGTTGTTTCACCCTGAAATTCTTCTGACTTGTCAGTTAGAACGTTTTATTAAAGATAGTGATAGCATGCCTTATAGTATGACTATCGTACGTAAAAGTGACCAAGAGAACTATGCAGGTGTTCTTGCTGCAATCCATGATGCAAAAGCAAAAGGTAAATTGAAATGAAAGTTGGACTGAATTACAAAGGGCGTGGTTTCGGTGCCACTATCCATAATGAAGATGGCGATGATGATATTGAAATCAGAGCCCGTTCTATTTCTGAAAACACTGTAATGACAATTACACAAGGCCGTGATGTTGTTGCTTTATATAAAAGTGATATTATTGCTCTGCGTGATTACTTAGTACAAATTACACCAATTCTCTAATCTTGAATTTGAAAGGAAATATAATGAATATTAACACCAACTCTTGGCACTACAAACTTGTTAAAAACACCTTCACTACTTCTAAAGGTGTTCCACGTTCTCTTTGTCCTTATGTACGTGGTGTAATTTATCGTGTTCTGTTCCTGGGTGCCGTTGGTACTGGCCTGACACTGATGCTTTCTAATATGCTGGTTGACCCTATGATTGGTCTCGGTATTGCCGGTCTCTGGGCTTATGTGGCAAGCTTCTTTGCTTCTATTGTTATGTTAGCTGTTATTCTTGGTGCCGCTTGTGCTATTGTATTTGGTGGTGCATGGGCTGTTCAACGAATCCAAAACTGGTGGTTTGATCGTAAATACGATAAAAAAATGGAACGTCTTCAGAAAGAAGCCGAAGACCGTGCAAATGGTATTGAACCAAAACCTGAAAATATCGTATGGGCCTTTGTTAAAGCTAAGCATGACAAAATCTGTCCTACTCTGAACTTCACCAAACCAGAAAATAAGGAATAAGCTATGTTCATTAAACCTAGTATTGCTGAAGGTCGTCGTCAAAAGTGCCTGGAAACAGGCCGTTCTTTAGAAATCCATCTGGAAAGTGGCCAACGTATTGACGGTATTATTGACTTCATCTCTGAATTCCAGGGTGCTGCGACCATCTTTGTTGATGGTGGGCATAATATCAGACTGCTGTTGAAAGTATATTCGAATAGAACCCTAATTGAGCTGGTTGCATATACCGCAGGTTCAATCCGAGTTCATAAAGTGAGTAAAGTCACTGTAATGTCTCAAGGCGTTCAAGAACCAGTTTCTTTCGCCGGCGATAAAATCACTCACTATCATAGTGAAAAAACTAAAGTTATGGTCCCGGTTGTAGTTGGCGATGAATTCTTTAAAGCGGGCCATCTCTTTAAAGTTCTTGCTATTACTAAAGACGGTGGTAATATGTTCCTTGAAAGTGAACATGGTAAGGCTGTAACGGTTAATCTGAACGATAAATCTCTTATCAATGCATTCTCTGGATTTGAATGGGGCAATCCTACACGATGAAGACAATTATGAAAGGCTACTTCGGTAGCCATTTATATGGCACGTCAACGCCTGAAAGTGACACAGATTTCAAAGAAATCTTCGTTCCACATCCTAAAGATATTCTTATGGGACGTGCAATGAACCATACTAACAGGAACACCAATAACACCGCTTCTAAAAATGGACATGAGGATGTTGACCATGAACTCTATTCTCTCAAATATTGGTTGGAACTCGCTCAGCAAGGAGAAACTGTTGCTCTTGACATGCTTCATACTCCTGCTAATTTAATTGTTAAATCCGATCTGCCTGATGTTTGGAAGTTTATCCAAGACAACCGTGAACGCTTCTATACCACAGATATGAAAAGTTATCTGGGTTATGTCCGTAAGCAAGCAGCGAAATATGGTGTCAAGGGTTCTCGTCTGGCAGACCTTAAAGTAATTCTGAATATTCTGAACGATTATCCTGAATGGAAATATGAAGATCGTCCTAAAGACAAGGCTCATAACCAACGTTGGAAGTTAGGTGAAATTGCTCATCTTCTGCCTACAAGTGAGTTCTTATTCTGGACAGAATTCGTTGACTCCAAGATGGGTAAGCAACATTTCTATAATGTTCTGGGTCGTAAATTCCAAGACACAATCACTATCGCTGAAATCAAATACAGTTTGACTAAGCTTGAAGCAGAATACGGCGAACGTGCTCGTAAGGCAGAAGCTAATGAAGGCGTTGACTGGAAAGCTCTAAGTCATGCTTATCGCGCTGGCATTCAGTTACGTGAAATTTATCAAACTGGTGATTTGGTATTCCCACTGCGCGAAGCCGAAACGATTCGAATGATTAAAGCAGGTATGTTCAAGTTCAAGTATGTTCAAGAACTCCTAGAAGATACCGTTGACCATGTCGAACTTCTGGCAGTGAATGCAGAAAAGAATGGCATGCGTTCTTCTGTTGATATGAGCTTCTGGAACAAGTTCCTTGAAGAGGTTTATCTTGCAAACCACAATTCATATTACCGCTGATGCAAAATTCATGGTCTCCTACGGGAGACCTCATAAAGGACGTAGATGGTATCTCGAAGCGGTTTGTCGTGAAACCGGAAAACGTGTAAATAGTAAGTATGCTTGTCGTCCTACTCCTAAACAATTCAGAAAGTTTAAGAGATGGGCGTTAAGCGAACTCCGTTTTAGTCTTTATTGGAGTCAAATATGACGGCAATTCTTTTAGCACAACTATGGTGGTTTATGCCTATTTTTCTTGTAGGAGTGTACTTTACCATTGGGTTCTTGATTACCAGAGCCTTCATTAAAAACGAACACATCCATTCGGTTGCTGATTGGTGGTTCTGGTTTGTTCTTTGGTTGCCTGCATTCTGTGTTGGTGGATTATGGTCAGTATTAGCATGGCTTGCTAAATTACCAAAACGAATCGCAGAAAATCAGATTAATAAACAATAAGTTAAGGGCCTTCGGGCCCTTTCGGGCATCTTTTTCACAAAAGTGTTTACATCTATAGCGAACATGTTATTATAGCTGCATCGAAACAAATACTGGAATTCACGGAGTAATAAAATGTTCAACGTTCAAATCAACAAAGGTACTTTCCGCGGTAACGATATCTCTGGTAAGTTTGTTGCTACCAAGACTTGGTTCCCAGATGCAGTACCTGCTCATGAAGCACATCTTGGCGATGGTAAAGTCTTCATCCAAGTTGATGGTAAAGAACGTGGTGTATGGGTATTCAAATCCGACATCGAAATGGAAGGCATGGAGGTTTCTCCACTGGCTGCTGTTGAGTCAGTCGAAGAAATGAAACAGCGTATCAACAAACGCTTCACAGTAATGAATATGATGACCAAAGGTATCATCTCTGGCAACATTCGTTCATTAATCATCTCTGGTGCTGCAGGTATTGGTAAAACTTACAGCCTTGATAAAGCTCTGAAAACTGCTCACGAATATGGTGAAATCGTTTATAAAAGCATCAACGGTAAAATCTCAGGTATTGGTCTTTATGAACAACTTTGGAACAACCGTGATGCAAATAGCGTTCTGCTTATTGATGATGTTGACGTATTCTCTGATATGGATATGCTTAACCTCCTGAAAGCAGCACTTGACACTGGCGAAACTCGTAAAGTTTGCTGGAGCACTGCTTCTGCTTATCTCGATGACAAAAACATCGATAAAGAATTCGAGTTCGAAGGTACTATCGTGTTCATCACTAACGTTGATATCGATAAAGAATTAGAGCGTGGTTCTAAACTTGCTCCACACCTTCATGCTTTAGTGTCACGTTCAGTTTATCTGGACCTGGGTGTTCACTCAAATGAAGAAATCATGGTTCGTGTTGAAGATGTAATTCTGAACACGAACATGATGCAGAAACGTGGTTTAAGCGACGCTCAGACGTCCATGGCACTCAACTGGATGAAGGCTAATGTAACTAAGCTCCGTAACGTTTCCTTACGTACCGCGCTTTATCTGGCTGACTTCGTCGCTACTGATGCAAATGGTTGGGAAGAAATTGCTGAAGTAACTCTTCTGAAGTAAGTGTTTACAACGGTAAGAAGGCATGGTATAGTCTTCCTATCAACTATCATGGTGGAAATATGAATATTAAAAAGATGCTTTTTAAACAAGGTCTTTATGAAGTAAAAACACCAAAAGGTGATACTACTAAATGGAGTATCAACGATTGGATAGATTACATTGATAAAAACGGGACTTGGCTCTTTTAATGAAATTCTTAAAAGAAGTATTCTCTGAAATTATTAAAGTTGCGTTAATGGCAACGATTGCTTTAACAGTCATTAAAGCGTATGAGCGATTCACTTATGAAGAGCCAAGCCAAATGCTTATTGACATTTACAAACGTGATAATACCGTTCATCTGATTTGAGGAAAATAAAATGTTCACTAACTATATTGCTTCACTGTTCTATGCACTGATCGGTAATTCTGAACTGGCACTGCGTCATGAAATGATTGCTAAAATGACTTGGTTGCTTGATAAACAACAAGCTATTACCGATCTGTTTGTAGGCGGGATTACGTGTGGACTTGCCGTGACTGGTATTGTACTCATCGGTTCTAAAATCAACTCTAAACTGCAGGTGGCATAATGAAACTCTGGACTTATGAAATCAAATTCAAACGTTTTGTAGATGGTGTTTGGGATGGTAAATTCCGTAAGGTTTCTATTTCAGCCGAAAACGAATTCCAGGCAGTTTATCAGCATGGTGTTAATGTTGGTATTGCTTATCCAGCGGAAAATATCGAAGATATCATCGTTATGGTCAACGGTGGTCAATCAAAATACTTTGAAGAAGGCTGGACTTATGAAACCTTAAGTGGTGATAACGTCAAGATGGTCAAGTTCAAAGACCTTGAAGGTGTTAGTAGAACTCGTACTGGTTATGAAACTATTATGGATGAAAACGGTGTTCATCGTTACTCTCGTCGTGACCGTGGACGTTGTACTGGTAGTCATACTAATTATCCAGGAAATATCCAGCTTGGTTGCTTCTGGCAGCGTATGGATATCGACGACCCGTATGATTACGTCATGGAACGTAAACATAAGGTCTACACTGAAGAAGAAATCTACAATGGTGAAGACCAATGATTACTTCAGAACAGATTAAAGAAATGATTAGGCTCGAGGTGAAACGTGTTATCCGTGAAGAACTTGAGCTGAGTGTTAACTACGATAGTTTGTTTGGTACACTTTCTATTAAAGCCTCTCTTGATGGCGAAGAAGTTGCCAAAGCAAATATCTATCGTTCCGACATTAATGACTTAATGGGTGATTAAATGACTCCGATTAATCGTTTAGAATGGGCACTGTTTAATGCCTCTCAAGACTTCAAGAAAGCTATGGAACGTGCTGTAGCTAAGCATATTCAGTTCATGAACGTGGCTTTCCATCAGATTCGTATGTACCCTATTACGATGCCGGGCTTACGTAAGCGTGTGATTCTGGTTGCAAAAGCAAAGTCCTTAATTACTATGGACCATGAACAGATTAATGCCACACGTAGCTATCAGATTGCTAAAAACCTGGCTCATCTTGATTACAAAAAAGCTACCCAACCTAAAGCTCCTGTGAGTGCCTGGTTCGGTGGCGAGTATGACGAAAGGACCTACTACTAATGTCTCCTTTATTTCTGGCCAGTATCATTGGCTCTGTTACATGGCTGTTTGTTGGTGTAGTTTGCATTTGGATTACAGGGATTAAAGTAAGACGGGGCAACATGTTCAAAACTCTAGTATGCATTTTAGGGTGGCCTGTCTGGATTTTCTATCACGAAAATAAGAAGTAGTTTACAAAGGTGTAGGAGCGTGTTAGTATGTTCCTACACCAACAACGGAGAGATATAAAATGTTAACTAAAATCATCAACGACCTTTTTGAAGAAAATCGTAAAGCCCATCTTGAGCACCGAGCGAAAGTTGAAAAACGCGCCGAGGAGTTGAACTCTGGTTGGAGCAAGTCCCGTTACGGACGTGAATCATTCAATAAAGTCGTAGCTCCTACATGGGGTGTTGATGACCGTCCACATGCGCCATTTGATGGTTACTTGTGGGAAAATGAATTAGGTGAAGTGGAAGCGTATCACGCTGGTAGTTACCTTCCATATGTCACTGAGCTTGATAACTTTGACAAGCCTGAGTACACTGGTGACCACGGTTGGTGGAAACTGCGTCTGACTTATGACATGTATAAAGAAATCAAAGCTTTGGATAAAGTAGAAATTCAAGTTCCGTACAAAGTATGGGATTTGGAAGGTGGTCATAAGGCTGGTATGTGTAAAGTACGTGCACATAAAACCATCCTGGAAGCTATTCAGGCGCATAGCGAAGCTTGGTATAGTAATTATTATGCTGAGCTGAATAAGTCTAAAGGCGAAGCTCCTGTGGGCAAACAGACAGTAAAAGGTAAGGTTGTTTCAGTCAAAGAGTGGATGGATATCTACGGCCCAGTCGCTAAGATGACTGTTCGACTGGAAAATGGTGCTACGGTTTATGGTTCACTTCCTAAATGTGTACCAAACGACTACCGTGGTGATATTGAATTTAAAGCTACGTTTGAAAACGCTAAGGGTGACACTACTCATTCCTTCTTCAAACGTCCTTCATCAGTGGTGATTTAATGTTTATTCTTTCAAACTGGGTCGATAACACGACCCTTTATCCACCTGCTCACATCTATGCTGGGATGGCTAAAGGTAAAGCTGAGAAGCAGGCTGAAGCCATTTGTGAAGAACTGTATAAGTTTAATTGGGGTAAAGATAAAAACGTTCTAGGCGAACTCAGAGAGCTCTGGCGCCATACTAATGTTCTTTGTGCTCTGAACTATGATGGAAGTGTTAAACGTGAAGTCATGGAAACCCAGTTTAATAAGCTCCAAGATGCTTTAATTGAAGCCAATAACAAACTTCAAGAAGTTTACAAAAAGCATCAAGACCTGAATAAATGGTATAACACTAATCTTAAAGTGAGCAACTCTCAACTTAAAGAAGCAATTTATACCTACAAACAAGCCCAATTACGAATTATTGATTCGAGGTCCTAATGGAAGTTATTTTATTCGCAGTGGCCTACGTTATTGTAGGCTTTGCATCAGCCTTCTATTTCCGTTGGGTTGGAGATTGGTTCTTAGATGACTTTGATGGAAACACTGCAGCAATGGTCGTTGTGATGTGGCCTGTGTTCTGGATATTTTATATCCTTAAAGTTTTGATCAGTCCATTCGTTTGGATTTGCGAAATGATTTTCGACTAAAACGCTTTAGAAAGGGCTATGGTATAATGAATCATGGTCCTTTCAAAACGGGATTATTTATCAGCCACTAAAGATAGAGGAAAATATTATGTCAGTAGCAAAAGAGTTGAAAATGAATAATAGAATTGTAGTACGCGAAGCGTGCCGTGTAGCGGCAAACCATTTCCGTCATCCGTCTAATCATTATAAAAATGATTTCATTGATTCATCTATGGTGGTAAAGAATCATCCTGATGATATTGGACCTTTTATTCGTCAGATGGCGCTGACTCTTGATATCAATGCACTTAAACACGTTGGTATTCAAGAAATCATGAATCGTCTACCTCCTCTGTCGCCAACTTTTAATTATCTGTGCGTATACGATTTCTATAAAGCTCTGCGTGATAGTAAATATTTCGCTGTCGAACGTGCGCTGAAACGTATCTCTCAGTTTGGTGAACGTAAAGAAGGCATGAAGTTCACTCGTAAGAATGCTCGTGGTCATTACACCTCAGCATGTTCGCCAACAATGAAAGCTTATACTCAAAGCTTCTGTTCAGAGTTTAACTACAACTGGCGCATGATTCTGACACTCGGTTCTCGTTTGTGTGTAGGAAGTAACCGTGAGCTCGAATTTAAAACCGGTCGTGAACCATTGCCTTATCTTGACGCTAAAATGGCCTCGGGCTGTGATAATAAATTCACTGTTACGATTGTTAACCACGCTCCTGAAGAAAAAACATTTGCACAACTTCGTGCTTTTATGAATGCGACTAACCCGGAATTGTTCCATTATACATTCCATCGTTTAGGCTCAACAGTTGTATTCAGCATAACAGTTCGTGCACCACAGGTTAAAGCTCCTGATTTTGATGAGCCAAAAGAAGTTATTAAAGGTAATTTGACCGTAGATACTTCTAAAGCGAATTTCCTTAAAATCTACCAGCCTGAATCAGTCTCAGTCGAAGAACATTTCTATAAAGAAATGGAAAAGTCTGTGAATGAAATGACTCTGATTGTAGATGACTATGACCATCAGATTGATGAGCTCACTGGTAAAGCAGATAAGATTCGTGCACAACGTGCTAAATTGCTTCATGCAATGCAGGAACTTCGTAAATGAAACAACGATTGATTGAAGATATTGCCGCTGATTATGGCGGCAATGAAATCCCAGATGGTTGGTATGAAGTGAATTTTAAAAAGCCTTTCATTATCGATGAAGTCCCTGAAGTTAATTGGAACTTAGTCTTAGAAATGGCTGACCGTCGTGAGCGTGCAGCAAAACACGCTAAACCGTGTCCGTTCTGTGATAGTATTCAAGTGCAGCTTACACAATGGGCTACGCCAACACTTCAGTTTAAATGTCGTTCATGTAAACAAAAATTTGTGAGAACTATATGAATGATTTAGAAAGATTGAGAGAAATTAAAGCACGGTTGACTTTAGATATCGATGCATTTGCTAAAAGCATTTGTGAGGTCCAACCAATGCCTGATAATATTATCTCTGATGTAATTAATGTTATTGGCGATAAAACACTTGTGATTCCTCCTAAGGAGCCTCGTAATGATTAGTTTGAAACTTGATACAAATGCTGTACTGAAGCTGTTTTCTGACGAAGAGTCGCGTGTTGAACTACAGCAGTCTGTCATCAATAATGTTGTGCAGGAACTCGTCCTGAAGAATAGTAAGAACAAAGTACAAGAAACTATTCAGAAAGAAATCAGTCTCGTAGGCGCGCGCCTGCCGGACGTAATGCCAATGGTTAAAGAGCAGCTGAATAAATTCTTCGTCTCTAAAGGCTGGAATAAGGTTGAAGGTACTTTCGAACTAGAACGTATCATGAAAGAAGAAGCAAATCGTGTTGCTTATTCTCAGGTGATGGGTGCAGTAAGCGACCAGGTTGAAGCTGCGATTAAAGACCTTGAAGGCCGCATCGAAAATGCTCTGAAGATGTCCGAAACTCGTATGGAACAACTTATTGTTGATCGTCTGAATAAGAAGTTCACTGAAGTTCTGGACCGTGCTATTGCTGAACGTGTTAAAACCATTTTCCCTGGGGTGTAAGATGAATCCATTTGAATATAAGAACCGTTTTGATTCTGAAGAAATGAAAGCTCTATTCAAAGAGCTTAATGAACTTACGTCTCGAATTTGCCTCCAACACGCTGAAGAAGCAGGTGAAGAATATTCTCATGAAGCTCTTTCATGCTCTTTACAAGGTACGGTAGAATTTACTTCTGTCTGGTTCAAAACTGCAGCATTCCATAAGTTGTCTACTCAACCAGAGACAACATTGCCGATGAATGAACGTATTGCCATTGCGGCTCATGAAGCATATAAGCAGGTAATTAAACGTGACTAAACCAAAACGTAAAGAATATATGGAAGAAGCAGAGCGTTGTGCTCTGCGTTTATTCATGATGTATCACAAAGAGAATAATTCTGCTCCAAGTGATTCTGTGATAAAATCAGCTATGACAAAAGCCAAGAACTTTGCATCTAATGCAATTTATCAAGAAGCACGTAAACGTCTTGGTATCAGTTATGACAACTGGCGAGGTCCGCTTCATACTCATCCAGATTTTAATGATGTACTCGAACAAATTTTTAAGGAAATAGACGAAGATGTTAACGATTTTTGGCTACGACAGCACAATTCATAAATGTGCTTATTGTGATAATGCTAAACGCCTGGCGACTATGAAAGGTATTCCGTATAAGTTTATTTCGGTAGCTATTGGTAAATGCGGTGATGACCTTGAATTTGATAATGCCGTTATCGCAGACCTTCTTAAACGCCTAGGTCGTGAAAGTAAAGTAGGTATCACAATGCCTCAGATTTTCTGGAACGACAACCATCTGGGTGGCTTCGATGATTTCCGTGCTGTAGCAGGACAATTGAAATGAAAGGTCAAATTATTAATTTAGGCGATGGCACCGAAGACGACCTCGAGTGGAAACTGTACGACTATATGACCACTCTGGCGACAGAAAAAGGTATCAATTGGGCTGTAGAAAATGCCTGGGGCGAGAACACTGTTGTCATCGGCGGTGTTGCTTATGAAGTTCAGTGGCAATATGTTGGTCTTGAAAATGAAGATTATGAAGCAGTTCCTAATCCTGAAACAGGCTGTACAGAATTTATTCCTGTAGGCGAATGGTTCTGGGAATATGATAATGCGCCAGATTTCGAAGTCTCAAGCTATTGGCGTGATCAGTAAACCATGGTACAGTGCTCGATGGGAAACTGTCGAGCCTGAAGAACCTGTTTACACAGAGAAGGAAGAGTGTTATGATGAACCTTCCTTAAATGAGTTAATTGATATGGAGTTTGGTTATGAGCCTTGTGAATAAAGTATTTGAAATCATTGAAGATGATGAAGAACTGCAAATGCAGTTCCCTGAATTTAAGAAAGGCGTTATCTTCAAAGTTGTTACTGTTGCTGAACGTGACCGTGACTATGAAGATGGTATCACTTCGGTCAAAATCAAGGATGGTCCTTATCTTCATGTAAACGGACGTGACTCTTGGTTCTGGTGCTTCTATTGTGAAGACACAATGGACCAGTTGAAAGAAATTGAAGAGCTTGCTTCTGATGTGTTCCCTGAAATTCCGTCTGGTACGTTTGATGGTCTTCCTATTGTAGAACGCCTGGATAATATTGTTGACGAGCTTGTTGGCTATAATGCTAATCTGGTCATCGCTGCAATAGATTATATTAAGAAGCTTGAAAAACAACTTGAGTTTTCTGACAGGGCTTTCTAAGCATAAATAAGTTCATCTACTTATGGGGTGAACTTATGCTTTTGACTGGAAAACTATACAAAGAACAAAAACAAAAATTTTATGATGCACAACATGGCAAGTGTCTGATCTGTAAGAGAGATTTAGACACTGATGTTCAAGCTAACCATCTTGACCATGACCACGACCTGAACGGGCCAAAAGCCGGTAAGGTTCGTGGGTTGCTATGCAATTTGTGTAATGCTGCAGAAGGACAAATGAAGCATAAGTTCAACCGCTCTGGTCTTAAAGGTCAAAATGTAGACTACCTCGAATGGCTTGAGAATTTGCTCGTCTATCTGAAAACTGATTATAGCGAAAATAATATTCATCCCAATTTTGTCACCGATAAAGCAAAAGAATTTGCTCGTGGTAATAAAGATGATATGATAGCGATGTTCAAACAACATGGCTTTACTTATATCGAAAGCGATACAAAAACAAAGATGGTCGCTTCGTTCAAAAAACAACTGAGGAAATCGTTAAAATGAATTGGCTTAATACTCAACTCTGTGATGCATATGAACTCATTATGAAAATGGGTGAAGAATTCCCTGCACTGCATTCAATGCTTCTTATTGATTCTCTAACAAAAATGGTGGGCTAATGACTCAGTTCCGTAAATATCTGGTTGTAATTCTGTTTGTTATTCTGGTGGCGTATGCAATGGTTGCAATGATTCCTGTTGTTATCGCTGGTGCGCTGATTCATTATATTGACCCTAAAATCGATGGCGAAAAATTTGACTTCAAAGCTTCGCTTGATAAAGCTATCACCAAGGTTGAAGCTAAAGCCGAAGCCATGAAAAAGGCTGAAAAATGAAACGTTTTGAAGAATTCGTAGTAACCGAATGGAAAGAATGGGACGACATCGGCGACGGCTACCAATTTGGTGGCTGTACACTGAACCCAGATTTCTTTGTCGGTGAAGAAGAAACATTAGCAAAAATTAACGAAGTAAGTTCTGAACACGGTGTTCTGCCTTCTGTTTATTTCCAGTTTGCTGATACTGGTTTCCTTATTGAAATCGGTTTGTGGAAAGAAGATGAAGAAGGCGAATATAAAGAACTTGGTTCATGGGTATATGAAGGTGGTATTACACGTGGAAAACCAATCACTAAAGATTGAGGTCTACGGAATTCCAGAGACAGTAAGTCGCTGTCCTGGTTGCATTTATGTTCGTAAGATTTTGGAAGGCTTAGGTCTTCCATTTTCGTTTTATGATGTCCTCTCGCCATCTCAGGATGGCCCAGGGTTCACTTACGACAGACCTCTTATTGTTTCATTAGCTAAACGAGCAGGGTTCCCTACGCTCAATATACGCTATCCTGTCATCTTTGTTGATGATAAGTTAGTGCACAACATCCGCTTCTTTAAGCAACTCCTCCTCGATAAGGGCTTTGACCCTGACATCATTGAAGATTAGGTGTTTACAACTCCATTTGTTCGTGTTAGTATGTTCCTACACCAACAAATGGAGATACAAAATGGCTACTCTTACTTCTAAAACTAAATCAGTTCGTATGGAATTCCGTGTAGCAAATCGTCACGGTCATTACAATCTTGTTGTTGAAATTGGTAACAAAGAAATCATCTTCCGTGCACTAAGCTGTCGCACCGAATGTTACGTAGAGCAAGCCAAACTGAGCCCACAACGTATTGCTAACTGCATCTTTGCTTTAGATTCATATGCTATCAACTCTGAAGTTGAACAAGTCGTTCGTGCCATTCTGCTGGAGCTGAACTAATGAGACTCGACTGTAATAAGCCAAAATTAGAATTGAAAAATGCTAAAACAATTCTTCGTTTCATTTATAACGAAAAGCAAGTTGTTTTTATTACATTATGGCCTGTCGACGAAACTGAAACAAGCTATGTGGCAGAATTTGCTAATGGTCCACGTGTGTCATTGATTCGTCGCAATGAGTCTATTACAAATCGTATGGACATTCGTAAACGCTTTAGCGATATAGGAATTAAAATAGATCTTAATATAGCCGATATGGTTATTAATCTGATTCGTGATGCAATGCGAATCTCATAATTTACAAACCCATGAGGACAGGGTATAATGTCCTCTAATCAATAAAATAATTGATAAGGAATTAAAATGGGTAAGACTATTCGTCGTAAAGATTTAAATCCTAAAGGTGAATACTGGGCAGGTCGTCGCAAAGCTCCAGATGGAGTTTCTGATATCACAGTTGCTAATAACATCTTCCATTCTGATAAACCTAAGCGCTGGAATGGTGTTAGCAGTGATGTGAAAAAAGACCAGCGTCGAGAACAACGCAATGACAATAAAAGTGCTACTAAGAATTTCGAAAACCAGTGCAGTGATTTAACAGGCCGAACTTCAAAACGTAAAGCTAATAAGTTTTTCAAAAATAGTAATTAATTTACAAACCCATGAGGACAGGGTATAATGTCCTCCTTGGATAACAAAATATTAACTACTGAGGAAATTGCTATGTCTCAAGCTATCAAAAACGTTCTGAACTCTTTCGCTTATGACAAAGTTGTTAGCATCATGAAATCTGGCGGATATGTTACGCCTGAAATCCTCGACCAGTGGGAAAATGATCTGCACGGTACAATGAAAGAAAATGACCAGAAGATCGGTAAGGCACGTATTCGTGAACTGGTTGTAGCTTATATTCTGTCTGAATTCAGCACCCCTGCATTCGGTGTGGGCACTTATGACCCTGATTCTGGTAAGATTTCCGAAAAGACTATAAAACGTATGAAGTCTCAGCGCAAGAAAGGCTTCCGTGACCTCAAAATTGTTAAGGCCGCCTCATGATAAATGTCAAAATTTATTTTAAGTGTGACCCAGGTTTTCTTCCTTATGCAGACTATAACTCGCCAAAACGTTTTGTGCCAGTGAAGTTGTGCCGTGAATTCGGTCCTTCACTTAAAGCTACAAAATTAAAAGGAAGCGATAGCCTTATTTGGCCACTTCCTGAAATGATTGAAGTGCGTATGGACCTCGAGATGTTCATTGGGTTCTTTATGGGTGCTAAAGCACATATGGAATTTCATATGCATCATGGGCATCGTTCACGATATGAGATTCATTTGACTGTTCCTGGCTATAAGGAAGAATGGTTATGTCAGCTCTAAATCTTGCCGGATGCCCTATAGGTACTCGTTTTGTGGTGCTTAAGATAGAAAAGATTGATTTCTGGCACTCTCAAGTTTCAAAGGTTCATGGCTATATCGGCCCTATTGAACTTAACCAGTTGTTTGTTGAAGGCAAGCTTCATAACCTTCGTATCTATCCACGCCCTATGGGTGGTACTGAACACAAATATGATTGGAAGGAGCCACCAATCGGAGAAATGTGGATGGAAGGCTTAACTGTTTCAGAACTACAGGAATACTTTGACTATGAATAAGCTTCCTGAAGGCGTAGGCGTTTATTTGATTTATAAAGATGGTCCTAAATTACGTAAAGCTAGCGCCAGATTTACAAAGTATGAAGCTATTGTGAATGGGTATAGATTATTGAATGCTTCTAAACGTGAGTGTAGAATATATCCAGTTAGCACTAAAAGGCCTTCACATTTCATCGAAGCGACTCTCGTTTTGGCGTGGAATGAAGCTATGACTTTAGAAGAATTTAAGGAATACCTTAATGACTGAATTAACTCCTGATGATATCGCTAATCTTCGACTTTTAGGTTATCTGGTTAAAAATGATGAAGGCCAGACATATGTAGAGAACGACAAATACGTAATTGAAGAAGACTTTGGTTCATGGTTCCTTTATGAGCTAAAAGGTGAATCTTATGTGTTCTTGGATGTTTTCATGACAGTGTTTAACGCAATTGATTATATTAAGGATGTGTTAGAATGAGCCGTAACCAATTAGCTCTTGATTTCGGTACAAGCCAATTTGTTGTTGACAGTTACATGGGAGTATATTTTATCCCATACGAAGAGGCTGATGACAGTTATCAATGGCATGTGACTGAATTGAATCATAGCCATTACGAACGTTTGTATCGTGAACTGACCGAATACGTTAAAGAGATCGGCTTCACCGAAGCACCGTTCACATATAAAGAGTTCCTTAATATTTGTGAGCGCCTGTTCGAGATGTATCGGATTCTGAGGAAACTTCCTTAAAGTACTCTAATGCTTTAAATTCAGGTCCTTCAACCTATGATATAATGGACTTATGAATTGAGTAAAGAGGCTTATATGGAACAACCACGTCTGACCAAAAACAATTATGTAAATAATAAGGAGCTTTTAAAAGCTATTTCCGAATGGAAAGAAAAGCTCCGAGCTAATAAAGACCCTAACAAAATCGTTCGTCAGAATGATGTTATCGGTCTGGCAATTATGCTCATTGCACAAGGTCTGTCAAAACGCTTCAACTTCTCAGGATATACCCAATCTTGGAAAGAAGAAATGATTGCAGATGGCATCGAAGCGGCGATTAAAGGTCTCCATAACTTCGATGAAACGAAATATGATAACCCGCATGCGTATATCACAATGGCTTGTTTTAATGCCTTCGTTCAGCGTATCAAAAAAGAACGTAAAGAAATGGCAAAGAAATACAGCTACTTCGTCCATAACGTCTATGACGCTGGTGACGATGATATCGTAGGCATGGCGGATGAAACATTTATCCAAGATATCTACGATAAAATGACGCAGTATGAAACTTCTTTAATTAAGACGCCAGGGTCTGATAAGAGCGACGAACCTAAAGAAGGTGAATTGGATTTTTTATATGAGGCTTCAAATTAACCTCACTGGGTTTCTAGACGAAATCGGTGACGATGTGTCAGCATTACCGTATTTGCTTAAGATGTATTTACGAGACGTTGAAAATTTACCGATTTCAATTGACCCATTAAATCCTGGTCGAGTTGAATTGACCAGCGATAATAATGAAGTAGAATATTCTTATCATCTAATTGATGATTTGTTCTATCTCGATATTGAATTGACTCCTAAGGAATAACAATGATTGACAGCCTATCTCAATTGACTGATGACCAAATTGAAGAAGCCCAGAAGCGTTTAGAAGAAGCAAATGCTAAAGAAGCGACAGCTCAGGCAGATGCAATTCTTAAAAAGAACAAACGTGAAATTCAACGTTTGAACCTGCACGCCCAGGGTGCTGTATTAGAAAATAATTATCCGGCGTATGAATATGCAATTAAAAAGTTGCGTAAAATCTATCGTCAACCTTACACCGACAACATGATTGCCACGATGTGGGAAACTACTCGTCAACAAATCTGGAATATTATCAATGCTGGTACAAAAACCGTTTAAGCGTCTCAAGGTTAACGCAGGGTTCACTTTGTCTGTGGCTAATGGTGTTATGGCTGTTAAGTTATCCGAAACCCACTATCGTGTCCTGGGTGACACAGGCCCAGCTATTAAGGCTAATCCTAAAGAAGTTGTTTGGGTAGACGATATCCAAGTTAAAAGGTGGTATCAATGGTAAGAGAACCTGATTGCTCGGAATTCTTTGTTAATGCAGAGGATGTAGATGTCTTCATCAGTACAGAACTTATCTAAACCCGATTACGAAAAGGTTCGTGCTGGCAAGGTTGAAGCAATGAGACGATTTAAAGAATCGTTGGCAAAGGCTAAAGCCGAAGGTACAATCACGTACAAGAAAATTTAAAGGGCTTCGGCCCTTTTCTGCTATCAAATCGGGAGATATAATGATTACAGAGGTGAACAAATGAAAATTATCCATTCTGGTGATTGGCACTTAGGTGTAAAAGCTGATGACCCTTGGGTTCAAGAAATCCAATTAAAGGGTATTCGTGAGCATATTGCTTATGCTAAAAAGCACAATATCAAAACTATTATTCAGTACGGTGATATCTTCGACGTACGTAAAGCGATTACACACAAGTGTATGGAATTCGCTCGACAGATTATTGAAGAACTGGCCGCAGCCGATATTCATCTGATTACCATTGTTGGTAATCATGATATGCACTACAAGAACACATTGACTCCTAACGCAGCTCAAGAAGTTCTTGGAAAATATTCTAACGTAACTGTTATTGAAAAACCTGTTTCAATGGATTTCGATGGCACGTTGATTGACCTGATTCCATGGATGTGTGATGAAAACACAACCGAAATTATGGAACATATCAAAACAAGTTCTGCTGAATATTGTATTGGGCATTGGGAACTTAATGGCTTCTATTTCTATAAAGGAATGAAATCTCATGGGCTCGAACCAGACTTCCTCAAAAAATACAAACAAGTGTGGTCAGGCCATTTCCACACAATCTCTAGCGCAGCTAATGTCAAATACATCGGCACACCATGGACGCTTACAGCAGGCGACGAAAACGATCCTCGAGGATTCTGGGTTCAGGACACTCAAAAAGCGACGTTTGACTTCGTCCCAAATTCTACAACATGGCACCGTAAGATTAGTTATCCCAACGAAACAATCAATTACGACGAATTTAAAAATCTGGCCGTTCGTGTCATTGTTGAGCAAGTTGATAAAGGACTACCTAAGTTCGAAAGTGAACTCGAAAAAGTAGTTCATTCACTTAGAATTGTTTCTAAGGTCGATGACAGCGTAGATAATGATAGCGATGAAGAAGTCGATATCAAGTCTCTGTTGGATTTGATGGAAGATTATATTGATGCACTTCCTGACGGGCATTCCGATGAAGACCGTAAATCATTGAAGTCATTAGCCAAACAACTTTATATTGAGGTGAGTAAATGAAATATGATGAATTCATGGGCTCTTATATGCATGAAGAGCATGTCTGTTATGTAGAACATCTTGACTGCACTTTTTATATCAAATACAACATCAGTGCTAAATTTGATGATGAATTGAATGCTGAAGGTTATCATGTTACTACAGACATGGGTGTAGAGTTTAGTTTTAATGCATACCCAGATGATACTCCTACTTACGTATTAGAATTAGCCGAAACCCTTATTAAAGATGAATGGTATAACGAAAATGTATAATCATGAATTTCATATTGGTGATGGCTGGTTTGGTAATATAGATTGGACCGTAGAAGGTTCTTGGTATACAGGAACTATGTACGTTACCTCCGAATATTCTGAAGGTGTTTCATGGGCTATGGAACTCGTTGGTGTGTTCGCTTCTTCTGAAGAAATGTTAGAATATGCTGAACAAGAGATTCGAAGGAACAATACATGAAAACGTTTAAGTTAAAGAAAGTCATCTATAAAAATATTATGTCGGTGGGCGCTGCGCCCATCACTATTGAACTTGATAAGGTCCAAAAGACTCTTGTAACTGGTAAGAATGGTGCAGGCAAATCAACCTTCCTTGAAGCAATTACGTTTGCTTTATTTGGTAAGCCATTTCGTGATGTTAAGAAAGGCCAGCTCGTAAACAGTTCTAACAAGAAAGACCTTTTGGTCGAACTCTGGATGGAATTTGATGGAAAAGAATATTACATCAAACGTGGGCAAAAACCAAACGTCTTCGAAATCAGTGTTAACGGTAAACCTCTCGACGAATCTGCCTCCGCCAAAGACTTTCAAGAACAGTTTGAGCAGCTCATTGGAATGTCTTATTCAAGCTTCAAACAGGTTGTCGTACTCGGAACGGCTGGATATACTCCTTTCATGGGATTATCAACTCCCGCTCGAAGAAAACTTGTCGAGGATTTGCTCGAAGTAAGTATTCTGGCTGAAATGGATAAGTTGAACAAATCTTTGATTCGTGAAACTAATAGTCAAATCCAAGTTATCGATGTTAAGCAGGATGGTATCACCCAACAGATTAAAATCTATAACGACAACGAAGAACGTCAGAAGAAATTATCTGGTGAGAATGCTGCTCGTCTGCAGACAATGTACGATGACTTAGTAAATGAAGCCAGGGCGGCCAAGGCGAACATTGAAAAGTTAACTGATGATTTACTTGCCGTTATCATCGATGATGACCCTAGCGCTCGCCTGAGTGACCTGAGCAATGAAGGATTCAGTATCAAGAATCAAATTGCGACATTCGATAAAGTTGTTAAGCTTTATGAGACCGGTGGTCATTGTCCTACTTGTATGCAGGGGCTTGAAGAGCATGGTAATGTCTTGACTAAAATTAAAGACAAAAACTTTGAGCTTCAAAAATCTTTAGATAAAATAAACGAACAGTATCGTGAGTTGAAATTGATTCAAGATGAAGTTCATGCTCAACAAGGTAAGGCTCGTGAAATCAAAAACCAAATTCAGGCTCATAAATATACTGCAATCACTGCTGTAGAAAAGGCCAAGAAAGTTAAAGTTCTTATTGACCAGGCTGCTGCAGAATTCATTAGCCATGCTGATGAAATTGCTAAGCTTCAAGTAGAACTTGATAAATTAGTTAAAGAAAAAACAACGCTCGTAATGGAAAAATACCATCGTGGTATTTTGACAGAGATGTTGAAAGATTCTGGCATCAAAGGTGCAATCATTAAGAAGTATATTCCAATGTTTAACAAGAAGATTAATCACTACTTGAAAATCATGGAAGCAGATTATGTATTCACTTTAGATGAAGAATTTAACGAAACTATTAAATCTCGTGGTCGTGAAGACTTTAGCTATTTCAGCTTTAGCCAAGGTGAAAAGGCACGTATCGATATCGCTCTGTTGTTTACATGGCGTGATATTGCTTCTCAGGTAAGTGGTGTTAATATATCCACGTTGATTCTTGATGAGGTATTCGATTCGGCTACTGATACTGATGGTGTTAAAACTATTGGTATGATTCTTAATAGCCTTAAAGATACGAACATTTTCATTATAAGTCACAGAGACCATGACCCACAGGCATACGGTCAACATCTTCAAATGAAGAAAGTAGGTCGTTTCACGGTGATGGAATAATGGCAATTGAATTTACAACAGGCCAGCACTTACTGGCCGCCCCTGATTTAAAACGATATGTGTTAGTAAATAATATCAACGAGACTTATCATCTTGTTACTGAGAAAATGTTAAGAGATGCTTTTCTTGACGAGTGTGATAAGATAATGTCTGGAAGAAATATCTCATGGTCAGTCTATGAGTATTTTGAATAAGTAAGTGAATAAGTAATTGAATAGCTTAATCCGAATGCTTTCAATTACTTATGTTAAAATTACCACGTTAAATGAATAACTTGATTAGAGAGAAATAATATGACATACGCTTCTGCAATCGGCATTACCGCTCGTGATATCCAACCTAAAAACGTTCGTACCGATTCAAACCCTAATAACCAAAACAAAATTCGTCGTGCATGGGTCCTGCATTGTGATGCAGATTCTGCGACTCGTCTGCAATCCCTGCCACAAGAAACTAAGTTCATGCTTTATGAAGCTATCGATGACGAAGTTTCTGCTAAATGGCTCGAAATCATGCGTGCACACATCTCTGATAGTGTAGCTTCAGGTGCTAAGTTCGTAATGGATGCTGTTGGTGCCGATCGTCTCGAAGACGAATATTGTGTTGATGCAGATGAACAACTTATTCAGGCTGCTGAAATTATTGCTGCGAGTATTCCAGAATTCATCGAATCTCTGCCAGCTGCAATTAAGAAACAAATGGCTGTAATCGAAGCCGTTGTATAATTAACTGACTTGAATAAAAGGTAATTAAATGAAATTCTCTAAAGATACTATCTCCGTACTGAAAAACTTCTCTTCCATTTACTCTGGCATTATGCTTCGTCCAGGCAATACAATTCTGACTCGTTCTGTATCAGGTGCAAGTTATGGTGAAGCAGATATAAATGATGAAATTGATTTCGAAGCGGCAATCTATGACCTGAACGGCTTCCTGTCTATTCTAGGTCTGGTTTCTGATTCTGCTGAAGTTTCTGTAAGTGAAGACGAAACTAACCTGGTTATTCGTGACCAACGTTCAACAATCTTCTGGCCAGTGGCTGACCCAAGCACTATCGTGTTCCCAGCCAAGAAAATTCCTTTCCCAGTGGCTAAGGTTATTTTTGAACTCAAAGGCGAAGACCTGCAACAGCTGCTTCGCGCTTCAAACGGTCTGAAAATTGATACACTGGTTATTCGTTCTAAAGATGGTAAAATCGTTATTGATGGTCATAACCAACTTGAAGATAAAGACTTGAACCGCCAACTGTATTCTCTGGTTGTTGGCGACCATGATGGTCCTGATTTTAAATTCATCATCAACAAAACAAACCTGAAAATGATTCCAGCCGATTATCGTGTCCATCTGTGGGCTGCTGATAAAAAGTTCGCTGCTAAGTTTGAAGGTTCACAAGCTTCCTATGTTATTGCAATGGAAGATGGTTCTAGCCACTCGTTTTAAAATAAAGGAGACTTCGGTCTCCTTGGAGTATTAAGTGAAACTAACTGAGGAAAATGATATGTTGACAGTAAACAATAAAGAATTCATGTGGGAATTGAAATATCGTCCAGGAACTATTTCTGAATGTATTCTTCCTGCTGAAGATAAGAAAATCTTTGAAGGTATCGTGGCTAAAGGGCTTGTACCGAACCTTATTTTAGTTTCAGCAAGTCCTGGCACAGGTAAAACAACTGTTGCACGTGCATTATGTAATGATACCAATTCAGAAATGTTCTTTGTTAAAGGTTCTGACTGTCGTATTGATTTTGTCCGTAATGAGCTTACTCGTTTTGCATCTTCTAAATCAATTGAAGGACGACGTAAAGTAATTGTTATTGACGAATACGACTCACAAGGTGTAGCAGAATCCCAACGTTATATGCGTTCGTTTATTGATGCATATTCTTCTAACTGTTCAGTAGTTATTACGGCTAATAGCATTGACGGTATCATTACTCCACTGCAATCACGTTGTCGTGTTATTACGTTTGGTGAAGCCACTCCTGCAGACCAGAATTCGATGATGAAAGAAATGATTCGTCGTTCTGTTGAAATCTGTAAAAACGAAGAAGTTGAAGTCGAAGACCTTAAGGTCATTGGTGCACTGGTTAAGCACAACTTCCCAGACTTCCGCAAGGTTGTTAATCTTCTCGACCAATATAGTCAGTCAGGTAAGATTGATGCAGGTATTCTGAGCATTGTGATGAATACTCGTACTCCTATTGATGATGTTGTTGATGCATTGAAAGCTAAAGACTTTAAAACTCTTCGTTCATTAGCTCCAAGGCACGTAAACGATTATGCAAACTTTGTACAAGCTCTGGCAAATGACGTTTATACTAAATTGCCTGGACCAAGCATTGTTAGAATGTATGAAATTGTCGGTGAAAATAATCAGTATCATGGCATTGCTGCTAACCCTGAAATTCACCTGACTTATCTTTTCATTCAACTTGCTCTGGAGCTCCAATGGCTGTAAGTCTTTTTGATGATGATGTTGAACTGAACGAACACGAGATTGCTTGGAAGTCTCGTGACGAAGATAAGATTCGTGAGCTAGCTGATTCATTCAAAGAGAAAGCTGAGAATGAATTGTTCGCTATCATGAATGATATCACATTCGGTAAGAAACAACGTAACCTGAACGCATCTGAGAACTATAATCAGTTCTGGGTGAATAATAGTTTAAGTCAGCATGTCGATTGTATTATGCAGGCAGCAATGGCTAACTGTTTGAAACTTGACGACCAAAGTCATTTTAACTATTTGCTTCATTCGGTTCCTAAAGGTAAAAGATTCGGTAAGTGGGCTAAGGCCCACGATGATGAAGTGAATGAAGTATTCTTACTTAAACTGCTTATGAAGTATCACAATATCAACAATGATGATGCTCGTATGTATCTCACTACATATAAAGCTAAAGGACATCTTCCTGCGATGTTGAAGAAGATGAAAGGGCTTGTCACAGACGAATTCTTAAAAGATGTGACCAAGAATGTTAAAGAACAAAAAGATTTGAAAAAGAAAGCATTGGAATGGTAACATGATTGAAATTAAACTGAAAAATCCTGAAGACTTCTTGAAAGTCAAAGAAACTCTGACTCGTATGGGTATTGCGAACAATAAAGATAAAGTTCTTTATCAGAGTTGTCATATTCTTCATAAGCAAGAAAAATATTACATCGTTCACTTTAAAGAAATGTTGAAGATGGATGGTCGACAAGTTGAATTCACCGAAGAAGATGAAACTCGTCGTGACTCTATTACATGGCTGCTTGAAGATTGGGGTCTGATTGAAATTGCTCAAGGCCAACGTTCGTTCATGAAAGAACTGACAAATAACTTCCGTGTTATTTCTTTCAAACAGAAACACGAATGGACTCTAAAATCCAAATACACAATAGGTAACTAATATGATTGAAGTTCCAAAAGGCAAAACATTGTTCGATCTTACACCTGATGAGCAAATCGTGTACCAGATTCAACAAGCGGTATTTGAAGGTGTTAAAGAAGGCACAGCCATAACCGTTTTCGTTAAACGTGGAAACAAAATCACTAATGAAGTTGTCGTAGTATAGCAATAGGAGCCTACGGGCTCCTTTTCGGAGTATAATGGCAGTACCAACAGTCCAATCACTCGGACTATAAACCAAAAGGAAAACCAATGCAAGAATTTTATTTGACAGTCGAACAATTCGGTGACAGTATTTTCGAACGTTATATCGATAGTAATGGTCAAGAACAAGTTCGTGAAGTAACTTATGCTCCATGTATGTTCATGCACTCTAATGAGCCTACAGAATATAAAGATATCTATGGCAAGTATTGTGTCAAGAAAACTTTCCCAGGCATGCGTGATGCTAAAGATTGGATGCGTCGTATGGATGACATGGGTCTTGAAGCATTAGGTATGGACGATTATAAGTTGGCTTATATCAGCGACACTTATCGTGGTGAAATCCATTACGACCAGACTAAAATTCGTGTAGCAAACTTTGACATCGAGGTAACATCTCCTGATGGGTTCCCTGAACCGGCTGAAGCTAAGCATCCAATCGATGCAATTACTCATTACGATTCTATCGATGACAAGTTCTATGTGTTTGACCTTCTTGGTGGACCGTATGGTAATGTTAAACGTTGGTCATTAGAAATTGCTCGTAAGCTAGAAGAACAAGGTGGTGATGCACTGCCTGAAGAAATCGCAGACAAAATAGTCTACATGCCATTTGATGATGAAAAAGAACTTCTGTTGGAATATCTGAACCTTTGGGAAGAAAAGACTCCAGTCGTTCTGACCGGTTGGAACGTTGAGGCATTTGACGTGCCGTACGTGTATAATCGTTTGAAGAATATCTTCAGTGAAAAGACCGCAAAACGTCTATCTCCTCACCGTCGTGTTCGTATTAAAGAAGTTGAAAGTATGTATGGTGGTGTTCGTCAGATTATTCAACTGTACGGTATCAGTATGTTAGACTACATCGATCTGTACAAGAAATTTAGTTTCACCAACCAACCATCTTATTCTTTAGACTATGTCTCTGAATTTGAGTTGAAAGTTGGTAAACTGCCATACGATGGTCCTATTTCTAAGTTGCGTGAAACAAACCACCAACGTTATATCAGTTATAACATTATCGACGTTTATCGTGTTATTCAAATTGATATGAAACGACAGTTCATTAACCTGAGCCTGTCAATGGGTTATTATGCTAAAATGCAGATTCAATCTGTGTTTAGTCCTATCAAAACATGGGACGCAATCATCTTTAACTCACTTAAAGACCAGAAAAAAGTTATTCCACAAATGCAATCGCATCCAGTTCTGCCTTATCCTGGTGCATTTGTTAAAGAACCGATTCCGAACGCTTACAAATATGTAATGAGCTTTGACTTGACCTCTCTGTACCCAAGTATCATTCGTCAAGTTAATATCAGCCCAGAAACATTAGTTGGGCAGTTTAAAGTACATCCATTGGCTGAATATATTGCTGGTACAGCTCCACGTCCATCTGATGTGTATTCATGTTCTCCGAATGGTATGATGTATGATAAGAGCTTCCAAGGCGTAGTTCCTGTTGAAATCACTAAAGTGTTTAAACAGCGTAAAGAACATAAAGGTTATATGCTTGCGGCTCAACGTAACCAAGAGCTTATTAAAGAAGCCAAGAAAACAACTAAAGGTGATAAACCTGAATTTGAAGTTGATTATCGTTTCGACTTCAATGACGAAGTTAAATCCAAACTTCACGAATTAAGTCAGAAAGCATTAGAATCAATGTTGTTCAAAGCTGAACGTTGTGAAGTTGCAGGTAACACTGCTCAGATTAACCGTAAGTTGCTTATCAACTCACTTTATGGTGCACTTGGTAACGTGTGGTTCCGTTATTATGACCTTCGAAACGCCACGGCTATCACGACCTTTGGTCAGATGGCATTGCAGTGGATTGAACGTAAGGTTAACGAATATCTGAACAAAACTCTTGGTACAGAAAATGAAGCATTCGTACTTTATGGTGATACTGACTCCATTTATGTGAAGGCAGATAAAATCCTTGAGAAAGTAGGAATGGAAAAATTCCGTGACACGAACCATTATGTCGACTTCTTAGATAAGTTCGCACGTGAACGTATGGAACCTGCTATTGACGCTGGCTTCCGTGAAATGTGTGAATACATGAACAACCGAGAACACTTGATGTTCATGGACCGAGAAGCTATCGCAGGGCCACCACTTGGTTCTGATGGTATTGGTGGTTTCTGGACCGGCAAGAAACGATATGCCCTGAACGTATGGGACATGGAAGGTACTCGTTTCGTTGAACCAAAACTGAAAATCATGGGTCTTGAAACTCAGAAATCAAGTACTCCAAAAGCTGTTCAGAAAGCACTGAAAGAATGTATTCGTCGTATGCTTCAAGAAGGTGAAGGAAGTCTGCAAGAATATTTCAAAGAGTTCAACAAAGAATTCAATGAACTGAATTATATCAGCATCGCAGGTGTATCTTCAGCGAATAATATTCAGAAGTATAATGATAATGGTTTCCCTGGCTATAAATGTCCTGGGCATATCAAAGGTGTCCTGGCTTATATGCGAGCAACCAAAGGTGACCTCACTGTTCCACAAATTGTAGATGGTGAAAAGGTTTATACTCTTCCACTTCGTGAAGGTAACCCATTTGGTGAAACGTCTATTGCATGGCCTTCAGGAATTGAATTGCCAATTCAGATTCGTGACCAGGTTCTGGCTTGGATGGACTACAACACGCTGTTCCAGAAAACATTCGTCAAACCTTTAACTGCTTTCACTGATGCAGCTAAAATTGACTATGAAAAGAAAGCAAGCCTGTTCGATATGTTTGATTTCTAAGTTTACAAATGTGTTGGGCTGTGTTAAAATAGCCTGACACTTTTTGAGGATTAAAAATGAAACTTAAAATTGCTTTAATAGCCGCTGCTACTCTTCTGACTGGATGCCAGATGCCTCAAGGGCCTATCTATAATGCTTCTGAAGTAGGAAAGATTAGAACTCAGGCTGAAGTTGATTCACGCACAGGTGAAGTTCAATGGCGTAATGGTACAGGCATTACATATACCAGAACTCCAAACCAATGTGGTAAGAACTGTGCTGCTCATGCTGAATTAGCTGCTAAACTTGATGAAGAACGTCGTAATGCACAACCACGTGAAGATTATCTTCGTGCTGTAGCCAAGAACAATGAAATCGACCGTAACACTCGTATTGCAGAATATTGCGAGCGTTTTGTCAATGATGCGTTCAAAGAAGAATATAATAAACTTATCGATAAACGCCCGTCTCGAAGTGATTATCGTAAATCTTATGAATACAACACAGCTTTTGACCTTTGGAAAAAGAGCTACATAAAGCTTCAGGCCAAAGCTCTTAAAACTGAAAATGAATGTAATAGGGTAAAACGTAATGAACATCAATCCAATTGACCGAGCTAAAAATGCATTAGAACTTCAGGCACAAGCTCTTGATATGCTGACCTCTATAGTTGAGAAAGATTATAGAAATTATCTTGAAATCCTGGCAGTCCTAGGCGTCCCTGGTTTGTCCGATTATGAAGGTCGTGTAATTATTACAGGTGTTGGTAAAAACGCTAACATCGCCACTAAGGCTTCAGAAACGATGGCTTCACTTGGTATTCCAAGTATGTATCTGAACACAGGACATTATTCTCACGGCGATGCTGGCTTTATTGGTCCTAATGATGTGCTGGTCCATATCTCTCGTTCTGGTAAAACTGAAGAGATGCTTGGGGTTGTAGCTCATCTGCGTGGTATTCGTCCTGGCGTGAATCAGATTCTGCTGCATTGTAACCCAAGCATACCAGATGATATCTTAAAGATGTTTGACTACAATTTCTGTACCGGGCGTGCTATTGAGATTGATGACAACAAATTAGCGCCTACGATGTCTACGACGCTGCTCTTGGCTTTGATTGACACGTTCGCAATTAACCTTTCAGCTGCACGTCGTTTTACTCCTGACGATTTCCTGCGCTTCCATCCAGGTGGTTCACTTGGCGCTCAACTCCGAGGCGAATAATGAAATACTTAACTGGATTCTTATTGTTAGCCTTCTTCGGGCTAACAATTTACTGGTCTATCACTGTACCAGTAATGATTCCTACATTAGCCATAGGCTGGTGTATGCTCTGGCTCCAGGCCAAATACAATTGCTTCAATTAAATTATGGTACAATGGATGTACCATTTAATGAGGAACACAAAATGAAAAAGGCTGTTATTCTCGGAGCTGGATTGGCTACTCGTTTATATCCAATCACTCATCACATCCCTAAAGTGCTTGTGAACTATAAACAAGACACCATTCTCAAAAACTTAGCGACCATTTATACCGATTTAGGTGCGGACGAAGTTATTGTTGTCGTGCATTCTAAATTCCAGGACATGGTTGAAGCTTATGCAGAACAAGAAGGCTTGAAGATTAATGTTCAGACTGTGGATGAATCTTATGGTTCGGCTTATGCGCTAGCATTATTGCACCCTATTCTAGATGGACATAATGTCGTCGTGAACTGGTGTGATATTATTCCAGACTTTGGTTCATGGTCTTGGGGTGAGAATGCGATTTATACGAAGGGTGACGAATGTCGTTATAACTTCGATGGCTATTCACTTCGTAATGTAGGTGCAACAGGCGGTAATGTCGTAGGCATTTATCAGTTTAAAGATTGGGAATTCTTCATGGGTATAACCAAAGAAGAAATCAATGACCATTGTGAAGGGCGTGACTTTGTTGATTTCGTTTATGGCGAATCGATGTGTCAATCTGAACTTCTGAATCTAATCGATTTAGGCGATAAGCCTAAAATGGCTAATGCTCATGCTGACCGTGAACTGAACCGTAGTTTTAATGCGGTAGAAATCGATGAAGATACCGTGACTAAAATTGCATTAACTGAACAAGGTTATGAATTGCAGAAAGACGAATTATCCTGGTATTCAAAGCTTAAAAACTGTGAAAGCGTTCCAAAGATTTTAAGCCTACACCCTGGCGGTCATTTTGTTATGGAACGTATTAAAGGCCTATCAATGTTTGAGCATATCAAAACTCTTAAATCAAATGCTCGTATCTCTATGATTGATAAGGTTCTTGATGCTCTTCGTTTTGATGATAAAGGTTTTTATCGAATCCACCACGAGTTGGAAGACGACTTCAAGAAAGAATTCCACGACAAGGTTATCGACCGCTGTGCAAGTATTCAGCCAGTAATTGATTCATTTGGTAAGATTACTCATGTGAACGGTGTTAAGATTGGCCGCCTGAAGTCTATGCTTAAACAAGCATTGAACCATCTTGTTGCATATCAAAACAATAAGAAATACTATATTATTCATGGTGACCCTAACTTCAGTAATACGATGATTACGTTTACCGATGGCGATATTAAGTTCATCGACCCTCGTGGTTATTTCGGTAACAGTAAGATTTATGGTCCACGCTTGTATGATGAAGCAAAAGTATTATATGCTGTAAGTGGGTATGACGACTTTAATGCGGACCCTTTATGGGGTGGTTTGAATATTGAAGGCGAACACGCATATGTTAATATCGAGCCATTAATCTACAAATACGAAAAGATGGATACGTTCAACGAACATCATCATCTGGCTGTAGCGATTATCTGGATTGCACTTGGTGGTTATTTCAAGAACAACCCATTGAAAGCTGTTTCAGCCTATTACTATGGCATGTATCTGCTGACTAAACAGTTACGTAAAATGGGTCGTATGTTAGAAGATGGTACAATCGCTAAAGACCTGCCTGAAGCCATCACGGCCACACTTATCACGAAGAACTCTGATAAGTGGGAACTTATTGACAAAGAAACCGGTGCGGTTTACAAACCAATCGGCGGTGATATCACTCATCAATGGGAACGAATTCGATAATGCGTTTATGTTTTGATATTGACAATACTATCACAGTTTGGAATAATAACCGTGATTATGAAAACTTCGTACCGGACACCGAAATGGTGTCCATGATTAATAAGCTGTATGACGAAGGTAATATAATTGTTCTGTACACTTCAAGAGGTATGGAAAGTGTTGGTCCCGATTTAATTGAAACTGAAATCATTCCACCACTTCTTAAGAATCTTGAAAAGATCGGATTAAAATATCATGAACTCTTGACTCATAAACCAAGATATGATTGGATTATTGATGATAAGGCCATGAATCCGGCAACATTTAAAATGTTAATGAATAATGACATTCTGCATAAAGCAGAAGCATATATCCCAGAAGTATAATTTGAAGTAACCTGCAAACATCGCATCCTTTTCCTGCTTAAAAGAGATGAAAATGCAAAAACAAACTTTCAAAATCGGTACAAACTTTGATTTAGCTTTGCTTGATAAAATAGTAGAACTGAATGCTAAATATCCTGATAGCTTAATCAATGAGGTATATGGCTCAACTCGAGCCATGGCTTTCGTCGCTGCTCGCCCCGATTTTCGACTGCCTGATGTCGACCAAAAATTCCTTGAAGAATATGTAGCTCGTTGCAATGAACTTGGTATTTGCTTTAACTATACGTTAAACACTATTAATCCAGGTTCTAAGCGCGAGCTAGTAGAATGGAAGAAAAAGGCTATTCAAGATTACGTTCAATATCTTTGGTCTATTGGCGTCTATCGTGTTACTGTAGCTAATCCAGTTATCATGGAAATTATTCGTGAAGTCAATAAAGAAATCCAATTCGAGGTTTCGACTATCATGCATATTGATGCCGTAACACAAATAAAATATCTTCATGACCAATATAATATTAAAAAGGTGTGCTGCGGTATTCATAAGAACAGATCGGTATCGTTCTTAAAACGTGCAGCCGAATTTTGTAATGAAAACGGTATTATCTTTGAAGTCCTGGTTAATGAATTCTGTTCTAACGCAGGCAAAGGCTACACAACTCATTGTAGTTATCGTGATTCTTGCTATATTTTCCACAGTACCGACATTACTGCAGACGATGCAAAATCGCTCGACGGTTATCCAATGCAGCACTGTATTAAAGCAAGAGACACCGACCCTTTCAACTGGTTACGCACACGCTTTGTGCGTCCTCAAGACTTAAAGTTATATCGTGAGATTGGTATAACTCAATTTAAAGTCTCAGGACGTACAGGGTCTACAGAGTACATCATGAAGGTTCTAGAAGCTTACTCATCAGAGAAGTTTGAAGGAAATCTTCTTGAGCTCTGGAAACCACTAGAAACAATTTATTCAGACCAGTCTGATGCTAACTTTAATCATACGGTTAATATTGAAACATCTTTGTTAGACGGGTTTATTTTGAAACGCTGGTTTAAACATCCTGACTTTGACTGTGCAAATGAGATATGTGGAAGCACATGTACTTATTGTGAACGGTATTATAAACGTCAGCTGTCTAAAAATGACAGACCTTTGAATAGTATCAATATCGTTGATGTTACTAATTCTGATGACGAACTGAGATACCCAGAATGAACCGAATCAATCATAAACTTAACGAGGAATTATTAACTATGTCTATTGCATCTAAAGAAGAACGTCTGAAGCGAGCATTAAGTGATGTGTTTATTGAACGGGCTCGTTCGTTTATCCCAGAAGTAACTCAACTTGATTATTATATGGACGCCTTTATCCATAGTGCTTTAGGTGGTATTGATGCTGAAGCTTCTCGACATATCAATATTGCTAAACGGTACAAATAATGAATACTTTAGAAGACCTCCGAAAGGAGGTCTCGTCTATTGATGACGAGATTTTTAACTTATTAACACAACGTTTTGTTTACACAAATTCAATCGGTGCCTTAAAAAGAAGTAAAGGAATTCCAATAGAAAATTTAAAAGTTGAAGCAGAAAAGCTTGCTTCGTACCCTGATATGGTACAATCAATCTATCAAGAAATTTTTAAAGTGAGTAAACAATGTCAGAGCATAATTTAATGAAACATATTACATTCCCAAGCTTTCAATCTGCATTTAAAGAACTGAATAAAGAAATTGTTAATAATCCACAATTTGTTACCGATTCTCGTATTGGACGATGCAATGAAATTGGTTCGGCTTCAATTGAAGTTCTTGACCCGTCAACATTCAAAATGACTGACCCACGTATTAATCGTATTGATTATGATTATGCTGAAGCATTCTGGCAATTCATGATTTCAGGTGGTACTGACGCCGAAGAAGCATTTAAGGAATATCCAAATGTTGCTAAGTTTATTGCCAAACCAAAAAGCGATGTCTTACCGGCGAACTTTAACACTTTCTACGGACCACGAATTGTTGCGCAACTCCCAGCTCTTCTCAAAGAACTCAAAGAGAAGCCTAATTCCCGCCGGGTTGTATTCCAAATTCTTCAAGAACAAGACCAAGCGCTCTTGGATAGCGATGAGTCCCTTGAATACCCTTGTACAGACTCGGTAACGTATTATATTCGTGATGGTAAGCTTTATGCGCATTGTCATATGCGTTCACAAAACTGTGCTATAGTAATGCAGCTAGACTTCTATCTTCAAGGTAAATTGATGAAGTTTATTGCAGATGAATGTGGCGTTCAACTTGGTACTTATTCCCATACAATGGTAAGTGCTCATGTATTTGAACGTGATTTTGATTATGTGAAAGGATTTATTTGATGCCTCATCTCCGCGTACCAATTTATAGTATGCGGTCTCATGAAACTGGTGAATATGCCGTTCTGAAGGACGGCAATTTGCAACTTCATTTGAACCGTGCTCGTGCTGGCGATATTATCGCTGTTCCTAAAAATGCTTCTGATGCAGATGAACTTCGTGAACTATTCCCTGAGTTCGAATTTGTCCCACTATGGTATAAAGAAAATGCTTTCGAAACTCGTAAACATTTCTGGGAAGAAAACCAATGGGTTGTTGATTCATTAGTAGAATATTATGATGTTGTTGGTCTTGTAACAGATATCACAGGTTATAAGGGTCGTCATCCGGTATGGTTCAACTTTAACATCACAATGAATCCAGAAAAGCCTCTTTTCTATATTGACCAATTCATTGAAGAAGATGTTGCATCTGTAAACCGTAGTAAGTATACGACGGTATTGAATCAGTGTCAGAAGGACGTCCTGGTTAAACACGGTGCCGATGACTATAAGATTATTGTAGACCAGAAGGTCGTGCGCCCTAGCGTCATCGAGCGCTACGCTGCGGGTCTTGAAGCGATACATGTGAATGGCATCTTCCATCCGTTCCGTATCAGTGACCAGTGCTATCGTTTCAACCAAGTTGTTGAATGTGCAATCCAAACACAGCAACCTGTTTATATCACGGACCCTAACGATAGTTTTGACCGATCTCATTATCCAGAAGAAGCTGTGATTCGTTTGACTAAACTGTCTAAAGCAGAATATTATCAAGTACTGAAAGGTCGACCACATATCCAGTATTTCGAAAACCCTGAAAAGGTATTCCATCCTGGCCTGGCAGAATTCATTTACTTTGGCGCTTTCATTTCTTCGCCGTATAATATTCCTATGTACAGTGACGTGGTGATTAACGAATGAAAACCAAAATTATTTTAGTAGATGGCGGTGACAACGCAGGTAAAACGACATTTATTCGTGACATCTGCGAAATCTCAGACCGTTATGTGAAGATTGAATTCCCAAAACGTACTTCTGAAGGTCGGTTCGATATCAAGAGCCGAAATGAAGTTGCTTGTTTCGAAACCATGTTGAAATATCTAGATAAGTCTAAGATTTATCTGTTAGACCGTGGTTATATCAGCAACTGGGTGTACGGTTCATTACGTGGCGGACTTTCGATGGAACTCAGCCAATATCAAAATGACTTCCGTCGTCTTTGTGATGAAAACAATGTATTGCCAATCATTCTGACTCGTAATGAAATTACTAAAGACTTTGAAGATGATTTGATTTCTTTAAGTGCCGAAGGCTTTAATAAAGTTATCGAGTTGTTTGAAGAATTTGCTTTAGATAATGATGTTGAAATCTATCAACTCTTGAACCATTATGGCGATAACCGAATCAAAGGATTTAATGCAGGCGAACGCGATGCATTAATTACCAAGATTATTAAATGGGCTCGATAAGAGCCCTGTGAGGTTTTATGTTCATACCTGTTTGGCTTATAGTTCTTTTAGGAGCTATAGGCATCTCATCTTTAATATTCCTATTTTTAAAGATGAGATTGATGTGTGGCTAAACGCTACAAACATGAAGTGATATAATTACTCTACCTTTTAAACGTGAGAAAAATATAATGGTGATCAATGGAAAAATATAATGTCCGATTTAAAATCTCGCCTGATTAAAGCTTCTACTACTAAACTGACTGCCGATTTGACTAAGTCTAAACTGTTTAACGGTCGTGACGAAGTCCCTACTCGTATCCCAATGTTGAACATTGCGTTAGGTGGTGGTCTGAACACTGGCTTACAATCTGGTCTGACTATTTTCGCTGCGCCATCTAAACACTTTAAAACTCTGTTTGGACTGACAATGGTCGCCGCATATATGAAGAAATATCCAGATGCAATTTGTCTGTTCTATGACTCTGAATTTGGTGCTTCCGAATCTTACTTCCGTTCAATGGGTGTAGACCTGGAACGAGTAGTTCATACACCAATCCAGTCAGTAGAGAAGCTTAAAATTGATATGACCAACCAACTGGAAGAAATCCAGCGTGGTGAAAAGGTTATTATCTTCATCGACTCCATCGGTAACACTGCATCTAAGAAAGAAACACAAGATGCTCTGGACGAAAAAGAAGTTGGTGATATGTCTCGTGCCAAGTCACTGAAATCTCTGTTCCGTATCGTAACGCCATATCTGACTATTAAAGATATTCCGTGCGTAGCGATTAACCATACGGCAATGGAAATCGGTGGTATGTACCCGAAAGAAATCATGGGTGGTGGTACCGGTATTCTTTATTCGGCTTCGACAGTATTCTATATCTCTAAACGTCAGATTAAAGATGGTACTGAACTCACAGGCTATGACTTCACACTGAAAGCTGAAAAGTCTCGTACGGTTCAAGAAAAATCCACATTCCCAATTACGGTGAACTTTAAAGGTGGTATTGACCCATTCAGTGGTCTACTTGAATTGGCAACAGAACTTGGCTTCGTTGTTAAGCCAAAAGCAGGCTGGTATTCTCGTGCATTCCTTGACGAAGAAACCGGTGAAATGGTTCAAGAAGAAAAATCATGGCGTGCTAAAGCTACAGATGATGTCGAATTCTGGGGTCCTCTGTTCAAGCATAAGCCATTCCGTGATGCAATTGAAACCAAATACAAACTGGGTGCAATCTCTTCTATTAAAGAAGTTGATGATGCAGTTGCCGATTTACTTAATACTAAAGCCACGAGTAAAATTCCTGACTTAGGTAAGAAAGGTAAGGCAAGCGCAGCTGATATTGAGAATGCTCTTGACGAAATGGAAGAAGATAATGAGTAATGACTTAGACTTGTCCGACCTGGACAACTTTGTCAAAGACACCGAAGAGGGCCCTAGTGGCCCTCAGTATTACGAGAAGTCTTTAGACATTATTAAACAGAGCATGGGTTCTGTTATGCAGGAGATTTTGTTAACACTTCCTGATGGCAGTAGCCATATGGTTTATGTTACAAAGATTGATATTTCTCCAAAAGGTCAAGTGACCGTAGATTTTGGTACTCCTTCCGAAGAGCGTAAAGGCGAATTAGCCGAACATGTTGAAAAATGTGTTACAATGCAAATTAATGAAGCTCTTAAAGAAATTAATATGAAGAAAAGGTGGTGGAAGTGGTAGAAACAATTTTAGCACAGTTGCTAGGCAATAAGGACTATTTTGTCCGTGTCTGGCCTTATATGAATGCCGACTATTTTGACCAGGGTCCTGCAAAGACCCTATTCAAATTGTTAAAGGCTCATGTAAACGAATATAATTCAGTTCCTTCTAAAAATGCATTAGATATTGCATTGAGCAATGCTAATATCGGTGAAATCGAATATAAAGAAACTAAAGCTCTTCTTTCTGATTTAAATGCAGGTCCTGAAGATTTTGATTGGTTAGTATCTGAAACTGAAAAGTATGTTCAGAAAGCGGCAATGTATAATGCGACGTCTAAGATTATAGAAATCCAGACTAACGCAGACTTACCACCACATGAACAGAACCGTAAGTTGCCAGGTATTGGTGCAATCCCAGATATCATGCGCGATGCACTGTCTATTTGTTTCGACTCACAGCTTGGTCATGACTGGATGGAAGATAGCGAAGCTCGTTTCCAGACATACATGAATAAAGCAAATAAGGTTCCATTCCGCCTGAATATTTTCAACAAAATCACTAAAGGTGGTGTTGAGTTCGGTACATTGAATATTCTGTTGGCAGGGACGAACGTAGGTAAGTCTCTTGGGCTTTGTTCATTAGCTGCTGATTATCTTCAGTCTGGATTAAATGTCCTTTATATCTCTATGGAGATGGCAGAAGAAGTATGCGCCAAGCGTATTGATGCTAACCTTCTGGATGTTACACTTGATGACCTTGACGAAGGGCATGTATCTTGGCCTGAATATAAAGCTAAGATGGATAAATGGCGTCAGAATAAAACTTTAGGTAAGCTTAAAGTTAAGCAATATCCTACTGGTGGTGCTAACGCTGATACATTCCGTGCACTGTTGAACGAATATAAGCTGAAGCAAGGCTTTGTTCCTGACGTAGTGATTGTCGACTACTTGGCTATTTGTGCTTCAAGCCGTGTTAAAGTGTTCTCCGAAAACAGTTATGGTCTGATTAAGATGGTAGCCGAAGAACTTCGTGGTCTGGCGGTAGAAAAGAAAATCGTTATGTGGACCGCAGCACAGACAACAAGAGGTGCTAACGTTTCAGCTGAAATCGATATGGCTGATATCGCAGAATCATTTGGTATCGCACACACGGCAGACTTTATGCTTGGTATTGTTGAGACTGAAGAATTTGCACAGATGGGTCTTCAAATGGTTAAACAGTTGAAGTCACGTTATGGCGATAAGAACTACTATAATAAGTTCAAGATTGGCGTTAAGAAAGGCAACCAACGTTGGGTTGAAGTAGAAGATGAAGGTGGACCTAAAGGACCTATCTCTACTGTACGTGAAGCCACAGGTGAGATGAATCGACAGGCTGAAGCGAACAGGCAGGCTCGTGTCAATCGAAGCGACCTTGATGAACTTGCAGGTCAGTTAAAATTCTAAGAGGAGGCTTCGGTCTCCTTTCGGGGTTTACATCTCCTCAGGACGTGATATTATAGCCTTGTATCAACATGGAGAACAAAATGAAAACTTACTATCATGGCTCGACAACTAACGCAAACATCAAAAACATGCTTTGCCCACCTGTCGATACTGGAGTAATTTCTGAAGTAGGACGTAAGAAAAATTTAGACCGTGTATTCTTCACCGAAGATATCGGACTGGCAAAGATTTATGCTGGACGTGCTGCACGTTCATACGGAGGAGAACCAGTTATCTATCGTGTAGTTTCTCCGGTAGATGTGGTTTGTTTAAGTGATACTAAAGGTGCCACGGTTTATCATGCCGAATGGGCCTTCTGCGAGGAAATCTAAATGGAAGAAGTTAAATGCTCTATTTGTGGGCATTTTGTAAACGAAAAATTAGCAGTTTTTGACTATACGAATACTGCAACATGCATGGAATGTGAACTTGAACAAGAAGAATATGACGAATATTCAGGAGAAGAAGAATGAAGCATTTTACATGTGATGATTGTGGTGTTAAGATACCAGAAAATGAAGTTCATCGAAATGAAACTTGTTTTGGTGATGACGGCGATTATTGTCAAGATTGTTTTTACGAAAACCACTATGACTTTGGAGAAGAAGAATGAAACGTTTAACTTTGGCTTTAGTGTTTGCCTTAAGTGCATGTGGTATGCAACCGGCATTTGCAAACTCTATGGCCGTTGCTAATATGATGGCAACGGCACAGCAACAAGAACGTTCTGAAATGGAAAGTGGGTACAACTCTCCAGACTGTATCTATTCTGCTGAAGTTGATGAGCCTGAACTCCGTGCTTTTGCTAAAGGTATTTTCCGTGGAAAAATTGATAAGAATCGTGCAATGACTTTAGAGTCGTACAGCTTTAAAGATATTTTAGTTGCTACCCAAATGGTTGTCTGTGAAGGCAAAACTCCTCAAGAAGCTGTAGAATTCGTGGACCCGGACTAATGTACTTATTCAATTTAATGTATGATCGTGTAGAACGTAAACTTAAGGTTTATGATGAAAACACCGTTTGGATCGGAACTGTTCTGCTTAATGCTAATACAAATATAGCATGCACCTACATTGACCACGATAATATTGATGGTCGACGCCATCTGCCTAACGACGGCCGTAAGCTTACGCCTGAAAATTTGAAAGCTATTTGTATTGAACTTGCGGCTACTTCTGGTATTGATGAAGATCTCATTGACGAGCTTAAAGAAGGGTGGATGCAAGTAGATTATATTTGCGTTGGGTTCGAACTGGACGATATTCTTTATTCTGAAACAGTAGTTCAGAATGATATTGATTCACAAATTTTTAATTACTGGATGAAGAAATGAAACAAATCGTAATGTATTATTCACCGGAAGTAGTGCATAAAGGAACTAAAGCTGAAATCGAAACCATTGCCCAATGGGAAGTATTTCTTGACACAGGTGGGACTGCGTCTCTTCCATTCGGTTATGTGACAATGCAATATTATGCAACTCGTCCTACCAAGCGGCAGATTCGTGCTCTTAAGAAACAACATCGTAAAAACGTTGTTGAAGCAATTGAACTCCGTGAATGGGAAGATTCATGGGAAGGCATTCACTGTGATATTATAGGTCTATAAATAGCCCGAGGTGACTATGAAAACATATAAAGAGTTTGTCAAACTAAACGAAGATATGGTTGCAGGCGATGCAGGTGGTAATCCACAGAATATTGCCTCAGGAACCACTTCAGGCGCTGTAGTTAATAAAGGCCCTGAACAAATCCCTGCTAAGAAGCAAAAATCTAAGAAGTCCGAAGAAGTATAATATAATGGCTCTCATATCGAGAGCCTTTTTAGTTTAAGGACCATTATGAGTTTTGTAGATCGTGAATTTGCATTAAGGGCTTTATCCCATCAGCCTAAATTCAGACAAGTAACCGGGAGCGACTTCAAATTAAACTGTCGTTGTAAAGTTTGTGGTGATTCCCAAAAAGACATGAATAAAGCTCGTTTCTGGGCTTATCCTGCTAAAGATTCAGGAATACGCGTTCATTGCTTTAACTGTGAATATGATGTATGGTTGAGTAAGTACTTGAAAGAATTTGAAGAGGACCTTTATCGAGAATACATTCTTGAGATAAGGAAAGAAAAGACTTTTGCTAAGCCGGAAAGAAAAGAAGTTGAAGTTTCGGATAAGTTTAAAGCAAAAATGCCTGTTATCGAAAAATTAGAGTATTGTACTCGTCTTGATAAATTACAACCAGACCACCCTATAATCAAATATGTTCGTTCCAGGTTCATTCCTGAGAACCAATGGCATCGGTTATGGTTTACTATGCAGTGGCCTGCTCTTGTTAACTCTGTGAAACCTGGGACGTACAGTAATGAAACGAATGAACCGCGGTTGGTTATACCTATCTTCAACAGCAACAAAGACATCGAATCATTCCAAGGACGAGCTCTACGCAAAGATGCTCCCCAGAAATACATCACAATCAAAGCACACGACGATGCAACAAAAATCTATGGACTCGACACAGTTGACGAGCGTAAACGTGTCTGGGTGATGGAAGGACCTATTGATAGTTTATTCATACCTAATTCTATCGCGATAACAGGCGGCTCTATGGACTTAAATATAGTTCCATTTAAAGAGACTCGTGTCTGGGTAATGGATAATGAAGCTAGACATCCCGACACCATTAAACGTATGACTAAACTTGTTAATGCAGGTGAAAGGATTTTATTCTGGGACAAGGCTCCATGGCCTTCGAAGGATATAAATGATATGATTAAAGATGATGGAGCAACCCCCGAACAAATTCTTGACTACATGAACAAGAACACCGAACAAGGGTTGATGGCGAAGATGCGTCTATCACGTTATGCACGTTCTTAGAAGCCTAAAAGTATTGTAGCTGCTGTTCTGAGGTGTTCTATGGTTATTAACGGAAGTGTTAATCCATAGAATGCCGCTATAGGAACGATGATAAAGTTCCAGATAAACATCACAGCAATAATCCCTACAGCAAGTACTTTCTTCTTATGTTTTGTTAAATTAAATAATGGCTTTTTAGTCATAAGAACCTCCAAACTTATTTATGGTGTAATATGAATCAAGAACAACATGCTTTTTTAAAATTAGGTGAAGAATGCAATGAAGTTGCGATGCTTTGCTCTAAGATTATGCAGTTCGGATTAGACTCAGAATATGAAGGCAAAACTAATCGTCAGCGTCTAACTGATGAGTTAAATGATATCATGGGTTGTCTTTTAAATCTTCGTGTTAAAACAGATTTTGACTTCGTTGAAGATAAAGATGCCGTCTGGGCAAAATATGAAAAGATAGAACACTTCCGTAATGCATCTGTTATTTTAGGTTTAGTTGCTGAATAAACATAATGTTATAATTAATCTCTACTTGAATTGAAAGGAAATAAAATGGCACACTTTAACGAATGTTCTCAACTGGTAAAAGATAAAGCTGCACTGGACCACGCAACTGGTCGTTATTACGGTATGCTGCGTGGCAATGAAGACCCACTGCAGGCAATGCTTGATATGCAGAAATCTCTGCAGGTACGTCTGGCTAATGACCGTGATTATTGCTATCACCCTGATAAACTGGCTACAGCAGGCGATGTTGTTGCCTGGATGCGCGAACAAAAAGATTGTATCGATGATGAATTCCGTGAACTTCTGACTTCATTGGGTGAAATGTCACGTGGTGATAAAGATGCTTCGGCCGTATGGAAAAAATGGAAAGGGCGTTATACAGAAGCTCAATCTAAACATATTTCTGAAATGTCCCCGGAAGACCAGCTAGAAATTAAATTCGAAATGATTGATATTCTTCATTTTGTTTTGAATATGTTTACAGGTTTGAATATGGACGCTGAGGAAATTTATAAGCTATACCATCTTAAGAATGTCGAGAATTTTGCACGTCAAGATAATGGCTATTAAGACTAAATTTTTCCGAACGTATATTGTTCGAGTTAAGACGCCGAAAGGCGTCTTTTGGTATGGTGGTAAGCATGAGTCATATTATCTGGACCCTTATAAGGACAAATACCCAGGTTCAGGTAAAATACTTTGGAACATTTATCGTAAGTATGGATTAAAGTATAGAATAAAATGGTCTAAATGTCATGGTTCTCGAGAAAAAGCTTATGAGGCTGAAAGAACTCTAATAAAAGAATTGAGAGATAGACACAACGAAGATTGTTTAAACATCCTTCCGGGTGGGCAAGGTGGAGAAGGCTATAAATGGTCTGAAGAACAGTGCGTAGCTCACAAAATTCGTCTAAACACTCGAGAAACAAAAGAGCGAATGAAGAAAGCTCAATCTACGGCCCAGAACAGGCCTGAGAGAAAATCCAGGCAATCTGAAATAATGACAAACTTTTACAATAATGGCGGCGCTAAAAAGGTTTCAGAGGCCACATCTAAAGCACAAAGAACTGCGCCTCATTGGCATGAACCATTGAAAAGCGAAATCTATGAAATTTGGATTTCATTAGGTAAACCTACCACAGGGCCTGTGGTTAAAGCACTTAAAGGCAAATATGAAGTTACTGCAAGTGCTCTCAAAAATTTAATATACTCTTTTAGAGATGTATAAATACGCTCGTAATCAATCCAACTAAAAGGAGTCCATTATGGGCGGTTATGTAAATATCAAAACCTTCGACCACACTACTAAAGATGGTGAAGTTAAAGGTAAAGAAGTTTCTGTAGCATTTAAAGTATATTCTAATGCTCATCGTATTTCCGGTGCGCATTATCAGATTTTCCCATCTGAAGAACCTGCTTATGCAGATGTAGTTGAAACTGCAGAAGCATGGGCAACTAAGAATGCCGCGATGTTTGTCGGTGTCCCGGCTGAGCCTGAGGCAGGCGGTTGATTATAGGACTCCTTCGGGAGTCCTTTTTTGTTTACGCACAGCATTAAATAAATATAACTTGTAAACAAAGGGAACCAATATGAAATATATAAATTTGAAGTTAAGATCGGGTATAGAAGTATCGGTTTATTTTACTGTGTATTCAAATGCACATAAAATAGCAGGCTCTTTTTATAACCTTTCTTTGAGTGAAGAACCATTATATTCTACAGTCTTTGAAAAAGGACAAGATGTAGAATGGCAAAAATACAATATCGAAGTAATGTTCGGTGAAGTAATCCCGCCAATCATCCCAGAACTTCCTGAAATTATTCCTCCATTTGCTCCTATTTCTCCTTCTCCGGCAACAAACCTTTATAAGGGTAGTGGTGCTTTAGATACGGCTGTAGTTGTTAATGGTGGTACTGGTTATAAGTTTGGCGATATTATTCATGTTTCAGGTGGTGTTAAATCTGCCCCGACATTGATTCGTGTTACTGCTGTTGGTGCTGAAGGTGCTATAACAACCGCTTCTGTTCGTCAAGGCGGTGTATACACAACTCCTCCTACGAACCCATGTGCTACTGAAGCAGGTAATGGTAATAACGGTGCTAATATAACGACAGGGACAGGTGCAACATTCAACCTTACTTATCGTGGTACTAACGCAACCTCTATGTATGCAGGCGTTTCTAAAGAACGTACTGATGCTGCTTTCGATTATTGGGGTTCTGATGTAAAAGATTCTACTTCTGGTTATCGTGGGAACGGTATTGGAAATGGTACACAATTTAGAGCTAACTGGGTTACTGACTCTCCTAAATTTGAAATTAAATTAGCAGGTCTTAATACTATTTGTGAGCTTTATGTTGATGGGTTAAGAGTTGGTACGCAGAGTGTAACTACTGATTCGTCTGGTGCTTCATATGTCTATTTAGTAGATTGGGGCGGCGAACGTAAATCCCGTACGTATTCATTAGCCGGTGTTAACAGTGCATTCGGTGGCCTGAACTTAGGTTCGTCTTCTGATACATTGTCTAAGCCTCCACGTACTCGTAAATTCGTATGGCAGATGGGTGATTCATATACCTTCGGTACTGAAGCAACTCAGCCAAGCTTTAACGATTTCCGTATTATGTGTGACCATTTAGGCGTAGACGGGTTAGCAGATGGTATCGGCGGTTCAGGTTGGACGTCTACCGGCGAAAGAGTTCCGGCAACTCGTGTTACCAATAAATTGCTGACATTGTCTAGAACTCCTGATTACATTATCTTTAGCTTAGGCTATAATGATTCTGTAGCAGGTAGAGTAGAAGAACTTAAGACTAATATGGACGCTGCTCTTGAAATTGTTAAAACCAATTTCCCTACGGTCCCAGTCATTTTAATTGGCCCTGCTACACCACAAGGTGAAACAGAAGCAATTAATAAAATTCGTACTGCCGTAATGGAACAGGCTGAAAAACATTCACTGAAGTTTGTTGATGTCCAAGGCTGGATCACCAAAGAAAATGCTGACGAATATACTTCACATGATCTTGTGCATCCTAATGATGCTGGTTATGCTCGTCGTGGTTCTCTGTTCGCATCTTTCTTAAAAGATACAATCGTTTGATTTAAGGACTCCTTCGGGAGTCCTTTTTTGCTTTTAAAACAAGTGGTAGAATGAATCATCTACTAAGTGAGGAAAATATGAAACTGAACCCTTTACCTTGGATTAAAAATTGGCTTTCAGAACCAAGCGAGTTCTGGAAAGCTATGAATGACTTCAACGAACAAGCTGAAGACCATTTACAGAATTTAGTTAAAGAAAAGCAGAATGATTTAGATTTCCAGGCTGCTAAAGCATTAGCTGATGACCTTTTTAGGATTAAATCATGAATTCAACAGTATGGCGTAAACCGGTAGCCGATTGTGGTGGTATTAATTATCTTATTGCCAAATATTATCTTGATAAGTACCACTTTGACTCTGAATACTATATTGACGTGGTTGTTCATGGTTACCGTGAAGTTGGTACAAGTCTTGAAGCATCACTCGAAGTTCGTTTTTGGGACTATAATGCTTCGTCTAATAATGATGTTCAAATTAAATTCGAGAATATAACGATATGATTAAATTTATCAAAAACCTTTTTGAAACAAAGCCGGAACCAAAGAAAATGGGTTTTGCTGAAGAATATGAAAAGGAATACATCTATATGGGTGATGGAATGATTGAAGAAGTCATCCGTCAGCCTAAAGCAAGTCCTGGTCCCGGTGCTAAAGTATTAAAAGCGGATGAACTTAAACGAGCAACAACTTTAAGCAAAGCTCGTAATCAAAACCCTAATCGCACCGGAGCAGCTCCAACTGCAACTCATTATGACCGAAGCTATACAGATAACACTCATATGAGCATGATTGCTCCTGTTACAGTGTTGCATTCTACGCCTAGTTATACACCATCTACAGGTGGATATGACCCAGGTTATTCTTCGTGTGATTCTGGGTCTAGTAGTGGTTCTTGTGATTGATTTAAATTGAGGAAAATATTATGGCAGCAGTAGTTCATAACTATGCAGTACGCATTATTCGTAAGCTTAAAAAGCCTGATGAACGAGGAAATGAATGTGTGCCAGACCGTATTGTAAACGAAGTAGCCTTTGTTGAAGGCACCGGCCGTTACAATGATAAAATTGAAGATCTAGTAGCCAGCTTTAAAAGTATTCCTTTACCGGAAGATATTATGGTCGAGTTAGTTCATAATTGGACAGGTTCTTTGCCTGAAGGCTGCCCATGGGGTATTATGACATCTTTAACAAAAGATGGATATATCAATCCAAGTGATGCTACCGGTTGGTTTAGTCGTAATTCCGAAGAAGAGCCAGAAAAACAAAAGTTTTATGTCCAGTGTTCAGATGATATAACTTATTTCAAATACAAGTTATGGAATGAATCTTCGCTGCCTTCTATTAACTGGGAACAATCTAATCATTTACGTAAAGCCATCGAATCAAACAAAATGGTTAATAGCGTATATACCAATCACGAATGGTGGATGTAATGGATTTGTTTGATATGCTGGTTATTCCGGACCCTGAACCAGAAGCACCTAAGACGCCGCGAGAAGAACTTGTTGATGAACTTGATATGATTATTCAGAAACATGGTATTAGTGTCCCTCTCGGCGTCCTGCAAGACCTTGCGTCTTACTATGATGACCCTCCACCATGGGCTCCTTGGGTGAAATAATGAATTGGTTAACAAAAATACCTACCTCTACATTAGATGTAGACAGAAAAAGACTTGCTGAGAAAAAGCAAATTGAAGCTAAATCTAAAACAAAAACTGAAGTAATTGAAGAAAAGGCTAAAAAGCCTGAACCCTTAAAAAGTTCCTACAATCAAATACAATCTCCTCTAGGCCAGGCTGCGGACATCGCAGTCTTCGGCATCCCAATGGGTATATTTAGGTAGTTTACAAGCCCTTCCTCTCATGTTATGATGACCTTCAACAACCAATGGAGGTCATCATGCTTCAAGTTTCTACGATCAAACAACTAGTTTTAGATGAAGAAGAAGAACGCATTTATATTCAAGAACGTGTAGACGCAAAGTTCACTGATATAGAGCAATCAACATTATGGCTGTGTATGAATGATAAGAATGACGAGCTAATCCATCAGCGTCTGAATCCTATTGTACGTAAGCATCTGACATCTACAGTTCCTCCGTTATTCCGTGGAATTTCATTACTTGAAGCCAACAAAATTTATTATCTGGCCGAAGGTGAAACATTCACATTGAATCGCGTAACAAGTTTTAGTTCTGATTTCAGTACTGCTAAACAGTTTGCTTCAAAGTGGCATTATGATTCCCAAATCATTTTCCGTATCCAAAACTGCCCTTATGCTTTCAACTATCAAGAAGAAATGATTCAGATTTTGTTGGCTGCACCTGATGAAGAGTTTATGGGCCAAATGGAAGTGAAAGAACAACGTGAAGATAAGTTAGATATGGTTCAAGGTGAGTGTGAGTTCATGCTTCCGAAGGAAGCAACGTACCGTATTTGTAGTAGTCAAGCAGTGAAAGATTATGGTGTTGAAACTGTTTATACTATCATCGACCTGGAACTGATTGAATGGTAGAACCTCAGAACCATTATACACTACGGAAATAAAAAGCAAGAAAGTGTTTACAATGGTGTAGGAACGTGTTAGTATGCTTCTACACCAACATGGAGAAACAAAATGACCACAGAACCATTAACGCCATTCCAGAAAAAAGCTAAACGTCGCCTGTCTCACACTCGTGAATCTGCTCGTTCTCGTGGTAAGGACTTCAACCTTGACCGAGCATATATGGAGAATATCCTTCTTCAGACTCATTGTGCTTATTCAGGCGAAAAGTTTGGCAGTGGTGATGATAAACTTACTCTTGAACGCTGGGATAACGATAAAGGCTATGTTAAAGGCAATGTAGTTCCTGTTAAATTGAAATACAACCTGTGGCGCGGCGACCTGTCTTTAAAGCAACTCATGGCTGCTTCCGGTGTAGCTGACGCTCGATTGAAAAATCTTGACCAGCCTGAGGCATTTATAGTTCCTAAAAAGGCTAAAGAATTCCACCTTATTCGTCTTCGTGTTCTGAAGAACGTTGAAGGACGTAAAGAAACACTTAAACATCTTGAAGCGGCTGAAGCCATTGATGAAGCCACAATGGTTCGAATTGAAACCCTCAAGAAACGTATCGCTTCAGGAACTGAAGAAGCCGCTCGTCTTCTTGTACTGTTCGAAAAGGAAATGAACAGGGCTAAAGAAGACCCTAAGGCAAAAGTTAAAACTGCAAAAAACGCTTCTCAGGCCTATGGTATTATAGCTACAGCTTTGCTTCGTTTTGAATACATGAACGCTCACAACTACGTTCGTTTAAAGCGCGGCCTACCAATGATTCAAAAAGGTGAATAAAATGTATTATGGATATGCTTTATATTATAAAGATAAAGATGGCTTTGAACTGCCTTTGTTCCACCGTAATTCTAGCCAAGAGTTAGTTGTGATTACTCCTTATAAGGAAATTGCACAAAAATGGTTCGACAATGAACACGAAACTCTTAAAAGTGAATTGAACCCTAAACCTGTAAAGGTTGTGACCGGCTTTTGGTTCTGGAAAAAGGAAATGAATTTCCCAGGCCGGATTTTGTCTAATGAAGAATTTAAATTTAAAGCCCAAGTGTTCAACACCCTGTTTATTAAAAAGGTCAAGTTGGTATGAGTATTAAGTTTGAAGATTTGAACCAAGGGCAACGCGAGGCTTTTGATATTATCACTGCGGCAATTCAACGACGAAATGGCGAACGACTGACCTTAAACGGTCCTGCAGGCACAGGTAAAACTACCCTAACTAAGTTCATCATTCAACATATCATACGTAATGGTGTGTTAGGAGTTGTTTTGGCGGCGCCGACTCATCAGGCTAAAAAAGTATTAGCCAAGATGTCTGGTATGGAAGCAAATACCATTCACCGAGTCTTAAAGATTAACCCTATGACGTACGAAGACCAGGACGTGTTTGAACAACGCGAAATGCCTGATATGTCTAAGTGTAACGTATTAGTCTGTGACGAAGCGTCAATGCTAGACGCCAAGATTTTCAAAATCATCCTGAATTCTATTCCGCCTTGGTGTGTATTGATCGGAATCGGTGACCGTGAGCAGCTTCAGCCTGTAGAACCTGGAAGTGATGGGACTCCTCAGATTTCTCCGTTCTTCACGCATCCAAGTTTTAAACAGGTTCACTTGACTGAAGTGATGCGTTCTAATGCTCCTATCATCGATGTTGCTACTGAAATTCGTACCGGTGGCTGGCTGCGTCATCATACTATTGATGGGCATGGTGTTCATGAGTTCGCAAGTAATACCGCTCTGAAAGATTTCATGATGCAGTACTTCGAAGTTGTGAAATCACCAGAAGACTTGTTCGAAACTCGTATGCTGGCTTTCACGAATAAGTCGGTTGAAAAACTGAACAATATTATTCGTCGTAAGCTGTATGAAACTGAAACTCCGTTCATCAATAATGAAGTTATCGTTATGCAAGAGCCATTTATTAAAGAGCTCGAGCTCGACGGTAAAAAGTTCAGCGAAATCGTTTTCAACAATGGTGAAATGGTTCGCATTAAAGATGCAATGCTAACAAGCATGCCTTTGATTGCTCGTAATGTTTCAACCAAACAGCATATTAACTATTGGGCTCTTGAAGTCGAGACAATCGACCCGGATGAAGAATATAAAATCGAAGTGATTAAAGTTCTTCCGTTAGACCAATACCAAAAAATGGATATGTTCTTGGCTAAAGTAGCTACAACATACCGTGAAATGAAAGCAGCCGGCAAGCGTCCACCTTGGGACGACTTCTGGAAAATTAAACGTACATTCCTTAAAGTGCGTGCACTTCCTGTGAGTACAATACATAAAAGCCAGGGTATCAGTGTGAACAATAGTTTCATCTATACTCCTTGTATTCACATGGCTGAAGCAAATCTTGCTAAACAGCTGGCTTACGTAGGGCTTACACGAGCTCGTCATGATGCTTATTATGTTTAGAGGTTATAATGTTACGAATTAATGAATACACGGCAAACAAAATTATTGCCGCTCAGCGAGAAATGTCTCGTAAAAACAAAATTAGCCCAGGTCGTTATTCGCTCTGTGAATTAGATGCTCTTTATGATGCAATGCGAATTTGTGATAACGGTCTTGAATTGGCAAATGCTTTAGGCTGTGAGCCTGATATTATTCTGCCAACACAACTAGTAGAGCGATTAGTAGTGCTGGCTCAAGAAGGTAAACTATGAAAGATATAATTATTGACTTTGAAACGTTTGGTAACGTAAGCAAAGCAGCAGTCATTGACCTAGCTGTTATTGCATTTGACCCAGACCCTTCTAAAGTAGAAAGCTTTGACACTTTAGTTAATCGTGGTAAGCGTATCAAGTTTAAACTCGCCGAACAGAAAGGCCAACGTCTTTTCGGTAAGAGCACCGTAAAATGGTGGAAAGAACAATCTGCAGAAGCTCGAGCTAACTTGGCTCCAACTGAAGATGATGTGACCACTCTTGAAGGCATTAAACAGTTCTTGGATTATTGTCGAGAAAATGATGTTGACCCATGGAAATCTCAGGCTTGGTGTCGTGGTATGTCATTCGACTTCCCAATCCTGGTCGACTTGATTCGTGACCTGTATCGTGCTGATGGTGTTGCTGAAGAAGATATTGATACTTTCCATCAAGAACCGGTGAAGTTCTGGAACCAGCGTGATATCCGAACTGCAATTGAAGCATATGCGATGGTTCGTGGTCTTTCGACTACACCAATGGTTCAAGGTACTCTAGACGGCTTTGTAGCACACGATTCTGTTCATGACTGTGCTAAAGATATTCTGATGCTTAAGTTTGCCCAGCGTTACGCTATGGGACTTGACGAATGTCCTGAAGGTGATAACGTTGACCCTCGTTCTCTGCCTGTTTCACGTGGGTAGTTTACAACCACTTTAGAGCATGATATGATGACCTCACTTACTAATGGAGGTCATCATGCTTATCTATCGTGTTGAAAGAAAATTCTGTACTCGTCGTGAAGATGTACGTAATGTCGATTGGTCTAAATGGACTATTGAGAACGGTATTGATACCCCTGAATGGGTCGACCATCCTTCCTGGAACAAAGAACCTCGTTCACCATATGGTTGGGCAGGCACTGACAACTCTGAAGAAACGATTATTTGGATGGATAAACACGGTATCGAAGAAGGCAACTTCAGGCATATTGTTAATTCTAAAGGTGCTTTCAATCGCCCACCTCCAGGTGCAGATAAAAAGCTGATGGCCTCTGCGGTAAGTCGTTATAATGTAGAGGACCAATTTGAGCTGCCTAAGAGATGGCACAAAGAGTACTACTTTGGTTTTGAAACTGAAGGCCATTTCTACAAGTGGTTTGATGATTGTGATTTTGTCTCACTTCGTAACAAAGGCTACTATCTTGCTATATACGAAGTAGATGATAATAGTGTTCTACTCGGTGACAGCCAGGTTATGTTCAAACGTGCTGATGCTGTTCAAGTTGATTTTATTTTATTTTAAGGTGTTATTATGAAAATTGGTTCTCGCGTATACGTATCTTTCTTGTCTGGCTCTAAAATTGCTGGCGAAACCGGTACTGTAGTTGGTACTTCTACTCGTGATGGTTATAAAGTTCGTACAGACTTCGGCGTGATCGGTTATGTTAAACCAGAGCATGTGTCTGAAGTCATTGGCTCTGATGCTCCTACAAGCACATATCAGTCTAAAATCGGTGGTTATGTTGTTGACGAAGATGTAGCCCATATGTATCTGACTCCTATCCAGCCTCTAGTTATCAAAGACCCGACCGATCTGCTTACTCGTGCTGTAGTGTTCGAAGATTTCTACACTGGTGCTCGTATCGGTGGCTTCGTATCTGATCAGTGGATTGAAGAAGGCGTTGAGCTTCTGAACATCGTTCATGAAGGGACCTTCTCTGTAGTACCACGCAGCATGGTAATCTGTACTATGAAACGTGTGCCTGATGCAGGTGCTAAAGCATACACTATAGATTCTTACATCTAAGTGTTTACAATGGTGTAGGTTCATGTTATTATGTTCCTACACCAACAAACGAGAGGAAAATAAAATGATATACATCGAAACTACTGCTTCAAATCGCGACGCATTCGAAGATGTCCTGTTCAGCAACGAACTTGTAGTTGTTCAGAAAGACTGGTCTGACCATCTGAGTCACACCCAAGTGGTTTACGTTTATGAAAAAGTTGGTGATACTCTGCCAATCTATGGTATCTTCCGTGAAATCACTGAAGAAGGTACTGACTACTGGAAGGAAGTTTACAATGCATAAGTTCACTGAAGGATATTACTATTATTTTAAGAGCATGCATGACCATGCATTGTTCACTCAGCGTTGCATTGATAATCATGCATTCGCCAACTTTGTAGGAACTCATCCTTTTAAAGTTGTTGAGGTTGACGATTATGGTAATGCACAACGAGTAATTAACCATGCAGGTGAATCAGATTTTATTCATTTGGACGCTGTTAATGAGCTCACTTATTTTAAACTTGCTTTTGATAAAGCCTGGTGTGTTAATGCTGCTTATCAACTGAAAGATGCTAGAGCTTTGCTGAAAAGTTCTTCAATCAATATCAATTTCCTTCGTGAAATTGGCTACAATCCTTTTATTGTAGAAAATATTACTTTAGGACCTCACCACGATGTTAAAACAACTCGTCTGAAATTTGTAGACCCTTCAGACCGCTCTAAATTCTGTTATTTGAATTTCACTTTGACAGAAACCGAAATTGAACTTTTTGAAGAATGGAAACGACCTATTATTTCTGGCTTTATTCGTGGTGTTTCTGTTGCATCTGAATTACCTAAACGCAGCGAGCGTTTTAATCTTTGCGATGAAATCGAACAACCTGAGCCTGATAATGGTCTTGTAGATGAATCTGAAGAAACGATTTGCGAAATTCCTGCAAAGGTTGAAGTTAAAGGCAAAATTCGCTTTGTAGTCGAAGATGAAACAACTCGTCTTAAAGCTATCGAAATGTTAACTAATATGGTGTTCAAATGAAAATTTTAGACCCTAATAAATTCTACATCATTGGCGATCGTGAAGGGTTCATGGCCCAATGTGGTGTCAATAAAAAATTGATAAAGATTTTTGATGACATTGGTCCGTTTAAAACTAAACTGAGCACAAGTGAAGGCCTATATGTATATTTTGAAGATATGGCCGGTAACACGTTTACCGCGGCAGAAATAGCTCACAAATATGGCGCCGATCATTCATGCCATCTTACTAAAGCCGAAGCCGATTTCCTTAGAGAATACGGTAATACTTCAAGTGATATGGGCAACTTAGAATCATTTCACAGAATCCATAAGATCCCAGAAATTCGTCTGACTATTACGACGATGGAAGAAGTCCACGCCGCAATTATTATGTTACAAGGATTAAAAGATGCCTCTGTATGATTATCAATGTGAAGCTTGTGGTGAAAAATCAGAAAAGAATGTTAAGATTTCTGAACGCGACAATCCACAAGAATGTAAGTTCCTGAATTGTGAAGGGCAAATGAAGCGTGTTGTTTCTGCTCCGGCCGTTCATTATGACGGACTCAAAAGTGGTGACTACTAATGGGTACTCGTCCACGTATTCGATTCATGAAATCCGGCGAAAGCCGGGTTATTAAACTCCACAGTGGTAAAATTATTAAGGTAACTAAGAAATGAAAGTATTAGTAATGGGTTTGATTGCCGCTATTCTGTCTATCGGTATTCTGACTGGATGTACTGATGAAAAGAATGCATATCGTGTTCTGACTGCTAATGGTTTTACCGATATTCAAATGACTGGTTATGCGTGGTTGGCTTGTTCCGAGAAAGATACTTTCTCTACAGGCTTCACGGCTAAAGGTCCTACAGGTATTCCTGTTAAAGGCGCCGTTTGTTCTGGTATGCTGTTTAAGAACTCTACTATAAGGTTCGAATAATGAAAATCGATGAATCATATGGTAAACATCCATATAATGGTAGTGCAGCATTTATTTTCACTATGAAAGTAAGTGGTAAAGCATCTTCGTATTACCGGCCTGTTCCGATGACGAATAAACAAAAGCGTGAAGCAAAGAAAGAGTTCCGTGCTTATCTAGCTTCTGGGATGTCTGCTTCACAATGGCATGATTCACGATGCAAAAAATGTAAGGGAGCCTAGTGCTCCTTTTCTGCTTTTAACGAGATGGGATATTATTCTCCTACTACATGAGGAAATGAAATGATTAAGAACGAAATTAAAGTATTGTCTGACGTTGAGCATATTAAAAAGCGTAGTGGGATGTATATCGGCTCAAGTGCAAATGAAGCACACGAGCGTTTTCTGTTTGGGGAATATAAGTCAGTAACTTATGTCCCAGGCCTAGTAAAACTGATTGACGAAATTATCGATAACTCTGTCGATGAAGCCATTCGTACTAGTTTTAAATTCGCAAACAAAATCGATGTAATTATTAAAGATAATCAAGTTTCTGTTTCTGATAACGGTCGCGGTATTCCGCAAACAATGGTTGTCGACCAGACCGGCGAAGAAATTCCAGGACCTGTAGCAGCATGGACAATTCCAAAGGCCGGTGGTAACTTCGGTGATGATGCCGAGCGTAAGACAGGCGGTATGAACGGTGTCGGTAGTAGTTTAACCAACATCTTCTCTGTTATGTTCACAGGCGTCACAGCAGATGGCGAGAATGAGATTACTGTTAGTTGTTCTAATGGTATGGAAAACAAGAGTTGGTCTACCAAGAAATCTAAAGGTAAAGGCACTACTGTAGTGTTCATCCCAGATTTCAGCAATTTTGAAACCAACTCGATGGGTGAAATTTATAATGAAATCACCCTAGACCGTCTCCAAACTCTGGCTGTAGTATATCCTGGCATTCAATTTACTTTCAACGGTAAAAAAGTAGACGGCAACTTTAAAAAGTTCGCTAAACAATTCGGTGAAAATGTTGTTATCCAAGAAACAGATAACGTTTCGATGGCCTTCGCGACAAGTCCAGATGGTTTCCGTCATCTGACTTATGTGAACAACATTCACACCAAGAATGGTGGCCACCACGTTGAATGTGTGTTTGACGATATCTGTGAACATCTTCTGCCTGGCATTAAGAAGAAATATAAAGGCATCGAAGTAAGTAAAGCACGTGTTAAAGAATGTCTGACGATGTTGATGTTCATTCGTGACATGAGCAATATGCGTTTCGATTCCCAGACTAAAGAACGTTTGACATCACCGTTCGGTGAAATTCGTAACCACATCCAAATTGATGCCAAGAAAATTGCTAATGCTATTTTGAAAGACGAAGGCCTTATTATGCCTATCGTTGAAGCCGCACTGGCTCGTAAATTAGCTGCCGAAAAAGCTGCCGAAACTAAAGCCAATAAAAAAGCTGCTAAAGCAAAAGTTCAAAAACATATTAAAGCAAACCTTTATGGTAAAGATGCTGACACAACATTGTTCTTGACAGAAGGTGACTCGGCAATCGGTTATCTGATTGAAGTTCGTGACCGTGAATTGCATGGTGGCTATCCATTACGTGGTAAGTTCATGAACACATGGGGTATGTCCGGTGTTGATATCATGAAGAACAAAGAAGCTTTTGATATCTGTGCTATCACAGGTCTGACAATTGGTGATGAAGATATCAGCTCGATGGGTTATCGTAATATTGCTATCATGACCGATGCTGATGTCGATGGAACTGGTTCAATTTATCCATCGCTGCTTGCATTCTTTACTCAATGGCCACAACTCTATAAAGAAGGTCGAGTACGATTTGTTAAAACTCCTGTTATCATTGCTCAGATTGGCAAAGAACAGAAATGGTTCTATGACCTGCCTGAATATGAAGCAGCTAAAGACAAATTGCCTAAACATTCTATTCGATACATCAAAGGACTTGGTTCGCTTCAGAAAGCTGAATATAAGCAGATGATTATGAATCCTAAGTATGATGTCGTACAGTTGCCAGATGATTGGAAAGACCAGTTTGAGATGTTGTTAGGTAAAGACCCTGCCCCACGTAAGGTCTGGATGAGCTAATAAATAGTACGAGGTATTTTTGCCTCGTACTAAGGAGCTCACATGAAACAATATTGGATTACTTTGGCTACTGGTGAATTTGGTTATCTATGGGCTGAAGAGAAACCTCTCTTTGCTCAATATGTTACTATTTCAGTAGAAAACCGGGATGGTTCTTTAACTAAAGTCCGTGGGCAGGTGTATAAAATTGAAGGCGGGTTTGGTCGTTCTGTAGTATAACGCTTTCCAAGGGATGTGGTGTAATAACTACATCCCATTTTTGTATAGGAACGGTTTATGGTTATGTCAGACAATAGCATGGTTAATTTAGATAACCTTGCTTTGGTAGTGATGGAGGCCGGAATACGTAAGGCTAAAAATAGCACGTACGACGCCGACAGGAAGCGCGCATACGCTCAGGCTGTTAAATCTATTGCCGTACAAATTAAAAACAACCAGGCGCTTACTCCTGAACAACAGGAAAGTGTTCTGAACCTGATTTATCATGACCAAACTCACAAAGCTTCCATGGGTAACATGCGAAAGATACTTCGTGAAATTGGTTCTACTCTTGAGTATAAGCAACATGAGGTGTTACCAAATGCGAAGTTATAATGTGAGCAAGGAATTATTTGATGAAGCTGTCTATAAAGAGTACAGAATTTTAGAAAGATTCTTTGATATTGGTGAAGCTTTAGACTTTAAAGAATGCTCTAAAGTGTTATGGTTTAAAATACAAAACAACGTCGCTACTAAAGAAGAACTTCTTCGAGTGGCAAATCTTATCAAACAACATTGTGAATGAGACTAAATTAATATGATTATCCAAGGCGATGATGAAGTAGTACTGGGCAGTAAGGGTGCAAACACCAAGTTTAAAATCACCACAAGTGCAAAGGCATTTAAAATCCTTTCGAGTGGTCTTTACAAAAACAAGATTCGTGCAATCGTTCGCGAACTGGCATGTAACTGTCTTGATGCACATAAGCTGAATGGCTTCGAAGGTGCATTCCAGATTAACGTACCAGGTCAGATGGACCCACGTTTCATTATTCGTGACTTTGGTCCTGGTCTGTCTAAAGACGGTCTGGAAAACCTATACACGACTTACTTTGCTTCTACCAAGAACAACTCTAATGACTTCATCGGTGCATTAGGCCTTGGTTCTAAATCTCCGTTCAGCTACACTGATACATTTACTGTTGTTTCTTACCACGAAGGTAAAGTGTACGGTTACACTGCAATGCTGGATAATGGTGAGCCTGTTATTCGTCTTCTGTTCGAAGAAGATATGAAAGAAGATGATAAGACCGGCCTGGAAATTACGGTCCCGGTTAAGACTTCAGATATCCAACGTTGGAAAGATGAAATCAAATATGTAGTTCGTCCGTTTGGTGAAGATAAAGTAAATCTGGTTGGTTCTAAACTTGAGCCACGTTTCTTCCCAGAATTCAGCGAATACTATGCAATTCCATCAACTGATTATAGCTATGAAGAACGTTCAGGGCTGTTTGCAGTATATGGTTCTATCGTTTATCCATTGAATGATGTTCCTGGCTTGGGTGATACCTGGCTTGGCTCTCGTAACGATGTAGTGTTCATTAAGTTCCCATTAGGCGAACTAGATATCGCTGCATCACGTGAAGAATTGTCCCTTGATGAGCAGACTATTGCTAACATCAAATCACGTGTTATTAATCTTGATAAACGTGCAATGGACGAAGACCTGAAAGAATGGCGTACAACTACTAACGAACGTAAAGTAGTTCGTGAACTTGGTAGCCTGAATTATCGTGCCAACCAAATGCTTCAAAATAAAGCTGCTGTAGTTTGTGGTAATAAAACTTACAAACAGCTTTATGCAAAATATGATGTTAAGTCTCGTTTCATTGATGCCGGTGTTGTATACGAAGTATGTTCAGACCCTAAGATGAAACGCCTGAAGTCTAACGGTGGTCGAGGCGGCATCGGTGTTACTTATATGTTCGGTACCCAACGTAAATCTCTGACTATTATCATTGATGATTGTAAGAAACAACGTCTGCCTGCAGTTCGAGCACTGGCTGAGATTCGTTGGTCTAAAGAAGAAAAAGCCAAGAAAATTCTTAAAGAGAATCCATGGTTGCCAGAACGTGGTGAAGAAATTCTGTTCGTTAATCCAGAATCAGAACTGGAAATGAACACTCTGCCTGACATCTTGATTCAAATGGGCGAAGACCCAGTGACTATTAAGTATACGTCTGAATTCTTTGCTGCTGTAGAAGATTATGTAGTAGTTGTTCAACGTGAATATCAGCCTAAGCCAAAAGCACCAAGCGCAGTTCGTTGGTACAAAACTAAAGAAGGTTCATGGGCTGAAGAAGAACTGTTCTATAATGCCGCAGATGCCGAAGATATTGAAGGCTGGGTAGTGTTTAAGAACGGTCATAACTATGTGTCAATGGAACCCGAATATGGTGTATGGAACAACTTTGGCGGTATTTGTCAGTGTGCAGATGTGTTAGGCATTACTGAGTTCCATATTGTTCGCCCACAGCTTCAGAAGAAAATTATCAAGCTAGACCAGTGTCAAGATATGCTTGTTGCAATCAGTGATAAATTTGTAGAGTTGGTTGATGAAGTTGATTATGACTACTATACTGCTACAAGTGGACGAGCTTATAATTATACCAGACATATTGAGAAATATCCTGAACTCGGTTTCTTGATGAAGTATCTCACTGAATCCGGTAAAACTTCTAAAGAAGCTAAAGACCTATTTGCACTGAGGTCTTGGTTGAACCCAGTAAACATTATTGCTTACACGAATCCACTCCATAAAGACCAAGTGTATAATGGGTTGCACATCGTACGTAAGTTAAATGAATATGCCGACAAACGTGCAGTAGACCGTATTAGAAAGTTTGAAGGCGAAAATATCGTTGTCTCCGAATATATGCGTAACCGATATAATATGGAAGGCAATGCTGTAGCTGAAATTGTAAAAATCATGGGCGAGTAATCGCCCTTTAAAAGAGAAACTGTAAATGACTGTTAAATGTTTAAATGCAAATGAAAAGCTGTCTATTATTCAAACCTATAAAGCTAAACTGAAAACCCAGCAAGAACTGGCTGATGATTTTGGTGTTTCACGTGATACGATTTATCGTGTAATTAAAGCGGCTAAATCTGCAGCTCCTGTTTCTAAAGGACCTGCACGTGATTCTAAAGGTCGTTTTATTGCTAAAGGTGATGTAACTCTGGTTGTTGGGTCTCCGATTCCAGCACCAGTTAAAATTGAAGTTAAGGCTCCAGAACCTTCTTTCATCTGGAACGCAAACTCTAAGTTCATCTCTATTACTCAGGGTCGTGAAACTTGGAACGCAGATAAGGACCACCCTAATTTTGCTGCTGCTTTCGCATTCCTGAGTCAGTCTGTAGGTAAATCTTACGCTGAAGAACAAGAACTGGTTCGTAAGGCTCGTGACACCATTAACATCGAACGCGCTGTTAAAGAGTTCGTTAAAGGTGATGTTCGTATTGCCGATGGTACTCTGTATTATCAGGACATCGAACTGCGTTCAGGCCTGGTTGACCGTATCCTTGATTCTATGAATAAAGGTGAGAACTTCGAGTTCTATCTGCCATTCCTGGAAAATCTGCTGGAAAACCCAAGCCCTAAAGCTGTAAGCCGTCTGTTCGACTTCTTGGTTGCTAACGATATCGAGCTTACTGAAGATGGACATTTCATTGGTTGGAAAGTTGTTCGTTCCGACTATAAAGACCACCACTCTGGTACTTTCGATAACAGCCCAGGCCAGACAGTTAAAATGCCTCGTACACGTGTGAACGATAACGATGAAGTAACTTGTTCAAATGGTCTGCATGTTTGCTCTAAGAGCTACATCAAGCACTTCAGCTGCAGTACTTCTCGTGTTGTATCAGTTAAGGTTCATCCGCGTGATGTAGTAAGTATTCCGGTTGATTACGGCGATGCTAAAATGCGTACATGCCAGTATGAAGTTCTCGAAGATGTTACTGAGAAATTCACTTCCGAAATTCGTGGCTATTCTTACTAATTTGAATGGGGCTTCGGCCCCTTTTTAAGGACTTTAAATGACTGGTTTCCAATCTCGTGTTGTTGATGAACATTCTGAACTGTCGCTGAAAATTAATGCTCTTCGTGCGTTCACTGTAGGTGCTGTTTTCAAATCTCTTGATTCTGTAGACAAAGAATTGCTTCTCCGACAACTTGATACAATGAGTGCATACCAACATATTCTTGAAAAACGTATCGCACGATTCTGAGGTAAATATGATTAACCCTATGAATGACCTGACACCAGGCATTAAACATTCTACATTGCATGGTAATCATCATGCAGAAAATGTCTATTGTAAAGACGTTCAGATTAAACATGGCGCTGGAATTTTGTATTGCAACGACCTTTATTTTGGTGTGGACTTCAATACTCTTGATAAGAGCAAATTGAACTTCAACGATCGTTGCTATGAAGGAACGCTTTATGTTGAAGATGTATACATCAATGGTTCTCATTCACAAGGGTTAAATCCACCTAAGGACGAAAATGATTCGGAACAGTGATACTTGGGCGCTACTACAGCGCCTATCTCCTACTTACATGAAGCCTGATGATATTAAGCCTAGTGTACTTTCTAAAATTAAAGACACAATCCGTTATTCACTCGAACAAGACCCTAATCAAAACAGAGAAGATGTAGCTCGTCGCTGCAGAACCGCTTTAATGGCCGAACAAATTGTTGCCGAAGCAGTTCACGGTTTCTTACCGACCGGACGTGAGAATCATGAGAATCCTTGGTCATGGGCCTATGATGTTGTTGCTAAAGATGGTGTCAGGATTGAAGTAAAGACTCATCAAGGAAATTCTAAGTACATCACAGTGAACACAGGAATGTCAGGTGATTATCCTGCTAAGTCGTGGGGAATCAACCTAGGTCCATTCCTTGGGCACAAGCTTTCAGACTTAATAATCATATTCGACACTAAACAAGATGAAGCAGGCGCCGTCCTGTTCACTCCTAAGTTCCTTGCTGGACGCGATGCGTTCGCAAAAGACTCAGGCCTGGTCATCAAATCACAATACAACGATGGGTGGTACCTGTCATCTCGCCCTTACGACATGGAAGATTTTAACTTCCACCAGTTTACACAACAAATCTAACATGATATAGTACTCCTACACCAACAGTGAGGAGTACTATAATGCAATTTAATCCGAACCAATATAAAGCTAAACGTGGTTTTGCAGCAGAGAAGAAAATCCTTGATCGTGACTGGGAACAACTTCAAGCTCAATCATGGTCTCTTACTATTCTGGCCGTAGATAATGAAATGTCTACTTATAACGGTGTTTATCCAGATGGTGTCGGAAAGGCTCGTGATACAAATCGTGATAACATGAAACTCATTGAAGCTAAAATCAAGGCTATCTCAGTGGAGAAATCAAAATGATTAAAGCAACTATCATGGTTTGGTTTGAACTAGAAAATGGCGAACCACGTTTCAAAGACTGGGAAGAATTTATGTTCCCATGGCAAGCACAAGAAACCGCTAAAGAGCTGGCGGCATTATATCGTAATGGTTCTTGCAAAATCTTCGACAACAAAACTTCTTTAGTTATCGGGAGCGCAGGCTTTGAGTAAGTTTTGGTGTTTTATATGGTTTCTTAGTATTCCAACGGTTTGTATACTAATGAGTGTTTACATCCATCTCGCAGCATGATATGATGTCTGTACTGAATAAATGGAGGTGAATATGAAAAAATTACTGAAAGCTATCTGGAACATGTTTGTGATTGCAATGGTTTTAGCAATCTTCCCAGCTGTTCTGATGATTGATGTGATTCGTGTTCACTTCGCTTACTTCTTCTGAGGAAAATAATATGGATTTCTTGAAATATCTGTTCGGTGGTTTCCTGTGGGCCGTAGCATTTTATGTAGGTTTTAACACTCCATATTGGCTTGGTACCAACTCAATCTATATTGGAATCATTGGTGGCTAAATGTCAATCAAACGCATCTTTACTTGCTATGAATGCGGCAAACAAATTAATCGCCTGTTACAGGATATCATCACTCTTGATGACCTGAACTACGCCCATGCGGAATGCTTGATGAAAAAGAAATAGTTTACAAACTCACGAGGACAGAGTATAATGTCCTCCTTGGAGAAATAATTTTAACTTACTGAGGAAATTGATATGACTATTGATATGCGTAACTACATGACCCGTGCTGACCTCGAAGCTGTTGGTGCGACTGTTGTATGTACTGTTCATAATGGCAAAACTATCGGTTATGTTGATAGCGAAGTTCTGGCTGAACCTGGTTTCTATTTCATGGTTAAAGGTTCATTACCATGGCGCCAAGTTGCTGCTCGCTTCTTTGTGGGCCGCCAGCGCTCTAAGTCTGGTTTCGCTAATGTTCTGTCCCAGATTCGTCAGGGACGCAGCCAGCTCGGTCGTACGTTGTCTTCTAATGGTAATGTATATGACGTGTTCTTTGTTCCGCCTCAGAAAATGAAACCTCTGACCACTGGTTTCGGTAAAGGCCAGCTGTCTCTGATGTTCACTTCTAAGCATAAAGATGAATATCAGAACTTCAGCGAAATGAACCGTATGCTGAATGATAACTTCAAATTCATTCTGCAGAGCTACTAATGGATGCCTTAAGGTGTATGGCCTATCTTTATCTGATAGGCATAATGTTTGTAGTGGGCACCTTCTTGTTTTTAGGTGCCCCTCTTACACCTGGTATTGTTGGGATGGTTGCATACGGTGTGGCTATCCTGGCTTTAGAACGTCTGGCTATTTTATGTGGGGTGATTAAATAATGGTCCTTATCGCTTTTATTGAATTAATCGCGGCGATTGTTTGCGCTATATGTTACTTCACAGGTGCATGGGTTCCGTCAGCAACGTTTATCGGTTTTATGTTTGTTGCCTGGGTTATTTCATGTATTTGTGCTCTGATTCGTGAGGCAAAAAATTAATGTTTAAGATGATTTTAATAATTTTTTGGACCGTAATGGCATTATCATTTGCAACAGGTGCATTACCAGTAACAGCAGTATCATCCTCGATAATGTCAATTTTAATCCTTTATTTTGTAATTTTTAAATTATGAAAAAGATTCTGATTGCGGCCTTAGTGGCCGCTATTTTGGCATTAGTTCTTTATTATGGAGTTCTATACGGGCTCGTATCTATTGTGCTTTTCATTTCTGATGTTATAGTACAACTCTCTTCATTAATTTGGTAGGTATTATGACAGATATTTTTGACATGATGGCTAAACAGGCCGGTGATACTTTTACAGTTCGTGGGTTGAAAAGTATTATTGATAATGAAGCCTTAGCTTATGCAATGTATACGGTAGAAAACCGTGCAATTCCAAATATGATTGACGGGTTAAAACCTGTTCAGCGTTTTGTAGTGGCTCGTGCTCTGGAATTAGGTCGTGGTAATCGTGATAAGTTCCATAAACTTGCAAGTATTGCTGGCGGCGTAGCAGACTTAGGATATCACCATGGTGAAGGTTCTGCCCAGGACGCAGGTGCGTTAATGGCGAACACATGGAATAACAACTATCCAATCTTAGATGGCCAGGGTAACTTTGGTTCTCGATTGGTCCAAGAAGCAGCAGCTTCTCGTTATATTTTTGCTCGTGTAGGCAAAAACTTCTTTAATGTCTATAAGGACACTGAGTATGCTCCGGTACATAAAGATAAAGAACATATTCCTCCTGCTTTTTATCTGCCTATTATCCCTGTGGTTCTTCTCAATGGTGTTTCGGGCATTGCTACCGGTTATGCTACTGATATTTTGCCTCATGATATGGCCTCGGTCAAGAAAGCAGTGCGTCAAGCTGTGGAAGGCAAGAAAATTACTGAACCGAAAGTAAGTTTCCCTGAATTCAAAGGCGATGTAGTTGAAGTTGACGGGCGTTGGGAACTTCATGGTAAGTACAAATTCACTTCAAGAACACAAATGGTTATTGAAGAAGTTCCGTACAAATATGACCGTGAAAAATATGTAAAAATTCTTGATGCCCTTGAAGAAAAAGGTTTCATTACATGGGACGATGCCTGTGATGAAAATGGTTTCGGATTCAAAGTCAAATTCCGTAAAGAATATGGTCTTGGTGAAACCGAAGAAGAACGTCATGATAAAATCATGAAAGACTTTGGTCTGATTGAACGGCGTTCTCAGAACATCACTGTTGTGAATGAAAAAGGTAAACTGAAAGTTTACGAAACAGCTTCAGAACTGATTCGAGACTTTGTAGAAGTTCGTAAGGTTTACGTTCAGAAACGTATTGATGGTAAACTGAAAGAAACTGAAGAAGCCTTTAAACTCGCCCTGGCAAAGGCTCGCTTCATTAAAGATGTAATTGATGGTGTTGTTGTTGTTCAAGGCAAAACTCGTAAAGCTTTGGTCGAAGAACTTTCTGCTTCTGAAGTGTATGGTGAACATGCTGAAAAACTGGTGGCTATGAACATCTTCCACATGACTTCTGATGAAGCCAAAAAACTTGCTCTTGAAGCTAAGGCTAAAAAAGAAGAACATGAATATTGGAAGTCGACTGATGTCACAACCGAATATCTTAAAGATTTAGAGGAATTGAAATGAGCGTATTCGTAGGATTTACCAGCGCCGCCTTGTTTGGCGGACTTACTTTGTTGGCCGGACAACCAGTGGCTATGGCTTGTGGTTCTGCCCTTGTTTCTTATGCAGTAACCCGTCTGGTCGTGTATCTGATGAGTTTGGCAAGATGATGACTTTTTATGGTCTATTTGTAGGAATGATTTTCTTCTTATGGATTATAAGCTTAGTCATTGAATACTTCTTTTAAGAGACCTTCGGGTCTCTTTTTGCGTTTTAGGGGTTTACATCTGCTTTAAAACAGGTTACTATACTCTTACACCAACATGGAGAACTTAATATGAACCTTATCGAACGTATCTTATCTAAAGCTTTTTACTCTGATGGTCATCTGTATCATTCGGTCGAATCCGCTAAAGGTTTCTTCGAAGCCAAATGTAAAGAACACGGTCTTGATGGTTGGACGTTCCATGTAGTTTCATCTACTTCAAAACGCAACATTGGTTATTGTTCTGCATGGAGAAAGAAAATTGCTATCCAGGCACATTTCTTCTTTGCAATGACTGCTGCCCAGGTTGAAGAAACAATTCTTCATGAACTAGCTCATGCTTTAACCCCAGGTGAAGGCCATAACAAAGTATGGCGTGCTAAAGCCATCGAGCTCGGTGACACACATGCTCGTGCTACTACAAACATCCAAGGTGGCCCTGGTTTCCGTAAAGAGTGGATGATTAACTCAGGCCATACTCGTCAAGAATCTGACTTTGATGTAGCCGCTTTCACTAATCGTGAACTGCCTCGTTCTAAGAAGCCTTCTTCTCCGAACTTTGGTGGTGAAAAGAAACGTGTTGCCAAGCCTACTCGCAAAGCAATCGCTCTGTACAAGCATCCAGTAGTTACAGATAAAGCAACATTCATTGAAATGTTTATGGCTTTAGATTACAAATTTGACTATGCAGTAATCCAGTGGGACCTCTGCAGAAAAATGTTTGCATAAGGTGTTTACAACAGCATTAAAACATGGTATTATCTTCTCATACCAAACGAAATGAACAAAATATAATGGAGATTTAAAATGTCTAAAGTAACTTACATCATCAAAGCTTCTAACGACGTTCTGAACGAAAAAACTGCTGCAATCCTGGTACAAGTAGTTAAGAAAAACTACATCACTTCTGCTGAAGTTCGTGAAGCACTGATTGAAACCATGAACGCAAGCTCTGTGAATAGCAACATCGGTGTTCTGATTAAGAAAGGTCTGATTGAAAAATCAGGTGACGGTTTAATCGCTACCGGTGAAGCAATGGACATCGTTCAGGCTGCAGCCGATCTGTTTGCATCCGAAAATGCTCCTGAGATGCTGACTAAACGTAAGACTCGTTCAGCTCGTGGTGTAACTGACACGATGAAAGAACTGGCTGACCTGGTTGTAGCTGGTCTTGATGGTCGTATCGACCTTAAAGAAATTCGTGAAAACCGTAGCAACCTTGAAATTCAGTTCGTAAAACGTACTCTCGGTATTCGTCAAATCGAAATCCGTCGTGATGGTTCACTTCGTATCTTCGGTTACAACATGTCCGATAAAGACGCTAAAATCTTTACTTCTTTAGGTTATGATGTTAAGTTTAAAGTAGGTGGCAAAAACACTTACATCGATTTCCCAGCCGTAACTGCTGATATCATCTCTGTAATCGTAAACGCAATTTGAGGAAAGTATGATGAACAAGATTGAAATCCTGAACGAACTCCGTCGTTGTGTTGAACCAACTCAAGAAGGTTGGGACGTATGGTTCCACGGTGCTTACCTTGGCACTATCGTTAAGGTTAAGACAGGTTTATATGAAATTGTTCGTTGTGATAACTCTTGTCCACTAGGCGAACGTACTAATTTTATGGCTGCAATCTCTAGCTTTATTCCTCAAACCGTACAGATTGCTAAAGATGATTACCGTGAATTGCAAGAATCTCAGCCTGTAATTCGTTCATACGGTGTTAACAAAGCACAGCAATCTCGGTGGGTTAATATTATCAAGAGCTGGTTCAAATAATGACTACTTACAAATCTTCTTTAGATGCTCCGGTTCTCTCAAGAATTGAAACCGAACAACAACGTTTGAATATTTGTTATAAAGTTGCTGATTGGTGGGACGGTCGTCTGCTTCAACGTCGAATCGTATGTGCAGCGAACCGTTTTAAACTTAAGACTGGTGGATATCTCGTAATCCCAGGTTCACGTCATTATTCTAAAGATATGGCTGAAGTTATTGACCAGGTTCGTGATAAAGTAGTTAACGACCATGTTCATGGCGATGACCAAGGTTTTATTGACCAGTGGGGTGAATACTTCACTCGTGAAGAAGCTCTTATTATTGCTACACATGCAGGACAAATTAACAAAGTCCGTCCTAAATCAGGACCAGCAGATGAACTTTTCAGTGAGGACCTTTATTGATGAGGGCGATTTATACTAAAAGTGATTATTTTAATAGCCTGAATCGTTCTGAAAAGGCTAAAATAAAATACTTCATAGTTGAGCTTGGTTATACTGATGTTTGTATGCTTTCGGAGCATATTATCGAATGCGGTATAGCCAAACGTTTTAGTCTTACAGGTGGATGTTTAAGAGAGGTAATCAAGCATTATGAATAATCCAGTAGCAAAGCATGATTTCAACAAAGGTGGCGCACATAAAGACCGTAAGAAAGCCGCCAGCGAATCTCAGCGTAAACAGAAACATAAAGGTAAAGAATATGATTACTCATAAAGGAACACGACCGTACGCAGTCTGGTGGAACGTTAAGGTCGAAGAATTCGAAAAGAAAGTTCATCGTAATATTGTTAATGAAACTATTGCTGAAATTCTTAGTGACGCCTGTTTTATTAATGATAGTGCTATTGAATATCTCCATGATGGTCATTTCCAAATTGTTGGCTTCAATGAGTCTACAGACCTTGAATACATTGGAAATCAGCTGAACGAAATTATCGAAGAATACGACCTTGAGGAATACTAAATGAAAGCATTTGATATTACTTCATGGAAAGACCCTAACGTAATCCGTTCACAACGTGAAGCTGAATCTATGGCTTATCGTGAATTCATTGACCTCACCCAGGCAATCGTTTGTGAATACAAACTTGACATGTGTATTCGTTCTGAAGCGTTCTGTGAAGACAGCGTAGCCAGGGGACGCTTTATAAGTGGTCTTATTGGATTATATATCGATAAACGTGATGCGTCCTGGCCTGACTTCCTGGCCACACAGATGGATGTCACTGAAGACAACCACGGTGTTTATCTTAAAGCTCCGAACAAAGGTGCTCTGATTGGTGTTGTGGATACGTTCAAAAAGTATGCCGAAGGCACAGGGTTTACATTCACTTTGTAACATGTTAAGATATATCACATATTAACAAAGCATACCATTAAGATGTAGGATGTATAATGACTAAATTTGAAATCGTTTCTGAAATTGCTACTATTGTTTCCATTTTGATTAAAACGGATTGCGAAGATGTGATGTGGAAAAAGGATAACTTCATTGCATTTTTGAATGAGTTAGGGATTAGAACTGAAGCAGGACGTGAGCTCACTAATCTATCTTTCAATAAACTTTTCCGTGAACTATCTGAAGATGAGCGTGAATTGTTAATCGAGCAATTCAATGAAGGGTATGAAGACATACACCGTTACTTAATGATGTATGCCTCCAATTTCTAACGTGAACGACCTATCAGACGGGCTGCTGGCGCACAAATAGCTTGCAACCTTTCATTACTATATCTGGGAACATCATTATACCACATCAAACTGATGTTCCCAGCATAATTATTGTCCAGATTGAAGTAGGGACAAGAAAACATGAAGTTGAAGTCAGTTTTCTTTTTGGTTGGAAGGAAGATTGATTCCGTATTTGAACTAAAATATTCTCCATTTACATGTCTAATATATTCAGTTGACGATTTGTCAATTGGATACCCGCCTAAATTAAGTTCGTTCACACTAGATGGTAGAACGCCTTCATAAGCGACCATATCAACAAAAAAGTTTTTGTTTACTGGTCGAAATGCATATACTGCTGTAAAATCTGCTCCACTGGAGACATGAACTATTTGGACTTGTTCGCGAACAGTCTTATCAAACTTTTCGTCACCAATCTTTTGCTGCATAGCAGAATAAATTTCGTAACGAGATTCCTTATAAATGGTCATCAGCTCAGAGCCTTTGTACCAAATAACGGCCATAACAAATAATAGTATAACAGAAAAAATACGGGTAAAAGGAACTTTACCCGTTGTATCTTTAAAAAGTCGGTCAAGCACGCCAAATACTAAGTCTACAATGGAAATACTTGGCATGGCCATAAGTTTCTCCTTTGTTACACTTATTTATTAAATCCAAGGTCCATAGATAGCCCCGGTTGCGAGCCATTGTGGAGACGAGCCATAAACAGCATGACCTGATGCACCACCTGTATATCCATTAGATGAATTGCCTTCCGCATAGCCCCATTCACCGGCAGAACCAACTTGTCCACCTGCACCGCCTCGTGAATTATAGCGGGTAGAAGGAGGAGTTGGGCCTGGTTCACCAAGAGATGCTGCATATCCATCTTTTTTATCTCGACCTTCACCAATACCTGCGGCGCCAAATGGTCTACCACCGGATCCGCCTGAAACAAGGTTAGAACCTACTCGAGCACCGCCACCACCGCCACCACCACCACAGATAGCGCCGTTATTTTCGATTCGGAGACGAGTTCCTATACCATTAAAGATACAATGGCCACCTTGTTTACCTTCACGAGAACCGGCTGTACCGCCATCGCCACCTCGACCGTAAAGAGTCACCCCATTAACACGAACATGAATATATTCATTAGCTAAATCACCTGGGAATGAAAGACACGGGACACCTGTACTATATGCTACTAAATCACCAACGATTTCAACTCTAGCCGGAACAGAGCCAATAGAACGCAATTGGTTAATTAAATCATCTGGGTTATAGTTATGGTTAGCTCCTAAAGTGAATGTAATTTCTCTTGAACGACCTACCATTTGCCAAAGCCAAAATGGAGTTCCTAAACGTAATACATTCGCCGCGCTCCATGCCCATCGTTGCCCGGTTTCAGCAACATAAGAGCCACCAACCCAAGGACCTTGTACTGCCATAATTATCTCCAAAAAGGGCCGAAGCCCTTATTTAGTTAAAAACTCTAACATTTCTTTGAGTTCTTTTACTTGTGCTTTAAGTTCAGCTATTTCATCTGTATGCTCGTTAATAGCTGCAGTGTTTAATGCAACAATACCGTTATAGTTCAAACGAAGTAAACCATCTTCAGATTCTTCATCACCATATACCAATTCAGGCAATTCTGCTTTAACTTCTTGAGCAATTAAACCTGCTGATTTCTGCCAACGTTCAGTGCCATCTTCATTTGTACCATATTTCTGAAGATATAAACGACCTGGCATTTTCTTAAGAGTTGCCGAAGGATTTTCGAATTCTCTTAAATCTTTTTTAACTCTTATATCAGAACGAACATAAACATCTCGTACATATGTAGAATATGAATCAGAAGCCTGTACTAAGTGACCGTAAGAAACGATAGCATGCCCACCTTCGGTCCAAAGACCAAATGTAGAAGCCCAAAGACCCGGTTGGTTAAGATTACCTACACCAAAAGACGCAATATGAACATTGTTTGAAAACATATTAACACGACCATCTCCACCATCAACTAGCCCAGTATCATTATCGCCTATTACAATAGAACCATTTCCGAATACATTAGAAGACGTACCAACTGCAAGTTTAGGAACAATGATAGTGTCTGGAACGGTCATTACGCCATTAATAGCAAAGCGATAGATAGCCATAGGGCCGTCACCACGCTCACTGTTGGTAACAATTAAGTTACCTTCACCCCATTTGTCACCGCCTGAACGAAGCATACCTAATTCAACTTGAGTGGCGTATCCATAACCATCTGCAATGCTTCTACCACGAACAATAGGATAATAATCGCTTGTTCCGCTCACTTGACCAAAGTTTACATGCAATGGTGCTTGGGTGTTATACTGGGCAGCATAACCGTGCGGACAGAGTGCTGCCCATTTAGTGCCGTCAATTTCTACGGACCTGGTTATGAGACCAATAGTACCAGTAGACCCACTGTTACCAGAGCGGATTCTTAAAGTACCGTAATCATCAGCATAAACTAAGCCTTTGTTGTTATCATTATCTTCTGAAGTACCGAACCAAAGATGTTTATTACCGCTTCCGAGAATATAAATGCTTCGTCCAGTAGCATTTAAAACAGGAACGGCTAAATCACCCGTCATAGTATCGCCAGATTTTTTAACAAAGCGTTCATCAAAGTTGCTGTAATTTTCTGGAATTACCTGTCCACTTTTAATAGTCGCCCATAAAGTTTCAGTAGTTCCTGATGTACTAAAGAATTTGAAATGCTCATTGCCATTATCGCCAGCATTGAACTTCATATATGAATCAGCATCTTGGTCTGAATCATTTTTGAAGCTAATTCTAGCGAAATCACTATTTCGCCTCCAATCTATTGCAGTATCGTTTGGCATTACGATATCGGCATTGGCGTAAATTTTTCCGTATGCGTTAATACCTTGTGAGGTTGTCAATGGACCGTTTGTTACTTGTAAACCTTCTAAAGTATCTATTGAAGTATAACCTTTACCGCGGAAATAATGGTAATATTTTCCACTAGAGTTATAACCTAAAAGGCTTATTCCATTAGAAGCCGTATTATTAGAATCAGCAGAAGTATTAATTTCTAATAAAGCCGTATTATGAGGCGGTAAAATAGAGCTATTAGAAGCATCAGTGTTGAGTATTTCTACTTTCTTTCTAATACTAATAGGTATACCTTTATAGGCGTTTAATTCTATTATAGGTTGAGAATTAGCAATAAGAGAAAACGCACCGTCACTTAAACCTCGTAAGCCAGTATCATTATCACCGAGAGCAATTGAGTTTTTGCCTAAAGTTGAATAAACACCAATGCCTAAGCTATGGGTCGTTAAAACCTGTCCGCCATTTACATCGCCATTGGCAATAGCAAACTGCTTATATTCTGGGCCTGTGCCAGAATATAAAGCCCATTCAGAAAGGCCGGCGCTTTCATCTAATAGTTGATGCCAAATAGTTCCGCCCTGATGCGCTCGACCTTTATACACATAGTTTAAAGGAATGGTGTCATTGCCCACAGAATAAGTACGAAGGTCTTCCCAACCATAAGTCTGGAATGGAGAAGCATCAGTATTAATATTATTAGTTATAACTTGTGGTGTTTGAACAGATACCATTAATTTAGCACGTTGACCATTTAAATCTCGCGTTGCATTAATATCTCTAGAAGCATCAAAGTCGCCGGTTCCATACATATGGAAAAAGGCACCGTTAGCACCGTTAGCTTCAGTATTAGATTTATCGTAAACTTGATAAGTAATAGCACCGCCACTTGATGTGGTCTGTGGATTTGCATAAATTACAGCACGCCCGCTGTTACGATTGGTTCCAGTAACTTCAGCACCATCAAACCAAACATGAGAGTTTGAGCTAGCTACAGCTTTAGTTCTTAGAACACCCGCGTTAGAACGTACTTCACCTGTTTCTGAAATTACGTTGCCACCGGTAGTTTTGATATCACCTACAGTAGTAAAACTACCTGAAACTTGGTTGATATTACCGTCAACTTTACCGCCTTTAGCAAAGCCTAAATCAATAATAGTACCATCGGCATTTTTAGTAAAAAGAGTAGCATCTTTAATGTTGATTGCCAATTCGCCTTCGGCGACGTCCGCCGGCAAAGGTCGTTTACCGGCAACATTAGAGCGTTTAAATTGAATTTGTTTTATATCTGCCATAAGACCTTCTTAATATCCACCGAAGTCAATGATTGTACCTTTAACAATTACCTGGTCTAAACGAGGCACATGAGAACCATTAGTAGCAGGTTGTAAAGATGTAAAGTTTGGTGCGGCCAAAGGACCTGCCATAGTTTGCAATCCTGCAAAGGCTATCTTCACCTGGGCATCGTTTGTGACATTGCCTAATGAAACATCAGTCGGAGTAGGAGGGTTCCCTGGAGAGAATACACGTCCACTCTCGTCACGCACATGTCTAGCTAAAATATTACCCATCACGGTCAGACGGTTATTAGCCATATCTAACGTCGGGTTGAAAATAATAAAAGGTTGTCCTGCATCAGTTTCTACTGCAAAAGATTCTTTTATTTTAATAGAGGCAGAATACGCATGCATTGGTGAAGAACCTGCATTGTTTATCCCGACTTTTATTTTGAACCCGGCTTTATCAAGTATATTTAATCCTTCAATAAAGTCAACAGGTTTTAAATATGCACCACCTTGAGCTTTAGAAACGAAATCGTTGTCTACAGCCTGAGGTTTATTATAAGTTGTATAAATTTTGTAGTCTTTGTAATAGACGTCATCTGTAACTGCCTTTAGAGGAAAGTTGCCTTGGTGCCAGGCAATCGCTCCACCTATAGTAGTGCCAGCTTTTAAATCGGCCATAGTGTTCTCCTTAAAGTATAGCCGTATTTATACCAAAAAAGGGCCGAAGCCCTTATACCTCACGAAACTCTGCACTTCGAACAATGCCACGGTCATCAGCATCGGTATTCTTAAGAATAAGAAGCTCATCGTTCGGAACATCTTCCATCAATACATTGTTTCTAATACCATTGACACCAAATTCTGATGCACGCATCAAAGGATAACGATATCTAGAAGTTTCAGTCATAACTAAATTTCTGGCTGCAGCAATATCGTTTGTACTCTGACGAGACACATACACCGTAAAGCTTGTAGCTCCTTCAGGAATAGTTATATCCCTTTCGAATAATTGCCATTCACCTAAATTTAATATATTAGCTTCTATAGTTGTATCGTTAACTAAAGTGGTTTCATTAAAAAATCTAACCGATGCTCGAGTGGTTCCGGTCGGGATTCCTGATGGATCGGTCGTATCTATAAGAAGCTGTAATTTAAAATAAACTACATCCCCACTTTTAAGATTATAATCTGATAATGGTGTCTGCAAGTCTGTAGTAGGAAGCCTAATTATTGCCAGCCCGGTTTCAGTTGGCCTTGCTTCTTCGGCAAATTCAAATATTCTCTTAGGAAACCCAGTAGCTCCTATGTCAGAGTAATAATCATACACTACGTCAATCAGGGGCTCTATAGGTTCATTTTTAGCCCCATCGTTGAATATTATATGCTCTGATGTGATAGTTGCCTTAGATGTCATATAGAAAGCCGTATAAGCCGCATCGAAATTAGTAACATCGAATTTAGAAGGCCAAGCCGTAGAGTTTCTAGATTTAAACCATGAAATCAATTTATCATCAGTATTAAGCTTTCCTTCAGACAACAATATAGCTAGCTTTCCAGCTGGAAGAGAATTCATATATGTTATAAAGGCCTCGTTACTAGAAGACGATTCCTTTGTAAACATATAGTTTTTAGTTTCTTCAATAGCTAAAGTAGTTGTATTGAAAACATAAACATTAAGCCCAGGACGCACTAATATAGAAATAGGCTGGTCCTGGACTTTTATGTAAGGACGGACTGTACTTTTAGTGCAACTTCCAGAAGCACTAATGCGGTATTTCACCGCATTATTTTCAGATAGAATAGTGGCTTGGACAAATCCCTGTCCAAAGCCAGCCATATATTTTTCCATATTACCTCTTATGGAATCCAAGTGAATTTAACGGTCTGCGTTACTGGGTCTGGCTCTATACGAACGTTGCCAATTTGCAGCCAATCACGAATTCTCAAGTTGTTGAACGCCGAACCTGAAGAAGCAACAGCACCAATTTCTGCTGGAGTCGGTGGCAACTGAGAAGTTAACACACGAGACCATTCACCCCATACGCCGCGAGCAACGTCCCAAATACTGATGTATTGAGTAAGGGCGTTTTCGTTATCAGCAACACCAACTGGACGAGGAGTCCAAGTACGATAGATATTGTCGATTGAAACACCAGAACAAGTCATTAGACCAGGAGCAGGCTTATACGTATAAGAATCAACGTAAGGGTTACCTTGGTCGTTAGTAGCAAATTCAGGAATAGCATAACCTGGTAACTGTTGGTATACGGATGGAGTAGTAATATTAGCCATCCAGAAACCTACTGTATCAACGGTTAATGGAGCCATAGCTTTAGCTTCAGAAATCTGTGGGAGAACCGGAGCTTCGACTGTTAATTTACCACCCATAGTATCGCCTTCCTTCTTAACGAAGTCACGTGCGACAATTTCTTTAACGTTCTTTTCTGTTAAGACTTTATATGTTCCGGCGCCGTTAGCAATAATATTACCAGCGTCTAATGTTTTAAGAACTAAGTTCTGAGCATTATCACCAATATTTAAAGCTATAGCAGTAGAATCAACAATAGTCCTGCCTTTATGAGAATAACTTTCACCAGCCGAAACAACTTTACCAGCAGAAATATTATTCTTAGCAGCAACATTACCTGAAGAGGTATTAAGAATAAGAGTAGATTCACCAATATTCAATGTGGTTGCATCTTTAGCCGCAACAAAGTTCCAAACATTTGTTCCATTCTGGATGGTAAAATCGGTAGTAACTGTTTTACCAGTTTGTACCGTCCCAGTAAATATAGCACTGCTGCTAGACGTCAGAGGGGCCGCTAGGGTTGTTTCTTTAGTTAAAGTGAGTTTACCTTCAACTGTCTGATCGATATCACGACGAATGAACTGGAGTGAATCCAGGCCGTCTAATTTATCCGAATCAACAGCCTTAGCGCTAATTGGGAGATAATGAGACAGAGCCAAGTTCATTTCGTATGGAGAAACAGCATAACCATCTTTCAAGAATGTTGCTTGGTTTTCAATAGAACCTTTAACGTTATCGCCAGCCCAAGTTAAAGGACCTTCAGTCATTTTAACAAAGCCACGACGTAAAGGAGTTGCTTCCCAAGATTTTTCCTGTTGGACCACATATTTCAGATGAACAGGAACTACAGCTTTATTGCCTACAGTACCAGCAACAGTTTCGGCCTGAGTAGCGATTTGGATAATACCTTCGGTACTTTCAGTCGCTTTTTTCTTCTGAAGTTTCAATGGAGTTACAGCAGTTGTATCATCTACACCAGCATCGGTTAATACCTGGGTTGATAATTTCAGTGTACCACGTTGGGTCTCACTTGCTTCCTTGATATCAAGTGTATAATGGTCCCATAAGGTCCCTGTTTCTACTAAACCACTGGCCGGGATAACAGATGTTCTAGCAGTATCATTAAATCTAGTTTTAATTTTCAACGGAGTTGAAATAACATTATCTAATGTACCAGCATCAAATTCTGTTTGAGTTGCAATACGAGCAATACCAGTAAGAGTTTGTGTTGCTTTACGATCATTAAGCTTTTTAGGGGTAATGAAACGGAAATCATCAGTACCGGCATCAGTCTCGACTTGCGTAGCAATTTCAGAGAAACCAATCCTTCCTTCAGTAGCAGTTTTCTTATGCAATTCAATAGGCGTTACAGCAACGTTTTCAAATCCTGAAGTCACAGCCCCAGAAATAACCTCAGCTTCAGTAGCAGAATAGAACAGACCTTGGTCTTCATATTCACCTTTCAACTGATTCAAAGATTTAGGAGTAACAATATCAGTATTATTGTCTTTATTGTAAACGTTGGTTCCCATTACGGCTCTAGAAGAACCTTTTGCAGTACCTACAGTAGAAACAAGTTTAGCAATACCAGTTAATGATTCAGTTGCTTTACGATCATTAAGCTTTTTAGGAGTAACGATACGTGAATCATCTGTACCAGCATCAGTTTCAACCTGGGTCGCAATTTCAGCAAGACCGCGCATTGTTTCAGTCGCTTGTTTCTCATTCAATTTCTTAGGAGAAATAATGAGGTCGTCTTGGAAAGCAAATTCTGTAATCTGATTGACTTGTGCGGTAGTAGCGATACGGGCAATACCACGACGTGATTCAGTAGCAACACGGTTAGCTAAAGTTTCAGGAGTAATTGCCTGTTCTTTAACAGGGTTATTTTCTCTATCAACGTTGGCTTCAGTCTGGCTTGCCAGAGCAATTACACCAAGACGTTTACGAGTCGCATCATTTAACGGGTCAACACGTTCTACGGTAGGAACGTTCTGGGCAATAACCCAAACACCTACACCATTATCTTCAGTATAGCTAAATTCAATTACTGGAGTATAACTTATATCACCATTGAAAGTCAATGAAGATACAGAAACCCAGGTCGCATCAGGCGGATATTCAGAACGTTTAGGGAACTGAAGCAGATTGATATCAGTTAAAATTTTATCATTAGAACCTTGTGCAACACGAATAACTGCGGTCTGATTTTTACGAAGATAATTCAGTGCAATCTTAACAGTATCACCGATAGCCACGTCAGTAGGCATATCAAGAGTAATGGTCTGGACGTTACTGTTATTTTCACCAAAGACAATAACTGATTCATTAGGCAGAAGTTTAACGTTATCTCTAATAATACGAAGACGGGTTCGTAAATCAGCGTCCCAAACACGCCATAATTTATCAACAGCAGAATAAATTAACATACCATGGCCTGAAGTACGGAATTCCATAGAAGTCGTACCGGCTTTGCCAATGGATGATGTATTATCAAAAGTGCTAATTACTAAATGGTATACAGAGCCCATTCCGTCAACGTCAACAGTTCTGATGAAATCACCGTCATTCGCAAACTTAGGAAGAACTAATTGAACCGCGCCTGCTGTAGGATATCTACGAGCAATTAAATCCCCGGCAAGAATACGAACAGGAGAGCCAGGCACAACTCTGATAGCTTTCTCTTCGTTTGCAGTTTCATACATCTGCCATAAACGCTCTGAATAAATCAGAATGTTATAAGAATTTCTCTTAGTTAAAATTGTTTCAGGTACCTGAACACCATTACGTTTGATGTATTGGTTTGTAGCACGAATTTTCTGCTCAAGATACCCGGCATTAGTACCGATGTCTTTAATTACAATCGTATCGCCATCTTGTGGAGTCGCAGGTAAAGATAACGTACATGCACGGTCGTCACTGTTGATAGTGACATATTCACCTGATTTAAGCGAATGAGATGGCTGAACGATTTCTACCCATTTTGGGTCCGTACGAACGGCTTTCCAATAGATTTCGGCAAATGCTCCGGCAGGTGCAGGAATTGCCTGAAGAGAAGTCCAGATGCGGTTATCATAGATAACAGCGAAATCTTTCTTGTACCCACGTGTAGGGTCATACTGTTGGATTGTGTTTTCTTCAATGAAGAATTCAACGTTCACGCCGTCATCAAGTACATTGAAGTCGGCCTTGGCTACGTTGATAACTTTTTCACCCGCAGCATCGAGACCAGATGTGGCACGGAATGCAGGTTTCAGTAAATCGGCCATAGTGTTTCCTTTATCATTTGATGTAATAATTCTATTTATTGCTGCCCATGGATGTGTTACTATAGACGAGTAAACTAACTGAACAGAGGTTCATATGGCTTTAAATGAATTAGATTTTTTACTCCCTGAAGATGAACGTGAAAAGGAAGGATTCGCCTTCCTGGACTTCAGCCAGATTATCATGGCTGCAGCTTTCACTGAATTCGGTGAAGCGGCAAAATATCCTCGAGTGACTACTGCGATGCTTCGTCATCTGGTTCTGAACTCGCTCAAGAAAAACAAAAAAGACTTCAAGAAACAAGGCTATCAAAATCTTGTGGTTTGTGTCGATAACAGTAAATCTGGTTATTGGCGCCGCGATTATTCTTCTTATTATAAGAAAAACCGTAAAGTTGACCGTGAAGATTCTCCGTTCGACTGGGAAGGCCTCTTCAATGCAATGCATATCATTATTGAAGAACTTGAAAAACACATGCCTTATATTGTAATGAATATTGATAAGGTTGAAGCGGATGACCATATCGCAGTTCTTATCAAGCATCTTACATCTTTAGGACATCCATGTGTAATTGTTTCATCTGATGGTGACTTTACACAGCTTCACAAATATCCTGGTGTCAAACAGTGGTCTCCTATGCATAAGAAATGGGTTAAGACTAAATCTGGTGATGCACTTATGGATTGCGTTACTAAAGTAATTAAAGGCGATAAGAAAGATAACGTCGCAAGCATTAAAGTTCGTGGTAACTTCTGGTTAACTCGTGTTGACGGCGAACGTACTCCATCAACAACAGCAAAAGAATTAGACGCCTTCGCTTTGAATTATTATGATGACGAAGCGATGGAAAAACTTTTGACTGAAGAACAGTTTAAACGTTTTAAAGAAAACAAATTGCTCATCGATATGGATTCTATCCCAGATGACATTGTTGCTTTAATCATGGAACGTTATAATAATTATCAGGTGCCGGCTAAATCAAAAGTATATCCTTACTTTGTTAAGTCTGGTCTTTCTAAATTAACTGCCCATGTGCAGGACTTCTATTAAGGTGAATATAATGGCTAAAGAAGCTAAAAAAGTGAAAGTTGAATTTTGTCCTGATACTCATGGCGAAGAGCTCGCCAAACTGGTTAAATCAGCATCAGATGCTAAACTGAAAGCTGAAGGCTATATGGGTGAAGTCGCTGAACTTCGTACTAAAGCTAAAGACGAACTTGGTGTAACTACTAAAAAGTTCAATCAGCTGTTTGCCCTGTACCATAAAGGCACTCGTGAACGTTTTGAAGATGAAAAAACCGAAGTGGTGGAATTGTATGACGCAGTCTTCGACAACTGATTTTGATGGGGCTGTACAAGCCCCTGTTGAACCATTGGATGTTTGTTTAGATAAACAACAGAATGCGTTCGCTATTGAAGCTATCGTCGCCAAGGGTGAATTAGGCTATCTTGAAGCGACAACTTTATTCCTTGAAGAAAATTCAATTCCAGAAGGATTGTTTGCTAAATACATCCCACAGGGTATAATTGATAAAATTAAAAACGAAGCCATTGATGATCATATGCTTCGTCCTTCATTTAGTCGTACTCAGAAAACAAATACGCTGGACTTCTTGTTATGATTAAAATTCGCATGCCCGCTAACAACAATCGCATGGTCAATGGCAAGAGTGTCTACACTTTGTACTTAGCCATCAAACAGCACTTTAATGGGCGCTACGATGTTGTTAAGTACAATTGGGTTATGCGAGTCTCTGACGCTGCGTATCAAAAACGACGTGACAAATATTTCTTCGAAAAATTAAGTGATAAATACACTTTGAAAGAGCTCACGCTCATTTTCATGTCTAACTTGGTAGCTAACCAAGATGCATGGATTGGCGACATCAGTGATGCTGACGCCCTCGTTTTCTACCGTGAATACATCGGTCGACTAAAACGTATAAAAGAACAATTTAAAGATGACATCAAAAACATCTATTACTTTAGCCAAAAGGTTGAAGTAAAAGCGCTGTCAGAAATATTTGAGTATAATAATAAAGTTCAATCGAGCTATATCTTTAAACTCCTCCAATCGAATGTGATTTCATTCGAAACGTTTATTTTGCTTGACTCCTTCTTGGATATAATAAATAAACACGATGACCAAACAAATGATTTAGTCTGGTCTAAATACTCGACAAAGTTAAATGCCTATAAGAAAATTCTTATAATTGACTCTGCCGAAGCACGAAAACTGTTCATTGAAACTGTTAAAAACTGTAAATTCTAAATAACTGTAAATAAGGTAAATATATGTTTAAGCGTAAAGACCCTGCACAACTCCAAGCTCAACTGTCTGCAATGAAAGGTGGTAAAGGCTCCTATGATGATGACAAAAATGAGTGGAAACTGAAAGATACTGATGGTGTTGGTTCCGCAGTAATTCGCTTCCTGCCTTCTAAGAATGAAGAAAATCCATCTCCATTCCTGAAGCTGGTAAACCATGGCTTTAAGAAAAATGGCCAGTGGTACATTGAAAACTGTACTTCTACTCACGGTGATTTCGATTCTTGCCCGGTGTGCCAACACTTGACTAAGAACGATTCATTCAATAGTAATCCTGAAGAATACAAACTGCTGAAACGTAAAACTTCTTTCTGGGCTAACATTCTGGTTGTTAAAGACCCGGCTGTTCCTGCTAACGAAGGTAAAGTGTTCAAATATCGTTTCGGTCAGAAAATCATGGACAAAATTAACCAGATGGTTGAAGTCGATACTGAGATTGGTGAAACTCCGATTGACGTGACTTGTGTCTATGAAGGTGCTAACTTTGCACTGAAATGCAAAATGGTCGGTGGTTTCAAAAACTACGATGACTCCAAATTCCTGAACCAGTCAGAAATTCCAGGTATCGATGACGAAGCTGTTCAGAAGAAATTGATGGACGACATGGGTGACCTGCAAGAGCTGGCTAAATTTAAGTCTTTCGAAGACAACCAGAAGAAATTTGCTAAGGTGATGGGTACTGCCGCTCTGGGTGGTGGTGCAGCAGCTGCAGCCGCTAAAGCTGAACAGCGTGCTGATGAGCTGGACGGTTTTGATGAAGAAATGAAACAGTTCGAGTCTAAACCTCAGAAACAAGATTCAGTCGATACCGGTGTTCAAGCCGGTGGTGATGACGATGGTCTTGATGACCTGTTAGCTGGTCTGTAATAATGAATGGGAGCCGTTATAGTTCCCATTTTTCGTTTATGGAACATATAAGTTACGTTAAGTCCACTTTTTGAGGATAAAGTAACTTATATGTTCCATTAGGGGTTTTGAACAAAGGTGTTTACAACGTCGTAGGAGCATGTTACTATACTCTTACACCAACAAACTGGAGATTTAAAAATGGCTCATATTTACTTAGGCGTTGCAGATGAAGAATACTTCGAAAACGAAGTTGAGAAGTTTGGTTTAGAATGCAAATTTGCAGGTGATATCGCATGGGGCTTTGAATACAAAGTTTCTGGTTCCCGTGAAGCAATCGTTAAATTCTTGACCGAATCATACTGTATAGGCGCAGATGAAGATGGTGAGTTCTTGGCTGATACTATCTCTGAGATTGAGGAATAAAATGAAAGAAGGTAAAGTATACCGCATTATCCCTAGCAAACGCGAGCAGTTTGTTGATGAAAATTCATGTAACGAAAACATGCTGGATTGTATCGACGAAAACGGTGGTTCATTTACAGTTGTAAAAGTTCATAAAGAAGATTCTAGACTTTATGTGACTAAAGTTCGTATGGCAAACGGTAAAGTGTTTAATGATGGTTGCGAAGGTGATACATACTTCGAAATCTGTGAATCTGAATTTGAGTTCTTTGAAGAAGTTAAGCCTGAAGGTGCTTCGCGTGGTGTTCTTGAGCTGAAATTGGAAGTGGATTCTAATAATGCTGAAGAAATGATTGAATTAATCAAAAAAGTTTTCAACAAGTAGTTTACACAGGTGTAGAGGCGTGGTATTATGCTTCTACACCAACAAAATGAAGTAAACGGAGAAATGAAATGAAAACTTTAAAACTGGAAGTTGTAGTTAAGAATGTTGAACTGGCTCGTGAAATCGCTGCTAAATCTAAAGTTACCATCGTATCAGAAAAACTGATTAGTGTATGCACCTTGATGGTTCTGGAAGGCGATTTTGATTCTCTGATTGATTTCAATGATGACTTCTTCTTTGAAACCAATCGTGAACTGCATGCTAACTACTTCAAAGAAATTATGGCTCTGGAGGCAAAATGATTTATGTTCTGATTGAAGATTTTGATTATGATGGCCGTAACAACATCTGGGCTGGTACAAATGTTGTTCAACTGTTTGACCGAGTTCATGAGCCTAAAGCTATGCATCTGGTCGAAAGCGACTACTATAACCTGTGTGTAGAAGTCTTTGGGCTTGACGGTCGTGTATTCAACTATGTGTATCTGACCCCGGCAGATACTGTATCTCTTGAAGCTTTTAAAGAAGCTTTAAAGAAATAGTGTACAACGGTGTAGGAGCATGTTACTATACTCTTACACCAACAAACTGGAGATTAAAATGAAACTTAAACGTGAAAGCATTAAACTTGGTTCTGAAAATCGTGGTAAGTGGTTGTTCTACATTTATGATGATAATCCTGAAGCGCTGGAAGCCGCTGAAGGCCGTCTTCGTGCAATCGAATGCAACCATACTATCGGTTCTGAAGTAGTTACTTGGGACCGTTACTGTGATGGATGTCCTTGCTATGAAGATGGCTTTGGCTCTGGTTTCTGGATTCACGTTGAAGATGTCGAAGAATTTAAAGCAGCTTGGAAAAAGGCGAAGAAAAATGTCTAATATTAGCGTAACAGGTTATCCGCGTGTTAAAGTCCGTTGCCAGTTTGAAACTATTCCGGGAGTGTCTTATATCCACTTGGAATTCGACCCACACAGTCGTGGCAATCAGGTTGCAGGCAAGGTTGAAACCGCTTATGGTGACTTCCCACTAGATGACCAGGTAATTAACGGATGTATCGGCGAGAAAACTGCGTGTGGCTCTCTTTTCATTCTGAAGAAATCTGTCTTCATTGAAGTTGCAGATGCAGTCGAGAAAGGTATGCAGGTCCTTCGTGATATGGTTAAAGCGAGCGGTTATAAATCATGTGGATTTTAACTGATTGGGAATGTAAGTACTGTGGGGCCAACCTAATGTTCGTAGGTGGCCGTTGTATTAAATGTGGAATGAGGCAGGGTTAATGGAACTCGAATATAAAGACATCCGTCTGGTAAAAATTGGTCCAGACTTCTGTCTAGACACGCTTTATGCAAATGAAGCTTATGATAAGCCATTCTTAATTGAATCAATTTATGGCGAAATGTATACTGTTCAATTAGCTTGGTTCCAAGGGCGTGGTAATAATTATCGTTTTGTTCTTGGTGACCCTTGCGACGAAATGGGCGCATATGTTTCACCTTCTTCTGTTGCCTATATTGAGGTGCGGTAAATGATTACTGTAGTTGAATGGCAAGATGATAAAGCTGAATTTAATCTTCAGACGGCATTTTGTATTAATTCAAAAGATATCGCTGAAGAACATTTTACCGATGCCTTAACAAACAGTTCAAATGAATGCCAGCATCCGTATATTGCTTTAACCATTTATGCTGATAATGGTATGAAATATATTGATGGTGATATCTTTAAAACAGTTAAATCCGCTCTAGAATGGTGGGAAGAACGATGCTCCAATTAGTATTCGCAACTTGTAATACAAAAACTATCGAAGGTAAATCTGAAATTGCCTTCGGTCTAAATAATGGTCTACCGTGGGGTCGTATTCCTCAAGACCTGAAAAACTTTAAAGCACGTACTGATAATACTACTATGATTATGGGTGCTAAAACCTGGGAGAGTTTTCCGAAGCCTCTTCCTGGTCGTCGTTCGATTGTAGTATGCAATCTACAACGCGGTAAGCCTCAAACCAAAGATGGTACCTATCCATCTGAACTCATGACTCCTGAAGAGTTCACTCGTTTTTTAGATGGTGAGAATATCATTGTTTCTACAGCCACCAAGGAATATCCCTGGGACACTACTGTAAGCCGGAACTCCAACAATGTAAGTATCATTGGCGGTAAAGCTTTAATTGAGCAGGCGATTACCAGGGTTGATCAGGTCGTACATACTAGCATCATTAAAGACCACAGGATTAACTCTGATGTTCAGATGAGCCATGAAACAATGTTTAATCTTCGTGCACAATATAAAGTAACTGAAACGCATTGGTACCAATGCGATGAACTTACTCAAATTGTTGAATCCGTTTATAAGCCGAGGGAATTATGTATCAAGCCTATCTAATCGAAAAGTTTCAAAAACAACCTAAATGGCAAGGCCCTCAGTTTGATAAAGGCATCTATGCACTTCATTTACCATTGGCTGATATTAAAGTAAGCTTGTTCTCTACGAATGCTAACTATATTCATGGCGAATTCGCTCCATTTAATCAGTTCACGACATATTTGACTCGTTGTACTAAAACTTGGATTGAAGCTATGCGTGTTCAGAACGTGACGTTCAACGATCCATACGTGACTATCATCGGTCACTTTGAAAAGCAAGGCACTAAGTTCTATTTTATTCCTGAAACAGAGGTTCATTATGATTCGCCTTATTGATGTAGACCCGGTCCAAAAGAAATGGGCTCTAGTAGTTCAAGGACCAGTTCCGACTATTGAAGGGTATAAGCGTAATCCACATTTATTCAATACTATTCCTCACGGTCTGTATGAAATTGATTGTGATATTAAGCACATTCAAAGTAATGATAATGGCTTCCGTCTTTGGCTAGACGGATATGGACAGTCTCAAGGACGTACCGTTAAAGTCTTATGCAGCCATGTAGAATTGTTGAAACAAATTGCTGCACAGAATTTATGGTATAATGAAGATATCGTATCTATGAGAGGTAGATTCGATAAACGTGGTAGTGAAATTCTCTTTATATTAGGCGCAGAATGAGTAATAAACTGAAAGTTAATGGTGTGCCTGATGCAATGTCGTTGTATATTTGTCGACAGATTCATCAAGGCAGTATGACACCAAAGCAGCAACGTAAAGGTGAACGTTCACTCGGGTTTACCCGTAAAGCAAAAGAAATGATTAAACTCGGGTATAAACCTAAATACGCAATTTATATTAAAGACCATTGGATGAGCCTGTGAAACAATATCAAGAACTGATTCAACATATTCTTACAACTGGTTATGAAACTGATGACCGTACTGGAACTGGAACAATTGCAGTATTCGGGACAAAGGCCCGTTGGGACCTTACTCAAGGATTCCCTGCTGTAACGACTAAGAAATTAGCATGGAAGGCTTGTATTGCTGAATTGCTTTGGTTCTTGTCCGGAAGCACAAACGTTAATGAACTGCGTCAACGTACTCACGGCTCATTAATCGAAGGTAAAACGATTTGGGACGAGAACTATGAAAACCAGGCTCGTGACCTTGGTTATTCTGGTGGTGAACTCGGGCCGGTGTATGGTAAGCAGTGGCGCGATTTCGGTGGTGTAGACCAAGTTGTAAAAATCATCGACCGTATCAAACAGCTGCCTAATGACCGTCGTCAAATTGTTTCCGCATGGAATCCGGCCGAAATTGACCGTATGGCTTTGCCTCCTTGCCATATGTTCTATCAGTTCAATGTGCGTAATGGACATCTTGACCTGCAATGGTATCAGCGTTCAGTTGACGTGTTCTTAGGATTACCATTTAATATCGCCTCCTACGCCGCCCTGTTGCATATCGTAGCGAAGATGTGTAATCTTATTCCAGGCGACCTCGTGTTCTCAGGCGGCAATACACACATCTATTCGAACCATATCGAACAGTGCCAAGAAGTTCTGCGTCGTGAACCTAAAGCATTGTGTCAGTTGGAAATTAATTGGCCTGAAAACTTTAATGCTCCCGGTGTAACCACCGAAGGACAGCTGAAGCATGTAACTGAAGTCATGACTCATAAAGATTTCAAACTTGTCGGTTACGAAAGCCACCCTACTATTAAAGCGAAGATGGCGGTATAATGAAAAGAGCGTGTCGGGTTGTGAATAAATACCAGTCCGACTTCGATGTCAATATACATCGTGGAACGTTCTGGGGTAATTATGTAGGTAAAGATGCTGGCAGTCGAGAGGCTGCCATTCTTGCATTTAAACAGGATTTTTATAATAAACTCCGAAACGGAGAAATCACTAGAGCCCATCTAGAACCATTGCGTGGAATGAGATTAGGATGCACATGTAAGCCTAAGCCATGTCATGGTGATATAATAGCCGAAGTGGTGAATAAACTTTTTAAAGACACATTTTCATTAGAGGACTTATAATGCAAGTAGTAAAGTCCAGCGGTATTGCAACGCTGTTTGAACCAAATAAAATCATCCAAGTTCTGGATTGGGCTACAAAAAATACTAACATCGACCCATACGATTTGTACGAACGTGTGAAGCCATATCTACAAGATGGTATGAGCACTCGTGATATCCAAACCGCTATTATCAAAGTAGCAGCCAACGCAATCTCTGTTCAGGAGCCTGATTTCCAGTATGTTGCTTCTAATCTGGCTATGTTCGCGTTACGTAAGGACGTGTACGGTCAATTCGAACCACCGTCATTTATTGATCATATTTCTCGTGTTGTCAATGAAGGCCTTTATGATAAAGAAATCCTTCAGAAATGGTCAGCCGAAGAAATCGCATATCTTGAATCTCGTATCGACCACAACCGTGACTTCGAACTCACTTATGCCGGAACGATGCAGCTGAAAGAAAAATACCTGGTCAAAAACCGTTCGACTGGTAAAGTGTACGAAACACCTCAGTTTGCATTTATGCTTATTGGCATGTGTTTGCACCAGGACGAACCAAACGAGCGTATTAAGCACGTTCTTCGTTTCTATGATGCAGTGAGTCAGCGTCAAATTTCATTGCCAACTCCTATTATGGCAGGAGTTCGTACTCCTACTCGTCAGTTCTCAAGTTGTGTTGTTATTGAAGGTGGTGATTCACTGAATTCAATTAACAAAGCGGCTAACAGCATTATCAAATATATCAGCAAGCGTGCCGGTATCGGTATTAACGCAGGCATGATTCGTGCAGAAGGTTCTAAAATTGGCCATGGCGAAGTCAAACATACTGGTGTTATTCCTTTCTGGAAACACTTCCAAACCGCAGTTAAATCCTGCTCCCAAGGTGGAGTCCGTGGTGGCGCGGCGACATTGTACTATCCAATCTGGCACTTGGAAGTTGAAAACCTCCTCGTACTTAAGAACAACAAAGGCGTAGATGAAAACCGTATTCGCCATCTTGATTATGGTATTCAGATTAATGACCTGATGATTGAACGTCTGATTAAGAACGACTACATCACTCTGTTTAGTCCTGAAATTATGGCTGGTGCTCTGTATGAAAGTTATTTTAAAAATGCCGACGAGTTCCGTGAATTATACGAACAATTAGAAAAAGACCCTACCGTTCGTAAGAAACGTATTAAGGCTCTCGAGCTGTTCGAAACATTCTTCACTGAACGTTCTGGTACAGCACGAATTTATCCTTATTTCGTTGATAACGTTGGTGACCATGGTCCATTTATTCGTGACATTGCCACGGTAAAACAAAGTAACTTGTGTTGCGAAATCGCTCTACCTACTAAAGATGTTGGTGGTGATGACCCTGAGATCGCTCTGTGTACGCTAGCGGCATTTGTTCTGGATAGTTTTGATTATCAAGACCAGGACATGGTAAACGAACTCTCTGAAGTAATGGTACGTGCTCTTGATAACCTGCTTGATTATCAGGATTATCCAGTCGAAGAAGCACTGAAAGCTAAAAAGCGTCGTGCATTAGGTGTTGGTGTAACGAACTATGCCGGGTTCTTGGCCAATAACTTTGCCACATACGATGATGCTAACGATTTAACTCATGAATTGTTTGAAAGGTTACAATATGGACTTATCACAGCATCTGTTAAGCTCGCAAAAGAAAAAGGCCATTGCGAATATTATTCAGACACTCGTTGGTCTCGAGGCGAATTACCTATCGACTGGTACAATAAAAAGATTGACAACGTCGCAGCGCCGAACTATGTATGTGACTGGGAACAGTTGCGAGAAGACCTTAAATTACACGGTATCCGTAACTCCACTTTGTCAGCTCTCATGCCTTGTGAATCAAGCAGTCAAGTATCGAACTCTACGAATGGGATTGAGCCCCCACGTGGACCCGTAAGTGTTAAAGAATCTAAAGAAGGTTCATTCAACCAAGTAGTTCCGAAGGTTGAAGACAACCTTGAGCTGTATGATTATCTGTGGCAGATGACTAAACGTGGTATGCGTGGTTACCTGACTCAGGCTGCAATTATGCAGAAATTCGTATGTCAAAGCATTTCTACAAACTTCAGTTATGACCCTCAGAACTTCCCTAAAGGTAAGGTTGAGATGTCAGTCATGATGCGTGATATGCTTTACTTCTGGTCACTCGGTGGTAAGACTGCTTATTATCACAACACTCGTGATGGTTCTGGTACCGATGATTATGAAATCGAAGGTCCTAAAGCTGACGATTGCGCTGCTTGTAAATTGTAATATAATTGGCTCATGGATGAGCCTTTGAGATCGGAAGAGC